GAAATAAGCGGTTTTCAAGACCTCTGTGCAATTTAGCATAGAGGTCTTTTTTGATGTCTACAAGTTAATAACATACAAAAGTCTACGAGAAGTCTACGAAAATTTTTCTTGTAGACTTCAGATTTATGTAGACATTGTAGACTCTAGGTGTTATTATGCTATCGTACATATTACTTTTTATATTAAAAAGGAGGAGCAATATGGGCGAATTATTTATAAAAGCTAGAACACTTAAATCGGGTAAAACTGTATATGAATATGCGTTTGAAATAGCATCCATAGATGGCAAACGAAAACGAAAAACTAAATCAGGCTTTGCAACAAAAAAAGAGGCAAGAGAAGCTGGCAAGATTGCACAACAAGCATATGAACATATAGGACAAGTCGTAGAACCTTCTGATATGTCATATTCTGACTTTCTTGATTTATGGGTAGAGAAAGATTGTAAACTCACTTGTAAAAAGACAACAATTGAAGGATATCAGAAAAAAATCAGATTATATCTTAAACCGCAACTTGGAGCATATAGACTAAAAGCTATAACAAAAGATATATTACAAGATTTTATTACAGATATGTACAATAAAGGATTTTCAATTAACACACTTGGTTCGATTAAAGGGTTATTAACAAAATCATTTAACTTTGCACTTGACAGGCATTATATAATATTATCTCCTGCGACTAGATTGGTTATTCCCAAGATGCAGCCAGAAGTTAAAACACAGACTAAGAAGCATGTTTATATTCCACAAGATATTATTAAAAAAATATTTGAAAGATTCCCTGAAGGTACATCAGCATATATTCCATTAATGATTGGTTATCATACAGGATTAAGATTAGGTGAAATATATGCACTTTCTTGGAAAGATATTAATTTTGAAAATAAAACATTGTCTGTTAATAGACAAGTTCAATGGGATGAAGGAGAAAAAAGAACAAAGAAAGAAAAGAAGAGAACAAATGGAACATCAGAATCCAATGGTTTTTGGTATTTTTCTACACCGAAATATAACTCGTATAGAACAATAGAAATTGACGATATTTTATTAGAAACTTTACAAAAAGAATACAATAAACAGTTAAAAGCAAGAGATTACTATGATGAACATTATAATCATTATTACTGCGAAGATACAATTATGTATGCTAAAACAGATGATGTTGTGCCAGTAAATAAAATATCTAAAACACCATCAAAAAATGAGATTGATTTTGTATGCAGAAGAGAAAATGGTTCATATGTTAATCCTAGAACCACCCAAAATATTTCAAGTGTGATTCATAAACAATTAAATTTTCCCGAATATGATACACATAGCCTAAGACACACACATGGTACAATGCTAAGAGATAATGGTGCTGATTTTGTTTATATTAAGAACAGATTAGGACATAAAAACTTAGAAACAACAATACGAATATATACAGATCATTTGACTGATATAAGTAAAGCTCAAGGAGAAATAGCATTAAATAATATATACAAATAACTATTGACATTTTTTCATAAAATATAATATAATAATAATTGACATTTGTCATTTTATAGTTTTAGGAATTATGTTATTTTAATGAATGGTAATAACAATAACATATTTATTTAAAAATTTATTTGGCATTGTCAAAATAAAGCCTTGCATTTTTATGTAAGGCTTTATTTTTTTACTCTAAAACTGTCTTCATCTACTTCAATTGATTATTATATTTATTACATACAATATCTCTAATACTCAAATATTTTCTGGCTGCTTCCTCGCTTTCAAACAACCTACTTAAATGCACTCTGATTCCACCGCCTTCATCGAACTTAACAAGAGCCATATTACCAACCACATGAGCTACAGTAACCTTTCTGATTTTTCTATTGCTTTCTATAATATAAGCAGTAATACCTTCTTTCATTAAAACACCTCCAACAAACATTTGTTCTATTATATTAATTTTAATTATAATAGTCAATAGCGTAAAAAATAGGGACACTAGAAAATCTAATGTCCCTATAATTATATACTTATTCTCGCTTAATCAAAACAATTTATATCTTGGTTTTTCTTCTCCAAACCACCAATATCTTAAATAATCATCCAGGATAATTCCAATTAATGATAACACACACCAAATTAGTGTAAATGGCAAGCATATTTGACCTAAAATATTAAAAGGCATATGAGAATAATCCCAGATACCCATATGTAAACACACGTTTAATATTACACCTGTGACAAATTCATAAAAGGTTATTAAACAACCTCCAATTAGACATTGAATCCATATTGGTGTGTCCCAACTCAATATTTCATTAATGAGTCCGATTGATACAAAAGATATACCTCCTAATACACCCATTGTCCAATGTGAATACCCCCTGTATATCAATTCGATAGAAATATATAATCCTGCCCCGACACAAAATAGAAATAAATATTTACTGAGTAGCTTTAGTTGTTTCTGCATTTAACACCTCAATAATTTTCTGTGAATGTTCCATTATGTCATTAAGATTCTTGAGATATTCACCTGTAAGCTCCTGTCCGTAAACAATCGAATTAATCTCATCAACATTTTTAAGAGTATCTATATATGCCTTAATCTGATTAAGATATGTTGTATTCTGTGTAATATTCATTTCCTGCAAGATATAGATATTGTAAATATCAGCAGGAGAATAGAGTTTACATAAATTACCATCTGAGTGATAAGGCACATTCATTCCTGTTGTCTTAGCCATCTGAACGAGATTACTTATATTGTTCTGATCGGAATAATTGTATGAAAAATGTTCATTGTTATAGTTAATTCCTCTAAGAATAACATTTTCACATGATTCTGTTAATTCATATATCTTAGTGGCTTTTGCCTGTTTAAGTTTTTCTTCGTTAGCTTTTTCAAGCAATGTTTTCTTTTCGGTTTCACTTACATCAATGATTTTATTGTTCTCAACCTTATAATTATAGATTCCATTTTCATCAACATAAACTGTTTCATCTGTTGGGAATCTATAATTTTTACCTGTTCCCGACATAATCAAAACACCACTATAATCCGAATCTTCGCAAGTTAAACGTCCTATAACATAATTATCTGAATTTACAACAGCGTATGTGTAATATGTTATATTTTCATTTATATAATCTGTATAAGTATCTGTAGAATCATATATATACTTAAATTCTGGAAAATCATATAAACAAACTTCTTCATTTTCATATATATTAAATCCTGAAAGATTATCAAGTTTTGTATTAGAATATATTCTTACGATTTTTGGATATTCAACAAACTCATAACTGTTTATTTCAATCTGAGTATTGTTTTCATCGTTATATTTAATAAACATTTTAATTCCTCCTTTTATAAATATTTTATTTGTTAATTGAAAAATTATATATTTGTTATATTGCAAAGAAATGCAAAATTCAATGATATTGGTTGGATAAAAAATTTTTCATATTCAAACTTGATTACAAATAGTAATTTTAAACAAAATTCTGGTGTAAAAACCATTAATTCTCAAACAAATATGATTCGAATTTTGTTTTGGTATGATGGTACAAGTGATCCACAGCTAGGATATTTAAACTTCTATCGAAATTTACCATGTAAAAGCATTCAAACATTACATTATTATAATGGAACATATGATGCAAAAGTTACAGTTGAAGTAGATTGGAAAAATAATACATACAATATATACTCTGTAACTCTTCCAAATTCGTATTGGCATGTTGGTATACAAGAGTGGAATTAATGAAATTTAATAAACAATCTTCATAAAAATATTTTTTATATTACATAATAATATTAATTTTACTTATAAGCAACAACTCTAAAAATCTTGTGATAATTGCCACTTTCAACAGAACCACCTTGGTTTACTTGATATGATGAAGAAAAATATAAATGTAATTTATCTGCACTTATACTATAATATGTAAACTTATCGTACCACGTACCATTCACATAAGCATGTGAATACATTTTAAATTTTCCTGCACCTGAACCAAGTCGAATACTGCCATCATCACCATCATTATCAACATAAAAAATTTCTATAACTGAAAAATCACTTACTTTTTGATTTAGTGTTATATGTGCATTATAATCACTATTGCCATTATTAAATAATACAACACCATTAACACTATTGAATTTTGCATTTAATGTGGTATATGCATCATAAAGAGCCTTACTTGATGCTGCTACACCTGAACTTGCAGCACCACTAGAAGAAGTATAACTGTCTGACAATTTAACATGCCCCCAATTGTTAGCTGTACCACATCCGTAGGTAGAACTTGAAGTTGACGCATGAGATTTAGCAGCATATTTGTTTGACAATAATGTTTTGTTTTCATAAATACTTTTTGCATGTACTTCATAAAACTGTTTAGATGAATCTCCAATTCTACCATAATTATCAGCATTTGTTCTAATTCCATAGTCATCACTATTACCAAATGTGATTATACCATTAACTGTATCTTCTTTAGTAACTACTGAAAGTCGTCTTTTTATATAATCATCACTTATAGGTCTGATTATTGGCTCGTTTGTTAAACCATTGGTAAAACCAGCAATATAATCTAAACCTCCAAAGTCATCATTATCTCCAGAACCATAAATATTAGTACCAATTTCAATACTACGAGCACTTTCATCAGTGTCTATGTCTATGATATTATCTGCAAAATTTGCATTGTTTGCACTTTTTACACTCTTATCTTTATCGGCTGTATTATTTACATTACCAAGCCCAATGTTTGCAGGGGTTATATTAACATTGCCTGTCCTATACGTAGATTCTGCATTTCCCTTAATACCTGAAACACCTGAAATAACAGGAGAGGAATAATCAACTCCATTATAATATATTTTTCCCATATGTTAATTCCTTTCTGTTTATTTTATATTTTACTTATTTACTAATTTACCAGATAAATTGTTCCGTTTTTCTTCTCTAATTCACTTAAAGCCGCATATTGTGTTGCTGTTAATTGTTTAATAGGTAAATCTGCAATTACTAACTTCCTAAATTTCGCTGAACCTGCTGAACCATTTGGAGCTGAAAGCACTGTGTTTGCCGTTCTTGAAGTCCCATTATCATAAAATTTCGCATTAATAGCGGCTTGTGTCATAGTTCCATCAGTAGCAGTACCTACTGTCGTATATAACTTAGTCAATCCTGCGGTAGTTGCAGTACCGATAGCGTATGTTGTATCTGTAAACTTAGCATTTGCAGGAACATCGCTATTTACCGAATGACCATTGACAAGTCCTGCGTTATTTGAATAATTAGCACACCCACCAAAAACAGCTTGTCTACAGTTTTCAGGCAAAGCAGAAACATTATTCATATTAACTGTAACTCCTATATCAGCCCCTATGCCAGAAATTTTGTGAAGACAATAAGAACCCCATAATTCATTGTATGTGCCATAGACTTCCCACGTACTTGTACCTGTTTTCTTCATATAAAAATCTCTATCTTGATTAGTTTGGAATACCTCAAGAATTGGATCGTTGCTACTTGTACTCGCAAATCGAATCGTTATTAAAGAAAAAAGTTTTCCTCGACCACTTAATTCAAAGACAATAGGTCTATTAATATAACTTGAAGTTATTTTTATTGTTGCAATTTTAAAATATTGATATTTTCCACCGCCACCACACATTGCTATGCCACCAGCAGTATTTTTATCTAATTTACCATTCAATACGGTATCAAGTCCTGTTATATCTGAAGTTGCATGAGAATGTTTTTTCTCAGCAAATATATTTTTCAAGTTTGTCAAGAAGGTTTTAAGTCTTCTCAAACTTATTCCATTTGTTTCATTTGTTGCCATTTAAACCTCCTTTAAAATAAATAAAGAGTAAAGGACTCGAACCTCTACTCTCAAAAAATACAAATATTTAATTTTTATTAAGCAAAAAGAGCATTAATCTCTTCATCAGTGGCTTCTACGTAACTTGTACCCTCAATTGAGTCAACTCTCTTAGCAAGTTCATTAACGGAAGTCTGAGCATCCGTACCTGCCTTCTTAGCATCAGCAATAGCAGTAGCAGTAGCACCGCCTTCTGCAAGAGAAGCCTTATTTGCAGCAACATCCTCTTTAAGAGTAGCAATATCAGCTTCCTGAAGTGCTGTATCAGCTTTCTTACCCTGTTCAGCAGTTGCATAATTCTTAGCAAGACCATCTGCATACTTTTTAGCCTCACTAATTGCCTCATTCTTTGCCGTTGCAATAGCAGTAGTAAAATCTACTGAACCAACTTTTTTATCAATATAAGCAACGATTGTAGCAGAATCCTCACCCTCTGGAAGTGTACCTACTAATTTTGCAAGATTGGCAATATCAGTCTTATTTGTCTGAATAGAAGAATTCATTGCAGAGGCATCTTCTGTATGAGTTGAAATCCAGTCAGAAATCTCCTTGAGAGTATCATAAGCTGCTGGAGCATTGGCTACGATAGAAGCTACAGCATCAGCAACTTTCTTATCTACAGAACCGTCACCTGTACCATTAAGTACACCAATGGCATCAGTATTAGCCTTGATAGACTTCTTGATTTCTGTATCATTATATTCTGATGCTGTAATCTGACCTTCAAGTTCTGTTTTAAGAGCTTTAATCTGAGCCTTTACAGAACCTTCAACTGTATCCTCTCCATCAAGTTTATCAGCTATTGCTTTAACTGCGTCTATAGCCTTTGTTACAGTTGTAAGGTCTGTTTCTGGAATTTCAATAGAATAAGCAGGTAATGTGCCTTCTTCAATTGGTTCTTCAACCTTATAAAATTTTAATGTTCGTCCTTCAATTTTAACTGACTTGAGAGACTTAGCATCAGCATCATTAACATATTTCTTTACAAGTCCATCATAAAGTCCTAACTGTTTAAGTGTAATGATTTTTACTTCTGTTGTTGCCATAAAAATTTCCTCCTAAAATAATATTTTAATAATATAAAAAAGCGACACTCTATAAAGAGTATCGCTTAATTACTTAAATAACTTTTCAATCTCAGTATCATCTACAACAAGAGTAGATATTTTCTCATCTATCTTTGTATCTATAATATTTCCGAGATTTTCATTTAAATATTCTGTTGTAATTTGTTTAACATATTCTGAAACTTCTGCTTTAGTTATATAATCTAATGCAGTAATTTTAGCATCAAAATCATTTTCTGTAATATAGTGGTTATCTTCAAGATATTGCTGCGTAAGTAATTCAGATTTAGTTACTTCACCGTTTATCAGACTGTAAATAATTACTTCTTTTGCAGATATATCTTTTACATGTAATTCTGTTTCAGATTTTTCAACTAAGAATAAATGATTAATCGAAGATGAAAAGATTGTAGGATATTCATCAAACAATTTATATTCACCTGAAACGGAATATAAACCATTTTCAAGACTACCTATAATCAACGGATTTGCAAGAGTTCCTGTCTTATTAACAATAGGTCTATGAGCAAGAGCATTATAATCAATAGAAGTTCCTGAATCAGATAATGGAGTAATAGTATATTCTTCATCAACTCTATTGACAATATAACCATGATATACTCCTAAATCATTGTCAGCAATCGCAACAATCTGACCTTCATATGTATCTGAATTTTTATTCAATAATTCTTTTGCTGATTCGACACTATCAAAACGATAAATTCTTGACTTGATATTAAGAAGAGATAAATCGTCTTTAATAAGATACTGTTCATGTGTATCTTTGGTGAAAATCACATCATATTCATCTATATCACCAATTCTTAATCGTTCAGATATTTCATTATAGTTTAAATAGGCATATTTAACTCTATTATTAGATTCTGCCATGATAGCCTCCTTCCTTTAAATATTTTTATAATATAATTGGAATAAGACCATCTTTTGTTTCTTCGGCAATAGCATCCCCCAAATCATTAATAGCAATCTTGTCGCCAACTTGTTTATCATGTGCAGTAAGATAAATTTCTGAAGTGTCCTTGTCCAATTTAATATTATCAGCTTTTGACTCATCATAAGTAGTAGCCATCTTGTCAATCACTTCAAGTTTTACATTAAGTTCATTAACTTTTTGGTCAATTACACTCAATGATTTATCAGAAACAAATTTATAATAGTCTGAAAGTGGAGCAATAGTAATTGTTGTCTCCCCTGTATTAAGTGAATACTCTTTCATTTCTTCCATATCTACTTTATTAAGGGTAAGACATATTTTTATATCTCCTGCAAATCTTGTGAGATTTGTATCAATAGGAAGTGTGTATTTGAAATAGTTCTCTTTATATAATTCTTCATCCTTAACCAGAATTTCAGAATGTACTTCATTCCCCTGATCAACATATTTCAATACTGTCGTAAAATCCGACAGGTCAACATCTTCATATGTTTGAGGTATTAAAATCTGAAGTTTATCAACTAATTTATCACGCTGATAAAGAGTTGTTCTTGTCGTACAAACAAGACTTTTATCAGAATTCATTAAAATTGTATACATATTTCACATCCTTTCATTAGTCTACTAAATATATAGTTCCATTTTTTTTCTCAGCTTCCGATAGATTATTATAATCAGCACTACTCATATGTTTTATTGGATAATTAGAATTTGTATCTTTCTCAGGAATACCAAGATTAACAATATCGTCTTTTGTTACTAATTCAACAGTGCTTACATGTCCAGTTGAGTCAATCGAGACTTTATAAAATCCAACTGTTTTTGAAGTGTAAGTAGGATGAATATATTTATTTGCACCTTCAGAGATTCCTGCGAGCTTATTCTTTTCAAGAGTCGTATAATCATTGCTTGATAATACTTTTCCACTAACTTTATCAACTTTATCAGAAACAGTATTCCATTTTTTACGTTCATCTTTGTTTATATGTATCGTGTTATCATTAGTATGGGAAGATAAGTCACTGTCGTTAGCTTTTGTTCCAATTGCTTTATTTAATGCCTCTTCAACAGATTTGCTTGCTGTTATTGCATCTGCAACCTCTTTTAATGTATCTAATGTCTCAGGAGCACCATTGATAAGATTAGCAATCTTTGTATCTGTGTAAGTTTTTGTTTCTGATTTTGCAGAAGAAATACTTGTTTCAATCTCTGCAAATTTATTGCTTACAACCTTGTTTTGAATAGGATTTTTAGAGGTAGAAGAGAGAGAAGAGTCAATAGATAATGTATAATCATCGTCTGTAACATAGTAAATTGTTCCATTCTTTTTCTCTGCATCAGACAAAGTTTCATAGTCCTGTTTGCTAATTTCTCTACTAAGTACACCAGAGAGTGCTTTCCATTTATTATTTTCAGTCCAATAAACATTTGTTCCCTTTGGATAAGAAAATCCAGCACCTTCAACGAATCTATTATCTGTAACAAATGCTTCGTTAATAGAATATAAATAACCTGCAACTAAACCAGAGGTGGGAAGTTGAGAAAATGATATTACACCCTTTGGAAGTAAAGAACCTTTCCATTCGTTAGAATACTCTCTTGATTTTTCAGAATAATATTTTGAATTGTCTGTAGAATCATTTTCTCTAAATGAATTATTTGTACCTACGGCATATGATTTAGATTCTAAAGCACTGTTTGCAGCATTTTTCTCTGAAGTAGCAGAAGCGGTTTCAGAAGCTTTTGCATTTGTTTCACTTGTTTTTGCATTGTTTGCATTTGTCTGAACTTCCTGTGCTTTTTGATTAATTGTGTTTAATGCACCATCTGCTCGAAAAATGAAATCATTTGCTTTATCAATTGCGGCATTTGTTTTACTTGTTGCTTCATTTGCTTTTTTAATAGCGTCAGCAGTATCTGTCTGTCTTTTATTTTCAGCAGAAACTCGATTTGTCTCATTTTCTTTACGAATATTTTCGTTTTCAATACGCTGATTTTCATTATCAGTCAATGTTTTATCAAGAACTTCAACCTTTTTATTATTATAATCAATCTGTGCAAGGGCATTAGTAAGAGCATTGAATTCATAAGATGACTCAATCTGTGAGTGTTCTAATGCAGTAGGAGTGATATTAACAGTAAAATTCATTGTTGATAAAACAGGAGCATTAATTTTTGATATATCATCAATATCTATTGGCTTTTCTCCAGAAGTAAAAACTTTTTCTATAAGAAATACATCAGCTATTGCCTTTCCTGGTGCGGCAAGAGTTTGTTCTGTTAATTCAACAAGAATTTTTCCCTCATTATTAATTTCACACAAATTAAAAACACCTAAAGAATCAGGCTTCCTTAGACGCACAAAAGCAGATATTGCATTTTTGTCTGGTGAGAATAATAATCCTCGATCAGAGCATGTTATTTCCACAATACGAGCAGAATCATATTGTTTTGCGTTAATACATACCATATTTTTATTATAAAAATCAAGCGTAATTTTTGCTATAGTTTGTAAACTCATTTAATTAAATACACCTCCTTATTTTATTTTCCACCAACATCAGTATCTTCAAGTGCATCAGAATAATAAATTTTTTTTGAACACAGAGTTGAAGTTTCGACATGATAACCGACATTAGCACCAGAAAATCTTGAGCGAATAGGAACACTAAGAACAACTGCATCTCCAACAATTATTTCAAAAGCCTTTGAAGTAGCTCTTAAATGTGCATACACATCAAGATCGTCCATAAATTCATCTCGACCCAGCCAACACAAATCAAACCCATCATTACCGACATAAAATCCAAGTTTGTCTTCAGATAAACTTGTTCTGCCATTAGTTCTGATACTACCATTAACTATACTTCCTGTAATGTTTGCATTTGCTGCATACATAAAACCATTAGACCTTACAAAAAATTGAGGCTCATTATTTTTATTAATTTCAATTACTGTATTGTTATCTGACCAAATTTTATTTAAAGAGACTGAATAAATATTTGAATTATGATTATCTTCAAAAACACTAGAAATACCTTTATCATTAATTAACCAACCACCAATATCACCACCAATTGCAGATATGTTTCCTTTTACAGATAACTCGTTGTTTAAATATGATAATTTTCCGCCTGCAAAAACAAAATCACCATTATTCAAATCAATATGAGTTCCTGAAGTTACAACTCCGTTCTCATCCGTTGCATAATTTAGTGAATAAATGTCACCAGAAATAACTTTACCAGATAGCAGAAGTTTCGTATTAACACAATACTCTTCATATGTAATACCATTAAGAGTATACTTTTGCTTACCAATTGCTGTTTCAGCAGTTTTCCAGTTGTCAGAAGTATAAATTATTTCATTATTACTTAAACGGCATTGTTCAGGACTATAATCATTATTTTCATCATTCCATGAACGTGCGAGAAGTCCGTGTTCATCAAAAACAATCGTGGAATTTGAATTCTTTATGTTATATAATGCTGAATCAAGACCTTCATTTAACATTTTATCAAAATTTTTATCGGCATTAACACCTTGAGAAGCTTGTTTCTTTACAGAAGAATAACTTGTACTCATAGACTGAGCCTTAGATAATATATCTTTTACCGTATTAACAGTTGGAGAACCTATTCGATAAGCGTCAGAAAAAGTTACATTAAATTTTGTTATATCTGAATAATTAATTGTTGCATCAGATAAACGAATGTCATATAATTTTTTATCAATTTTAACCTTAATAAAATTACCCAATGCAAAATCATTAAAGAAATCTTCAAAGACACGATTACCAAATTCATCAGTAACCATAAGAAAATTTAAAATAGAGCCTGAAATCGTATATTGTTTCTCACCAGATTTGATAAGTTCTTTTTTTGCAACAGTAATTAATTCATTTGCCTTTTCAATCAATTCTTCGTTAGAAAGTCCATCTGATACATAATTATCATTACTATAATCATCTTCCCTGATATAAGACACATATATTTTATACAAGTCTTCACCGACAAATTTTTTGAAATCAAGAGAAGAATGTGTAGCATTTATTAAAGACTCTAAACTTTCCTTTAAAGCTGTGATTATATCTAACTGTTCTCCTCTGAATTTTACTTCATCCTGTAATGCAAGAAGTTTGTTATAATAAGGAAGATATATTGTTTTGTAAAGTGGAGAAGAAGTAGTGGCAGTTTTTTGTTCTATAAGAATGTCAATGGCTGATTGATAGGCGGATTCATAAGAATTTAATCGCTGTAATGAATATTTGTGAATTTCTTCTTTAAAATCATCAAGTTTATCTATCTTAAAAATATCTTGCAATCCTTGGTCGTTGAGTTTAGCCATAGCCTTTTCAATTTTTTGATTTGTAAAAGCAATATAATCATCATTTAATTCGATAGTAACGTATTCTTTAGATTCAGCTTTGTCATCCTCGACAGAATAGCTTTTTACACTAAATTTACCTGTCCATATTTGTGATTTAAGTGTTGAACCCTCAAGAATTTCAACTTTATACATAGATGTATCAATTAATGCCTTTGCCATTGCAAGAACAGCATTATTAGCTGTATAAACAGATATTTTACTTACATCTGTAACTGCTACAGGAGAAAGATTAGAAGTGGTAAGTAAAGCAAGTTGACTTTCAGCAGTTTTTTCAGACTGTTTAAAAGTTGGCATCATTGAATTATTTAAATATGAATATACATCAATTGTATCATAATATACAGAAGATATATTCCCCCAACCAGTATATTCTGCTAAAACAGAAGTGTATTTTGTATCGGAATAATATTTCTTTATGTATGATATAACTTCATTATATTGATCTACAGTTGCTGTATCTAAATTGAATTTTTTTGTATACAAATATTCATCTGTTAATGTATTATATTCGCTTATCTTATTTTGTAATTCCTGTGGCATGTCTTTCAATGTATCTTCATTAAAATAATATATACGATTTGTTCCATTCGGATTAACATTTATGATTGTTGCATTTATTAAATCATCGCCACCAATAATTCTAAAACAATTTTTAATAGAATCGGTATTTGAAGTTAATGTTATATCAGTTCCTAAATTTGTCTTATCTATAAGAATAGGAGTATTATTACCAAAACGTTCGTGAATATTTTTTGATTCACATTCAGGACAAATTTTGAAAACATCTTCACTTCTATAACCGCAATCTAAACAAGTACATTCCAAATCATATACATAAATACTACGTGTTGTTGTATCAAACATAAAAATGCAACCAATTTCTTGAGCAAGCGTACTTGTAAGAAAATCATAAACACTTGTACCGTCAATGCTAAAAGAACGCTGAATATTCATTAAGGTAGAATCAACATGAGCAATAGAATAGTGAGGAGCAATTTCGAGAATACGATTTAAAAGAGAAGAGCCAGGTTTATCAGGATTGTAAAAAACTGTGGCTTCTGTATATTCTTCACGAGCAATGTCATCTTCAGTATTAATTTCAATATTATGTAATATAAGCTGAGATAGTTCTGCTTCACATAAGGATTTTGCTGTTATAGTTTTCTTTGTATTAATCTCAGATTCGTCTGTATTAACTGTGATTTCAAACCATTCATCATAATCTTTAACATATACTGTTTTGAAATCAACAATACGATTCCAAAGTGGCTCATATATTTCATTCATTTTCTTATATACAGCGAAACTTAACTCGTCTGCTGCATTAAATTGGGGATGATATGTAATTGAACTGCCAGGAATATTATTAATTTCCCCAATTTTGTTTAAACTACGTGTACCTAAGATAATTTCAGGTTGTCGTATATTTGTGTTTGTAATTTTCATCCTTAATAAATCATTTAAAACATAATTATTTATCATATACCAACCTTCTTTCTTGAACTAAATTTAATAATCATATTTACATCAAGAGAAGATGTATAATCATTCTGTCTGTTTTCATATGTATTAATTATCTTTAAATAGTTATAATTGAAATCATCTGTAATATTATGAGATTCATTATTACTGCGAATGATTTTATGCTTATTATCAATGATAATCGTCTCATTTTCAGAACAATTTAAGATTTCAAGAATTTCATCATCAAGTGAATTTGAGATAGTAAGATTCCCTGATGCATTACAAGTGATTTCAATATAAGGATATATTTCGCCTATTTCATCTGAATCATCATATATATTGAAAGATTTTCCAGAAAAGTAATATACAATCTCATCAGAAAATGCATATGGAGCATTAGAAGTAAAAGTACAATCTATACCATAGATTTTATTACAAATTTTAATTGCTTGTATATTGAAGCTTCCAAAATATCTTATATTTTCATAATTATTTTCATTTATTTTAAAAACCTTATTTGTATTTCTACGATTTAACCAGCGATTAATTTCACCATATTCTTCAGGAGTGATAATAGCAGGAGTGCAGTTGTCTATTTTGCACAACTGAAAATTACAACTGTATGCTTCTGAATATGTTGCCCCAAAATTTTCAAATTCATCCTGACCTGCAGCTTGAATTGAATTAAATGTAAGATTTGAACCTGTTGAGACAGTTTCAGAACCCCCAGAAGAAGAATCAAAAGTAACAACAGTCAAGCCAAAATCACTTGCCAATTTGTCATCGTATTGAAAATCAGTAAACATAATATCCCTCCTTGTTATTTTTTATAATAAAATTATTTATCAGTACATAATGACTTTACTATTGAATCTAACTCAATAAGTTTTTTGTTGTATTCTTTCTCTATTTTAGTTATACTAACTATTTTCTCATTTTCTTCCGTCAAGATAGAGTGGAGTCTATTATTTAATTCTCTATATGTTTTCTCAGCGATTAAAGCTTTTTCTATAATATTTTTTGCATCGTTTGTTGTAGAATTAACACCTTCTTCAAAGAGCGAAGTATGAATTTCAAGCTCAGTGTTTCTTTCTTTGAGTTGCTGATTTTCCTTTTCAAGTAATTTACAATGTTTCTCAAGATACTCTATTTTTTTATCAGCTTTTGATTTTATTAATTTGTTTGACATATGTTCCTCCATTTAAGTAAGTTAAGTGAAAAAATAATATAAACACTTGATTCGGTGCTGCATTTGTGATAATATACAATTATCAACATGTAATATGTTATTTAAACCATAGCACAAGGTGCATTGAAATAACTTTTTATATTTGAAAAGTTTTTCATTATAGTATTACATGTTGATTTATAGAATTAACAAAAAGCACATCAGGATATTCTGATGTGCTTTTATGTGTTTTGTATTTAGTTGTAATAAAAGAGCAGTCTGCTCTCTAAAATAATATATTTTACATATTTATATAATTAAAAGTCGTTCCTCTATATTCTTTTATGATTTTTTAATCTTCTTAGAATTTTGTATATTTTTAACAAAACGTAAGTTCAATCTATTATTTTCCAATGTATAATGTTATAATATAATTATAATTTTATATACAAAGGGGACTAGATATGAAAGTAATATTAGATGAAAAATATCAAAAGATTCAAGAAGAAATATTTAACAATCATAAAGTTAGTGGCTTTGATTTCGGCACAAAAGCCACTAATGAGTTATTAGAAGAAGTTTCTAAAATGATAGCGGAAGCTCTTCAGATGCTTGAAAAAGAAAATAAATAACATTATTTTCCTTGATTGCGTTTTTCAAGATATTCACCATATCGCAACATTACATATTCATATAATAAATCAAGTAGTTTATCATTTATACTCGGATTTATTATATGAATATCTTTTTTTATGTCATTCAAATTTTTCATTGTTAATCCTCCAATCAATATCACGGGCATACCAACATAAAGCCAGTACGCCCATAAACCTTATCTAAAGGTCAATTTACTAAGTGAATTTCCTCCCAAAGTTTGTCCAAGAGTCATATTCTGAACCATCTTTTCAAACTTAGGATCTTGTTGTGCTTGTTTCATAAAATCTTCATAATTGTGAACATTTGGGAACGATAATGACACATCACCATATGATACATCAACCTTATTAGCCAAGTTATTTGATATATTAGGAATATCAGGCAACTTAGCACCTAAGTTATCCATATACATATTCGGTGTAGTGATACCCTTAGAAAGATTCCAAAGTTTTTCAACTTGCTCTGCATTAAATACCATGTCGCCAGCGTCCAACTTACGAAGAGTACCATACTTCTTAGAGAAGATAACTTCTGAACCAAGACCATCTTCATCGGTACGGTGTACACCTGCTGTTGCTGATTTAGTTCCGTTACGATATCTGTGCGATTTCATCCAATCGAGCATCCAAACATTTTGATCATAAGTGGCGTAATATTCCCCATCGCCGCCCATTTGGTCATAATATTGACTACGGGCTGCGAAATCACTAGCAAAATCGTGCCATTTAAGTCTCCTTTATACCCTCGGTTTCCCGATATTTAATAGGGGAGTGGACTATACAATAATTTTAATAAAATGTTGAATTTAAGATTTATTTGACATAATTTACATAAATTGATATTCTATAAGAGGTACTATCCAAGATAGTAAGGACAGTTAGCCTTCTCCATGGAGTATAAGCCGTGTTTACATAGAAACTCTAACTAAAGAGAATCTAGGAGAGGAGGACTTGCTTTTATGAATATCTCATTACAAGATATATATTATATATTTTCAGGTGTCGCTATTTTATGTGGAGCTTCATATAAAATAGAATATGATATAGGTAGAAATAAAAGAAAGTAGCTGTCCTCAGCCTAGGAAACTGAACAGTTACTTTCTTTTTGAGTAATTAATAATTTCAGGCTACTGTCTGCACTACAGATAGTACCTTTCTTTTTTATAAATATAAGATGTGTAATATCTTTCTACACATTGATATTATATAATACATATTTTTTATTTTCAACATTTTTTTTGTAAAAATTCACATATTATAGTCTCTGAGCGTCCTCCATATCTTTCGACTTAGGGGTTTCGTTGCGTCTGAGTGACTTGCACACTCGGTTGTCCCTGACCTATTTACTTTTTATGGTTTCTATCTTATTTGTACGATTACAAATAAAACTGTTGTGTTTTTAACACATACCGCATTCACATTTACCGTTTCCAGTTCCGTTGTAGCGAAATAGGGTTATGGGGAGTTTCCCGCAATTTAATGTGTTTAATGTGGACTAGATTATTGTCAAATCCACAATTGACGTGTCAATGTTCAAGCTGTCTTTATCAAAATCATCTGGTGAATATATCCAATCGACACCACCAGATGAACCACCGCCATCATAATCATTAGAACCAGAATCCCAATTATTTTCCCAATTATCATCATAATTGTTTCCACCATTATCATAATTATTATTGTTATTAGAGTTCTGTTCCTGCTGTTGTCTGGCAATCTCTTCAGCCATTCTTTGTGCTTCATCATTGCTGTTCTTTAACAAGCCCTGAACAGCAGCGTTAATATCATTACAAACATCTTTGATTTTGTTGTTACTATCAACAAAACTTGTGCTGAAATCACCTAAAACCTTAGTTATATTATTAGTGTTTGTACTCCATATAGAAGCCATTGATTCACTGAGTTTATAACCATAATTTTCGGCAGTAGAAGTAATAGTTTGTGAAATATCAGAAGCATTTTGGTTTGACTGTTCAATGATATCCTGAATTAGATTATCTAGGTCGTCAAGACGCCGATCGATCCATTCTTGTGTATCACTTTGAAGCTGATCTAAAATTTTCTCGGTGTCGCTGATTAACTTTTCATATTCAGTATCTTTCAAATCATCTTTAGCACTGTTAATCTGGTCTTTAAGCTGCTGAATATTCTTTTTACCTTCCTCAGAATTGTCACCCTGATAAGCAGAATATTGCTTTTCCAAAGCGTTAAGTGCTTCAGTTTTCTCACGAATGGATTTCTCATAATCGTAAGCATCCTTCATGGTATCCATGAGTTCTTTATATTTATCAATAGCATCTCCAAGCTTATCAATAAAATCAGTATAAGCATCATTAGTCAAATCTTTAATAGCGTCTTTTTCACTCATTGCAGATTTAATTGCTTCCTGCTCTTTATTAATAAGGTCTTGTTTTCTATCAAGTAATTCCTTGTCATAAGGGTCATTTGCCAAATCTTCATTGATTTTAGAAATCTCATCCTTATAAGCCTTTGCCTGATTAAGATACAATTGATATTTCTGTGCAAGTAATGCCTGTGCAGCCTGACCTTCTTTTGTCATATTACCGTCATCGTCAGTTATACCAACGTCTTTAAGCAACTCAACAAGGAAATCCGTTTCATTGATAAGGTCTTCAACATCATCACGAGTCCTGTCAAAAGCATCCCAATTAATCTGACGAATAGCATTATCGTATTCGATAAGTGCTTTTTCTGCATCAAGAATAGAAGAAGTACAATCATCTATTGATGACTGCATATCATACCAGTCTTCGCTGTATTCTTCGATTTTACCAGAATCAATAGCTGAATTAAGTGCATTTACAAGAGCTGTTCTTTCTTCCTTGAGTTTATTAAGATTCTTCTGTTCCTGTTCAATAAATGAATTATTAAGCAGAGTAGAAGCAAACCAGCCTTTTGTATCTATAATGTCAGCTTCTTTTTGAAGTAAATCATTAGTCTTTGTAATCTGGTTTATCTGTTCTTCATACTGTGATTTAAGATTATCAAACCTACTTTTAGCAAGTCCTTTTAACTCAATACCAAGTTCCTGAACAGCAGTCTTGGCATCTTGTGCTTTATCATAGAAATCCTGACAATCAGATATAGCATTCTTCAAGTCTTCATCATAAATAACATCAATGCTTATTGAACCATTCGCAATCTGATTCTTATAATAATCATCAAGACCATAACCGTTAAATGCGTTCATGTAATATTCATAAGCCTGTGACTGTGCATTTATTTCATCTGCAAGCGTACTCATAGAATCTGACAATGCGTTATTACGATTGAGCCATGTAGTTGTTGTATCTGATATGACATTCTTTAGACGTGAATATTGTGTAGATATTCTTTTTATTAAGCGTTCAATCCAGTTGAGTTTTTCTTTAGTATCTTTTGATGAAGAAGATGATGAGGAAGAGTCATCTTTCCCAAGAACATTCCAATCCAAATCAATATTTGCTTTAGCAAAAGAACCGGCTGCATCATTAAGTGACTGTATAATCTGGTTATATTTATCATATATAGCCATCTGTTTAACTCTTGCTTCTTCCATTTCAGGAGTAACAAGGTCGGAATCATCCTGAACATCAAACTCAGGATTAGTTACAAGAGTGTAAAGACCTGTAACAGAATCTTTTTGTGCTGTATAATAACCTGTCCAAATAGAAGCGAGTTCAGCCATTAACTGTTTATCAACGTCAAGCTTTGCTTTTGCGAGATTATTCCAGCTCTTAATGTCAAAACGGTAATCTTCTGCAAGGGTATTAAACAGTGTTTCGTTGTTATTCTTAACATTTGTAAAGAAATCTGCATCAGTTTCATTTTTCTTTACAAGAGAGTTAATATACTGCTGTGTATCTTCAGCGTAAACATTTTCAAGCTTTGAAAATAATTCCTGTTCCGTGATAAGACCAGACATATAATCTGCAAGATATTGTTTAGCTTCCGGGAACTGCTTGATAATTTTCTGCATTGAATCAACGCCGATATTACCTGTCTTGGCAATTTCGGATTGAAGTGACTGCATAAGATCCGCTTCTGATTTAAGGTCAGCGAGAGTGGCAGTTTTAGATTTGTCATCCGTTTCTGTAAGAAGAGAGGATGGATCGTCAAAAGCGACAGAAGCTTCAATAGGATTCTTATCGGCTTCTTCTTGAGCTTTCTTAATTACTTCTTTAATACTATCAACAGTCGTATTTTCGTCAAATTTTACATCTTTAAGAATATTTAAATCGTCATCAGATAAAGTTAAAAGATAATCTTTAATTTCATTCATATTATTTGATGAGGATTTTTTATTGTTCTTCAGTATCTGTACAGCACCAAAATTACCAACAAAGTGCATGAGACGACCAACAACATCTGCCCAATTACCATTGTTGTCATAGTTTTGACTATCGTCAATACCAGCAAAAATCCCCTTTACAAAAGTATCTCCAATTTGACGACCTTCGGCATCAATAGCAGTTAATTCATCTTCTGTAACTTTTCCATCATCAGCATATGCTTCTGCAAGAATAGAGTTAATATATTCTTCAACAGTATCTTTTGATAAGAAAGTTCCATCTGGAAGAATAGGAGTAAAAGCAATTTCCCAGCCATTACCATCTAAATCTTCTCCAAAACGTTCTGATCCACCAAATACTGTATCAATAGAACCTATTTCTGGATCATAATCCCAACTTGCTAAAGCATCAGCGTAAGTTTGTTTAAGCTCATCAGACCAGTGAATAATAGTTCGTTTATCCATATCCACATTACCAAATTTGGATTGGATACTTCCATCTTTTATCTTATCTGCATAATCATCAAGTCCCCAATCGGAAATTTTCTGGTATTCTTCTTTTAAACCGTCAGTTATACTATTGTCTATACCTTTTGATATTGCAGAAAATAAATCTTTTCTTTTACTATCTTCGGATAAACCATTCCAGTCATTATTTAATCTTGCTAATGCATCAGATAAACCTTGTGAAGCTTTCATAACTTTCTGATAAGATTCGGAGGTACTATCTAATCCCTGAACTTGTTGTTTTGCTTCTTCCTGAATATCTAATGCAGTTGTTTTTGCATTATCTCTATCTTTCTCAAGTTCAGATTTTTTCTTTTCATACTCTTTTGTGTCTTTATCGGTATGATTAGAAGACTGATTATATTTTTCTTCTAAGTTATTGAGTTCTTTCTGTTTAGCCACCATAGTATTGTAGGCGGCTTCCATTTCTTCAAGTTTTGTAACTTTTTTAGCTTTTGTATATGATACATCAACAAATTGACCATTTTTCATTTGTTTCTGAGTATACGATTCGGTTGCATAATCTGAATCAAATTTTTTATTAAAATACTCATTAGCAGTATCTTCTAACTCTTTCTGCTTCAAATCATGGCGAGCTTTTTCAATATTATACATATTTTCCAGCTCAGTTTTCTGATTTTTAAGATTTTCTAATTCTTGTTCGTCTGTAAAGCTTAAAGAATCTTGCTTGTTTATTTCAGCTATCTTTTGATTGATTTCATCAAGTTGTTTCTTCGTAGAATCCATAGAAGATTGACTTTCATCAACCTCTTGGCGTAAATCTGAAGCTTTATCCTTTAATTCATCAAATGAAGTTGTACAAGCATCAATTATTTTAACGGCAGCAAATATAGCGGCTGCACCAATGGCAACTGTTAATAATAATTCGTTAGCAGCCACAAAAGCTTTAATTTTTGCCCCTAATCCTTTAAAAGCATTGCCTAAAGCAACTGTAGCAGTAGTAGAAGTAATTTGAGCTGCTGTCATAGCATTAGTAGCAGTTGCGTTGGCAAGTTCAGCCGTAGTGGTTTCAAGAATATTACCTGTAAGACCTTTTTGACTCAATATTGCCCTAATCTGCATTTCGTTAAGAGTTGACTCAGCAATTGATGCTTTGACAGCTTCAATAGAATAACCTTTGAGGGATTCAGCTAATTTATTGGCAATTACCGCTTCATCACCAAATCCTTTACCTAATCCTGTATTTGATAAAGATTGTAATGTATTAATTATTGTTTTTGTTGCATCTAAAGACTCTCCAACAGTTTTAAGTTGCTAATCAATAATAAATATGATACAATATTTATAATAAATTTAATAATCGGAGGATTAAAATATGACTTCTCAAGATTTAATGGATAAACTTTCAGATGACACAATCGCTAGAAGTGAATTTTATAAAGAATTTAGTAAAGTTGGTGAAACAAAAAATAAGTTAAAATGTATCGAATTATTAATGAAACATTATAATTGTGGATTTGATGAGGCGAGAGAAGTAATGGATTTTATATTAGATGGCAAACCTCTTCCTAATCCCGACCTTACTCCACAACAAATCGCTCAAGTCAACGTCCAAGCACAGGAATGGTTAAACAAACCTAAATGTCCTACATGTGGATCAACTAATGTCCGTAAGATGGGTGAAGTAGAACGTGGGGCTTCAATAGCTGCTTTTGGTATCTTTAGTAAGAAAATTAATAAGACTTTCAAGTGCAATAATTGCGGATACACATGGTGATAAGGAGGTGTAATTTTATGCCAACGAATAATACAGACAACACAAGTCAAAAGAACACAAATAATAATAACAGTAACAACCAACAGAAACCACCATTACCTCAAGCTAATCTTACTTCAAGAGTGAGTGAAATATTTGAGTTGATAAATACAGAAAAACGCAATAATTAATTATTATCCTTACTACAAAATATACAAAGTAATTCTGGAACAGAGGTTGTCAAATTGTGGTATGGTAATGGTGGTCGGTTATCAATATTAACTTTGTTATTATTGTTGTTGGTAACCCTTTTAATTGGAGGTTTTGATTTTGATTTCATATGAGACAATCCTTTCTTTTGAGAGTGATATTTATAAAATACTTTATGAAGAATCTAAGCAGAGAAGAACACAAATGAATAGCAAATTAGCACCAACTATAACCATTATAATTGGTGAATTAGGAGCTTTAGTTTGGACTATATTTAAAATTGGAAATAATATTTCAATTTTTAATAATATTATAATGAAGCAACATATTACACCAATCGTTCTTACTGTATTATCCATTATATTGTTATGTATTTCAATTGTGTATCTTTCAAGATGTTTAACAAATTATAAATTCACATATTTAGATCCTATAAAAGTATCTGAATATATCGAAGACAATAAAACATACACGCAATATTACAATGAAGAAGAAATTGTTAATAATATTCAAAGTAATATAGTTAATGAATATAAAAAAATGTGTATAGAAAATTGGAAAATAACTAACAAACACTGTGATTATTTTAGAAAATGTTATATCTTTCTTATCTTTGCATTCATTAGTTTAGCTATTAATTTTGTGTTCGTTTTGTATTTATAGTTTCAATTGTAAGAAAAATATCAGGAGTATCAAAAGCGACATCAGTAACGATGTTTGGTATCTTCTTACAAAAAGTTAAGAAACAATAGCACTGCAATAATTGTAAGAGTGATTTTTAAAATATGAACTAATGTTCCGAATGGTAAAATATTCCTCAAAGTAGTATGATAGTGTTATTAAATTACAAGGGAGGAATTTTACTATGATACCAAACAAAGAATGTATGAAAGCTATTTTAAAATTTGTTTCAGAAAATGCAAAAGTCAAAGTTGATGATATGGCATTTCACAACATTACCGTAAGCACACTTAATGTATCAATGATACTTGAGCAAATGTCCAAAGAAGGAAAATATACAATCGAAGAGATTGCATATAACTTCCTTCAATGCTATTACAACGGACTTATTAATGCTAATATAAACTTCCAGCAGAAAATGATTCAATCATCAACAAGTGACATTCTTGGAATCACATTCGCTGGAATTGATTTTATGAATCAGGATTAGCAAATACATCTCTACCTGTTAGTTTTTCATAGTCGGCAATAGAGATTAATGTTGCATAATCTGACATCATGTTTATAACACAAGTTAATAAATCAGTGGCTTGGCTTACGGTCAAGCCTTTTTCTTTGATGTACTGTAAAATGTCTTTTCGCATTTTATCTTGTTCATCGCTATTATAATTTTTTAATTCACCTTGATATAGGGTGGCAGCTTTATTTCTCATATTTCACCTTCCTTATAATTTATTATTATTCTAGCTCAACAGTAATTTCTAGATTGAGTTCGGGTGTTTTATTAAGATTAAGAGTTTTTATATATTCAATAACTGATTTTAATTCCTCTAATTCGTTGAGTTTAATTTTAATATTTAAATTTGTCATTATTTTCACCTCGTAATAATTTTATGTTGTTGATGATGGTTTATTGATGATGGTTTATTTGCAAAGGAATATACTAAACGGGAAAATAGGAGAGAACGCATATGCTTACAAAAGCTCAGGAGAAGACATTACGCTGGTTACTATCTCTCAAAGCAGATATTAAAAATACCATTACAATAAGCAATTTAATGACAGAATACCCAAATGGATATACTGACAAACAAATTATCAAGAAATTAAATGAATTTGAAAATCTCGGATTTGTAACGATCAAATGGTATAGTCCAAATCATAACAATCTCAATTATGCTGTTGATGTAACCGTATTAAAAGATGGTATTAATTATTTTGCTGATAAGAAAAAGAATAGAACTTCTAGTAAAAGAGATTGGATAAAAACTTATATTCCAGTAACAATTTCATTTATAGCATTACTTAAATCATTTGATACAGAAATTATTTGGCTATGGAAGCAATTAATGCAATTGTTGAAATAATAACAGGAGTCCAAAATGTTAATCTAGGGTGTCTATTAGCAAATTGGTTCATTGGGATAATTATTTTGTCATATATAAAATCTATTTAAATCACAACCTTTCTGCAAATATTTTGTTGAATTGGAGATACTACTATGAAAAATACACAGAATAAAGATAAAGATAATACAACTAAATCAAAACCAGCAGATTAAATAGATAGAGTAGTGAGAAATTGCTACTCTTTTTTTGTGAGATAACGAAAAAGACCGCCCTTAATTTGGGCAGTCCTTAATTGATTGTTTTATAATACTACAAGTTAAAAGCGGGTGCAAACAACTTTACTGACATTTCTTATATTTTATTATACTCAAATGAGATAATCCTTCTTTTGAATATAATAGTAGAATAGAAAAGTAGTAAGAGATCACTGATCTTTTTATTTGTATTGAAAAAGAGCAGGAGATTAATCCTGCTCTTCGTTGCTTATAATAAAAAAGATTGGATAAACAATATCCAATCTTTTTTAAAATCACTTATTGCGTAGCTGGCTTTACTTCAAAACGAATACCCTTCTACAAATGTCACATAAAAACAGCTAGACTTACCAATTTTACTTGTGCTCTTCTGTTAATTTAATACTATCATACCACTTATTGAAAGTCAATATGTTTTTATTGTTTTTGTGTATTTTTATTGTTATTATATTCAATGTTTTATCATATGTTACTGAAACATCACTTTTTCCTATTATTGACCACAATATTCTTTTAACATCTTCAAATGACAGATTTGTTACATTATTTAATGAATATACTATAAAGATATAAGATTCATCTCTACTTATATCGAATTTTTTTATTGTGTCAATGGAAGGAGATGTAAATAGGCTCATAAAATCATAATATAATTTTTCATAATTTTTATAAAATTTGTTATAATCATCAAGTGATTTTTCGATTGATAATGATATATATTCACATACTCTATTATAAACTGTTCTAATTTCATTTGGTGTTGGAATTAATAGTCCATCATTCTCAAGCCATCTTTTTGGGATTTTATCTTTATGAAGTATTAATATTTTGTCAATCCTTGCTATTGAATTAATTGAAACAATTCTACAACATAATAATTTCCTATATTTTTTCCACCTGTCTTTAGTATATGTTGTTAGTGGAATTACATAATACATTTCTGTATTTTTTATACTCTTTAAAATTAAAGCAGGATGAGTGCCACTGAATTCAGCATTATTAGTACCTTTAAAATTCACTGAATAAATGCCAGAATTTATTATATGTTTCATAAATATCTCCTAATTGCAATTTTATTGGTAACTTATACCAATAATACAATTATACGACAAGATTTTACATATATCTACAAGAACATTTGTTTAGTATTTTTGTACTTGACAAAATATTCAGTTGATTGTTACATAATTCTTATGATATTATATAATTATTCAAAAACATTAAGAGGTTACATTATGCTAAAAATCCATTATTGTCCTAATTGTCACAGAATTACATATACACATTATATTAAATGCATATGTAGAACATGTGACATTGAGTGCCAAAATCTTGATATAGAGTTTGAAAAATTCTTCTCAATGACAGAATCCGAAAGAGAAGAGTATATTAACTCACAATTACAAAATTAGAACTATTGTTCTGGATTGTATTTAATTTAATACAATGATAAAATATAGACATTGGAGAAACAACATAGATGTGTGCCATAACACTCTATAACCGAAGGTTGTCCCAATGTCTATTTTTATGGCAGTCGGAATAAATATCTGCCCTTTCTGGGCTAAAAGAATATTCCCTACTTATTTTTATTCTTACTAAGAAGAGAGGTGAAAATACATATTGAATATGTTATATGCTGAAATAATCAGTTCTATGATTCTTGGAATATGTTATGTAATATGCCATGTAGCTTCAATTATTGGCAAATGTTACATCGCTAAAATCTGCAAAGACTACAGCGATTCCAAAACTGGAAGTTTAGCAGAAATGACTTTTAAGGATATCAATATCAATCTTCATCATTAATGTTCTTCATTTATATATTTATTCTCCTTTACTTCAATGATAGGGCTGTCTCACGACAGTCCTATTTTATTATTAATCACTAATCTTATAATCAAGTCAATATGCATAAAAAGACTCTTTAATACTATACATTTTCCTCAAAACCTATGTTCTGAATTGTAAAAATATGATATAATGATATAATAAAAATATCTGGGAGGCATACTTATCCAAAAGGTAAGCGTAAGGGAGCCAGATAATATATAATTAAAAATATAGTCGGTCGCCGAGCAGGTATTGCTTGGGCAATAAACCCCTTCAGTGTTTCTGTTGTATACAAAGTAGAAGAAACTAATAAAAGGAGGAACGACATTATGAATTGCCATATTAGAATGAGCACGTCTTTTGTTATTGCGCTTATAGCGTTGTTTATTGTCATTAAATTATGTTTTTAATTATTGAATCTGGTGGGAATATTATTATTATTTTTACATAGGAGAGTAGATTTTTCTACTCTCTATTTTATTATTCTCTGTTTTATAAGTTATTTTTGGAATTTCCTAGTTGAGTGAAACACACACTCAAATACATTACTGAATTCCGAAATCGCAATGTATACTATGCATTATAAGCGAATGTCATACTAAGGCGATGACTCACTTAGAGGATGGGTATGTCGTTGGGGATTGCTCTCTTATATAGATATTCTCTATACATGACCTTTCATTTCTATATATAGTCAACATTATAAAAATGTAGAGTGCCGTCCTGCTCGTTGCCCGTTGTTAATGATACTTAGACACCTATCAAGTCTCCTCGATATTCTCATATATCCACATATACAATTTTTTCTACTTTCGCAACCTCATCCAATATAACTATATGGATTACGGTTTGTTATGTGATCCGTGGGTAGTTTGTTATGCTACCAAGCATTCAAGCATTTACTCCTCCATGTAAAGTTTATACTCCGTTGTGTGTACAGAGTTTGTATTAAGAATCCCATGTATCCATAGACTTGATTACAACGCCATTATGTTATTCTCTTATCTATGATTGACCAACTAAAAAAACTGTTGGAGAGAGTTTTTGTGTAAGGTTTAAAAACCCAATCAAAATTCTTAATAAATTTAAAGATACCTGTGCCAGCACCACCAAACAAACCAATAGTGCCAACTAAACCTAATTTATCAATTACAAAACCTATAGCTGACGATAAATCTGTTAAACCATCAACAATTTTACCTAAATCATCACGATTAGCAATATCTTGAACAGTTCCAACCCAAGTTTGCTTTAATTCATTAAGCTTGTAGGTAATTGACTGTTTTGCTGTTTCCATTTCTTTATCAGAGCTGCCAATAGCATTATCCATAACATCAAGAGCTTTTTCAACTCCTTTAAAGTTCTGAATAAGAGCAGCACCAGCTTGAGCCTGTGTACGACCAAAAGCTTTAAGAAGGAAATCATTCTGCTGTTTCTGTGACATCTCATCCCAGATGTCGGCAATTTCTCTAAAATAATCTACTAAATTTTTAAACTCTGTTGTAGAACCAGGTTTAAAAACAGATACACCTTGAGCATGTTCAGCAGTTTTTGTTAAATCAGCTAATTCACCTGTAATATTTGCTAAATCAGAAGAGTATTCTTCTGTAGATTCATCAAAAGATCGTAGCCTTAGAGCAACGCTTCTGAGAGACGTGCCGCTTTTTTCTGAGTTCTGAAGGACTTCTTGTATGCCTGAAAATAAAGCAAAAGCATCTTTTGTAGAAGTTCCAACAGCGGCAAGTGCAGCGGCAGAACGTTCCATACCTTCTACTATATCCTGATTGTCTTCAGCCATCGCATTACCAAGTGCATTTATATTATCCATTATCTGAGATTTGACATCTTGATATCCGATATCCCACGCCTTCATGATGCTGACAAGACCTTCTTGGGCTGTTGTAGTATCCATACCAGGGGAAATCAAAGAGAATTGTGAACTTAACTTAGCCATCTCAGTTGCGGCTTGTTTCGAGTTGTATCCAAGACGACTCCAACTACTTGCTTGATCTATGATTTCTTTGGTTGTTACACCCATTTGTTTTGCAACATCATTAGAGTCGTAGTAAAACTGTTCAAGTTCAGATGAGTTCATTGCTGTAGTTTTCTTTAAATCAACTAAAGCATAATCAAGTTCTTTTACAGTGTTAAAAGCCTGTTTACCCAGATTAATAACGTCATAAAATCCGAACATTCCTGCCATCTGAGCAGCTAATTGATGGAATCCACTATTCTTTAATGTATCAAAGAAACTTCTGCCAGCACGACCAGCTTCGACTTCGGCATTATAAATTTTCATAATCTCACCATGAATTCTATCCAAACTCATGCTAGGATTGCCACTTTCAATTTCCTTGTAATAAGCCTTAATTTTAGCTTTTGCCTCAGAAGACATCTTACTATTTTCATTGAGAAGTTTGTGAATCTTGTCTAATTCTTTCTGACCTGAAACAAAGTTATATCCCTTTTCAGCAGCCGACATATTAGTAACAGTGGAAATTGTCTTTTTAATTTCAGACTCATATTCTTTCAAATTCTGAACATCATCTTCGCTGGCTATACCGCCTTTAGCTTTAATATTATTGAGTAAATCTTCATACTTTTTAACAGCATCCTTGACAGCTTGTACATTCTTTAAATATTCATCACTTGTCCAACCACCATCGTTAAATCTGGCGATAGTAGCATTATAAGCACCTTTCTTAGTCTGGTAAGATGCTAGTTTATTCTCGTATTTATCAAGAGATGGAACTTTTATGTTGTCTAATACATCTTTGAGTTTTGCGGCTGATTCAGCAGAACCTTTTGAAGCTTGATCAAACAGTTCCATCATATCAACCCATTGTTTCCATGCGATGATATCAGGATTTTCTGCTTGCATAGAAGACAAATTCTTTCTTGCATCCCATGCAACCTGTTTTAATTTCTCAACATTCTGTGTCTGTAACTCAATCTGATTTGCTTCACTGCCAGTACCTTTATCTTTAGCTTTAAGATTATTGAGCTTTGTCATAGCATCCATATAATCTTGGATTGCTTTTATATTTTTATCCCATTCAGCTTGAATTGCTTTTGCTTCTTGTTCCGCATTTTTGACAACTGCTTTTGCATCATATACTGTTTCACTTGCATTTAAGACTTGTGGTGTGCTATTTTCTCCAAGGTAATAAGAACTACCATTTCTCAATGTTGCTTTATATGAAATATCTGGCGTACCATCGGCAGTTTGCTTAGTTGTCTTAACTATCTTTGTAATTTGTTCTGCTTGTTCACGAAGTATTCCAAATTTGGCAATTATATCATCAAAACCCTCTGTATTAGGAGTAAAACTGATATTATCCAGTGCCTTGTCAGTTGCCACAGCTTCTTGTTGTACTTTTTGTTCAGATTGTGCAACCTGTTCTAAATTTTCAGAAGTCTTAGGAAATGCGTCTTTCGTTCCACTTGAAATATTCGATTCTTGTGGAGTAGAAGAGAGTGCCTTCTGTGCATTTGATAACTTTGCAAATTCCTCTACTAAATCAGAAACTTTAACAGTTGTAGTTTCTACCTGAGACTGCAATTCAAAAAATCTATCGGTAGGAACAGTATAATCGTCAAGCAACTGCATATGAGTCTTTAAATCATCAAACTGATTTTTTAACTCAGATACTTCTTGAGATAATTTTTTAAACTCTTCATTGTCAACTAAATTTACATCTTTCCCAGAAATACCACCTGAACCGATAGATGATAATTTCTTCTGAGATTCTTCGTACTTTTTGTTTAGCTCATTTATTTTATTCTCTATTTTTCCAATATCAGTAGCAATAGAAGAGGAGTCAATAAATGATTTTCCTTTTCCAATACTAAAAATCTCAGTAAGTCTTTTATCAATCTGACCAAGCATATCAAGTGTATTGCCGCCAATAGTCAAATCAATCGGATTCTGCCCTGCCTTCTTCTGCATTTCCTTAAATTTGGCTTCAATCTGTTTATCATCGAAGTTTACATTTTTGAAATCGAGAACAACCTTGTCAGCCATTTTTTGTGCATTAGCAAACTGTTTCAATAGTGATTGCTCAATAGTCGCATCATCAATTTTTATGGCAAGTTTTAATTCTTCAACCATTTAACTTCTCCTTCCTATATTTCATATTTCTTTCTAAAGTCTTTTACTGTATCTTTGTAAAAATTGACCATTTCGTTGTATGCATTGAAATTAGCTGGTACACCATATCCACCATACCAATCACCACCATGCCAAGTTCCTAATGGATTAAAAAAGAATTTGCTTAAATAATCTTCACCAGAGATTTTTGATTTTCTACCATAGTCATTCATATCATCTCCTGAAATAAGAAAACTACTAGACACTTGTTTAGATGAAATAAACATAAAAGTTCTATATGAATTTCTTAAATTATTTGTTCTTTCATAATGTGGAGGATTCGTCTGATATGGCTCTCCATAATACCAATCAAGAACACTTCTATAATGTTCAGTCATTTTATATTCAAATTCCTTTGCTATATTTTCAGCCTGTTTTTGTGCAATAGCATGTAACTGTTTCTTTAACTCTGGGCTTATATTTGCCATTCCAATCACCTCCAAAATTTTCACTATAATTTCACTATTTTTACACTAAAATAGGAGAGCAGTATCACCACTCTCCATAAGAAAAGCTCTATACGCTGTGACACGCATAGAGCCTAAAAATTAATACTTCCAAAACTAGGAAATATATGCTATTATATTAATATCTGTGGCAATATAGGTAGATAAGGAATTAATATCTTGGTAGAAACTATTTGCTCGATTGTTACTACAAGTGTTACAGTCTTAGGACTCGTATACACAATTTATAAAGACCATAAAGATGAATAATCTTATGGCAAAAGTTACTTAGTAACCACAGATATGAGTATCTACTTGAATTGTCAATTAGATAGAACGGCAGAAGACCAGTCACCTTCTGTTACACAAAACTATAATACAAAACCTATGTTTGCATAAGTTCTTGAGGTATAGCAAGACAAGTAGAGAAAATATTTGCTTGACAATAATAAAAACAAGAGTATAATTGTTCATAGAGCAAATAAAAATACCATTATAAAACAATCCTTATCTTGGAAATGCAATCTGACTAATTGCAATAGTCCAAAGATTATACAACAGGAGAGTAGTCAATGGCAGAAAATAGCATCGTAGAAATACGGTGCTATTTTTCTTTTATTAATTATGTATTATTCCATATATCATACCAACTAATCCAAACACAAAATAGTAATGTGCAGTAGTTAATACAAATGGAATAATTGGCTGTAAAATTTCTATGCAGATATCATCTACATTGAATAATGTAAGAATCCATCCGCATAGAAGTCCGTATAATATTCCACCTATCATTTACCATACCACCTGAAAATGTGTGTCAGATTCCATTACTGCATAGCCATATTCTTTTAAAGTTTCAACAGTTTCTTTACTAATAAAGCCATCAATCATAACTGTATGTTTACCTTCATGAATGGCATCATCAACATAATAATCAATCTCGTCAATAGTTTTCTGTAACTTAGAACGGCTTTCTTTTGTAATTTTTCTTGCTTCTGTTGCTGTAATCATAATATTATTTTTTTCTCCTTCGAAATAATTCACTCCAATCAAATAATCCAGTGGTGGTTGTATTTATATTACGAGGTACTAACTTAACTTTGTTTTTCTTCTTTTTCTTTTTAGACATAAATGATTTCCTCATGAATTTTGAAATTCTTATACATTTATATATGTATTTGTTTCTTCATTTAATTTTAAAAATGCATGGGCTAACGTAGCTTTTCTATCATTCTTAGAAACAAGAGTAGCATATAAGTCTTCTGATCCATCATCCTTTTTCAAAAGTTCGTTCTCTGTCCCAATTTTATTTTTGTTTTCCTGTTCTAATCTATATTTTGCTAAAAGCATTAAAGCTTCTCCACAAGTTCCGTTGAAATCATCTGGAAGATTAAACCAACATTCTTTTATATAAAATAGCTTACTTGATACCATATTCTATACCTCTTTAAAATTTGCGGTACTGCTAAGTTTATAATCATCAACAATCTTTCTCAACTCATCATTGGATAAACTATCAATCTTTTTATTCACAACATCAACAAGTGGAGTGAGAGTAGCATTTGCCAAATCAGAAATCCTTCCAATCTGTTTACTAATAAACGCCTGAGTGGTTGTCTCATTAAACTGAGTATCTGACTGTTTCATTGTTAAAATGGTCTTAAACTCACTTAATTCACTCATAGGAATAAGTGGATCAGCTTTATCAGAACCAACCATTAAAATATCAAGTAAACCAGATGATTTAAGTGCATCATACCCCTTGATGAATCCTTTATCATCCTCGTCAATCTCAAGGTCGGTATATAATTCAATCACGGCACGACAAAACTGTACATATTGAGCAACAGAATTTACTTTAATCTTATCTGTTTTACGATACTTTGTTTTTCCATTGTCATCATAAGCTTCCTGTTCAAATGTTGTCTTATCTACAATCAACTGTGCGTAGGCATCTTTCTTAATGATTGATACATATGGCGTAATTTTGATTTTACTTAATAACTGTTCCTTTAATGTGTTATTTGCCATGTTATTATACTTTTCTACAAACTCTAAAAGTTTCATATTCCTTTTTCTCCTTTATAAATTATTCTTCAACAATCGGTATCAGGTCAGCACAAGCATCAGTATCTAACCCCACGCCAAACAATTCTTCTACACTTATAGGTGTAAAATTAACATCTACATCAGAATCGCTTACCGCATTAATCTCCTTAATAAAATCTTTCCAATTTTCGTCTTCAGGACTAATCCTCTTTTGATTAGGAACAATTTCACCATTTTCATCAACAACATCCTTGCCATATTTATTTACAAGAGAATCTTTGGTTATTTCAAAATCTTTTACAACTCCCTGAATCTCTGAATATAATCTGAGCAACTTAAACTTAAATGCAGCATTAATTACTGATTCGCCCTCGATTATATTCTTAATTCTCGAATTTATATTAATTACCTGATAAACCTTTAATGTTTTGTTCATATTATGTTATTCTCCTTTATAATCTTGTATCGTTAAGAAAACCATTGACATCATAACGATAATTTACTTTTAATTTTTTCTTATTAATGAGAATAGGATCGCAATATTTCAATAAATCATTTTCATTAAAACTTTTTTTAGAAAGAGAACTTACTAATCCATCCCATTCATCTATCATAAGAAAATATGTATTACCCGTTTTTCTAAAATCTAAAATAAACCCACTACAAACATTTTTATAAGTAGAAAACTTCTTTAATGATTCTACTTGATAGTAGTGTATAATTCCTTTATCTTCCTTAGTTCGTTCAAATGAACAAGATCCTTCAAAAGTTTTTAATTCCAATGTCCAAAATGTATTCCTATTGCCACTAAAAATCATAAAGTCACATGGACTATGTTGACTGAATCTTAACTTTGAACTCATATCAAATGATTGAGCAGCATCAGGTGGTCTATAAATTAATACATCTTCTGGACATGAGTTTTTGAAGTTCTGTTCAAAAATTTTACCTATATTTTTTGCTATAACTATTCATTCCTTTCTTGATTAAGGGTAGGAGAGTGATCTAGCCACACACTCTCCATATAAATAAAATGCCCTTGCTACATGGCTAGATAGTAGTAAAGACATTTTGAATATGCATTTATAATTTTTTTGAAAATTAAGTGTGGTTTCAAAATTACTATGAAACCACACTTTCTTTATCATTAGTATACTATCTAGGTATAATAAGAGACTGACCTGGATAAATAGTATATGGTTCTCCGATACCATTAGCTTCTGCAATAGAATACCAATCTACACCAAGCTTATCACCGATGGCTGAAAGACAATCTCCACTTTCAACTTCATATGTATCATAAGAAGGTTCTTCATAATTGTCTTCTGGTGCAGAGCTGCCATTAATAACAGAGTCATTTACCCAACCTCTACCGTTTTCGATAAGATATGGATTTCTCGCACCTTCAGCGATAGCTGTAATAGTTCCGTCTGTATAAAGTGGATTAAGTGGTTCTTCAGAAGTTGAAGAAGCAAAGAGTGCTGAATATGTGACATATTCGCCAATAGAATGAGCAAGACCTGTAGATTCTTCTATATCAGGCGATTCTGGTTCAGAAGTATTTTCATCATTATTTTCAACAATACAGTCATCATTAATCCATCCTGTGCCATCGTTAATAAGATATGGATTTCTTGCAGATGTAATGATATTAGTGATTGTACCCTCTGTAATTGAAGGTGTTAATCCATTTTCAGAAGTAGAAGAAGCATAAATTGTATGATAATACACATAATCTCCTACGTGATACCTTGTTTCAATATCATCTGGTTCAGAATTATCTTCGGTTGGTTCAGATGGAGTAGCTGGTTTAACATTAGGTAATTCTCCATAATAATAATTCATATCAAATCTATGATGAAGTTCAGTTGTTGTCTCACCCGTTGGAACACCATTATCATCATATACAGGTGTTTCTGTATAATATGAAACTCCCTCAATATAACCATCTGATGTATATTGCCATAATGAACAATCCATTGAAGGCTCATCTATTCCCCAATGTGCAAGCCATTTATTGAAACCTTCAAAACTTGTAAGTCTATCATCGTTAAGAATATTATTGAAGTAATTCCAGTTCGCATATACACCCGTTTTATATCCTGCATCCTTAACAATCTGCATGAATTCTACGCAAAAATCTGTGAGAAGTTCACCATTTTGTTCGGGAACAAGACCATGATTTCTTTTATATCCATCAGCGTCTTCCATGTCGAACCATACACCAAGAACAGGATTAAATCCCTGAATCATTCTTAATATATGAGCTGCTTCACTTCTTGCTTCTTCTATATTAAGACAATAAGAATATATGTACACACCATAAGGTATACCAAGTCTTTCACATTCACGCATATTTCTAATTGCCTGTTTATCATCCTGATTTTCGTAATCTGAACCAAAACCAATTCTAATGATTACACCATCAATACTTGACTTAATTGTATCCCAATCAAGCTGTCCATTGTTATCTGACACATCTATAATTCTATAAGCCATAAGTTCCTCCTTTATTTTTAGACAAAATAAAAGAACGAGCCTGAATTAGACTCGTTCTCATTGAAAGTTTTTATATTTAATTGTATTGTTATACCGCTAATTGCATAGGGTATAATTCCCATTTTCCGTTTGGGTATTTATCAGCATTATCAGTTACTATCTTATGTACTTCTTCAAGACTTCCAACATTGGTATCAATATATATAACCTTACCACCTGTTATACATAGTTCTTCACATATTAAGTTATAAAACGTTTTTCCCATACTCATTCTTCCTTTCTCAATGTTTAATACAAAACAATTCATATATATCAACATTAAGAATATGAGAAAGAGTAATAGCATTGTTAAGAAGTATATCCTTTGTGTTTCCATTCTCTATTTTATTTAGAGCTGCAACTGATATTCCGCTAAGTCTTGATAATTCCTGTAATGTTAACCCCTTTTTATTTCGATAATACCATAATTTGTTGTCCATAATGTTAATATGTATATGTATATTTTGTTTATACAAATTTTATCATGGTAAATTTTTACTGTGGTAGAAATTTACTTAAAATCACCACCAACAAGTTTCTTATGATATATTTCTCTAACGGCTTTCATTGATTCAACAATATACCCATTACTCATATGATTATCAGTAAGTATTTTTTCGTATTGCTCATATGTTCTAAATATATGCTCAAAAGCTTCTCTGTTATAATTGCGCCCACCTGTAAGAGCTGAACAGAAATCGAGAAGTTCCCATCGAATATCAGAAATTTCTTTTTGTACAAGATTGTCCTTAATGTCATCAATACCTTTAGATATTTTTTGGATTTCCTGATACTGCCAATTATCGTGTTTTTCAAGCGTTTTAATACGATTTTCAAAAGTTTCTTTATCTTCTTCATTTCCTGTTTTAATGCGAAATTTTTTTTTGAAATAACTGAATATTTCAATAATTTCCTTAGTTGCAAATAAGATGGCAAAGAACCCAAGAACGACTAATAAATAATCAATTTGTGCAAGTTTTTCTATAGATCCCACTCATATGTACCATCCCTTCTTACTTCTTCAAAAAATTCTTAAAAGCTTCATATAAACCTGTAGAAGCAAGACCAGAGACAAGACCACCGAGCAGTATTTCAGGTGTAAAGTTCATGTTCATCCATATATTAAGAACAACACCCAATATGCCCATGATTGCAGGAATATACTTATTAACTGCGTCTGTTGTTACAATATTTTTTAATACATAACCTATACATAAGCAAATACCCACAATTATAGGTACTGCAAAATTTGTTAAAAATGATAAATCTGTCATAATTTTAATCCTCCTTATATTATACCGCATTCAATTGTCTTAATGTTTCTACGCATCTCTTTAATGTTTTGCAAAACTCATTTAATTCAGCGATCTCTTCTTTACCACTCAATGTAATACGAATACAACTATTTATATCTTCCTTATTCATTTCAATAGCCAACAGAGTAGAAGATGGTGTTAAATCTCCACTTATACAAGCACTTCCAGTAGATACTTGGTATCCATTCATATCAAGTAGTGTCATTAACGATTCACCTTCAATACCCTTGAAACATATATATAAATTATGTGGTAATCTTTGTTCTAAATCAGCACCAACTAAATATGTATCAGGTATATCATTCTTTATATTGTCATAAATATAATCACGATTCTTAGACGAAATAGAAGAATAATCATAATTCTCTACTGCTTTACTAAGTGCAGCTATACCTATTACATTTTCAGTGCCAGCAAATAACCCTTGTTCCTGAGAGCCATATATAAGTGGTTCAAGATAAATATGTTTTTTCTTATATAAAACACCTACGCCTTTTAGGGCTGAAAGCTTATGTGCCGAAAATCCAATCATATCAACATCTAATGCTTTTACATCTAATGGTATTTGACTGATAGATCCAGTACAGTCAAGATAGACAATGCCATTATATTTATGAGTTATATCTATAATTTCCTTAATCTTCTGTATTGTACCAATTTCAGAATTAGCGTAATCTAGTGCGACTAACAACCTATGAGTATGTGTATTTATACATTTTTCAAATTCTTTTAAATCAAAAAAACCTTGTTTATCAACAGGGATTGGTTGACATTGATGAGGATGAAATTGTTCAACACATTTTATCATTGATTTGTGTGCAATGGGAGAATACATAATAAAATAGCCTAAAGCATTTCCTATATATCCTCGAACTGCAAGATTGTTTGAAGCTGAACCGCTTGATGTGAAAATAACATCTTCTGGATTTGCATTAATGAATTTAGCAACATCATTTCGTGCAGTGGTAATTATTTGTTTAGCATTAACACCAGATTGATACATTGAAGATGGGTTTTGATATGTATCTAAAAGAGATATAATGTAATCCTTAACTTGTGGAGTTAATGGAGTTGTAGCTGCATTATCTAAATACATATATTTTTATTCCTCCTCAGATTTTTCACACCATAGTTTATATAATTGATTCATTTCTTTAGACTTCCTCCAAACAAAAACTACTCGTTTGTTTTGTCCAGGAATAATATCTAAAAGTTGTCCTTTTGACAACGTAGAGTTTAAATACATATAATTTTGTGCCATATTAGGTATATATCTAACTTCCTCTGTATCGTATTCGCAATTAAATACATCACTATATTCTTTTATTACCGTTCACTCCAATCTATTATAAATCGTAAAAAATAGGCTATACCTAATACTAAATAGTAAAGGGCATAGCCTATGAAATTACAAACTTACTATTCAATATTATTTTTAACGACTGCTTTATTTATTTTGCCAGTCTGTGTTTTATTCTCATTTTTTTCATTGTTATTTTCTGACATAATTTCCATAATAACTTTTTTAATATCATTATCGAAATTTTCTAAATCAGATAAATCACATTTATCTAATGCTTTTTTTGCGGTATTTTTATCTTTAGATTTGTTATATTCATAAATTGCGAGATAAATCATATAATGTGGAAGACTATCTGTAACAGTTCTCCATGGACTATAAGATGTAATACTCTGACAAGTATGACAAACTCTGTATGGCTTACCGCAAATAGCACAAATTGCATTGTTTTTTAACGCCATATAAATTCCTTTCATTATAAAAAGGGTAGCGATTACTACCCTTTAATTTTTATAATCAACAATTCAATTAATCTTCAGATACTAAAATATCAAATAAGTTACCATCGGCAGAACAATATTCCTTGTTAAGTACATATGAGGCACCATGTTTACCATCAGATTTAAGTGAAAGTTCTACACTTGATGGATCTATCTGTGCTCTTGGACAACGAATAATACCTGCATATACTAAATTCTTATTACATGGATCATGGAAGATTGCATGAATAAGAAGTGTCTTAACTTCAGGCACACCATCTGTTCTCTTAACAACTTGAACGGCTGTGGCTGTTTCCTTCTCATAGTTTACAAATACACGACCTGTTGTACCTTCTGGAAGAGTAATAGTCCTATTTGCTGCATCAATTGTGAACTTACCTTCACCTTTTGTAGCTGAGACAGTATATGTTTCTCCAAATGTATTATTGTCATTAATAACCTTTACATATTTAACTTCAGCTCCTTTAGTGCCGACTGGAACGTATTTAAGCTCAACTGTAGCACCTGCACCAATTGTAATAACCTCAGATACAGGCATTTTAATTTTAGATGATGTTGTTGCAACTTTCTTAGTTGAACCAAACTGTGAAGCAGCAAGGTCAAGAGAGAAGAGTGAGTTAGTAAAATCAAATGTACCTTTCTGTGCTGTATAAAATGTCTGAATTGGTGTACCCATTGCATCAGTAACATCTGTACCATCAGCACTTGTTTTAAGAGATGGATCTTCAACCTGTGTATATCTACCAGTAAGTTCCATTGTAGCAGGATCGTATTCCTCTACTGATCTAATTCTTTCAAGAATCAGTTCATTTGGATTAAATGTGTTAGCCATTTTAATTTTCTCCTTTCATTTTTTGACATCAAAAAAAGGAACTCTATTCGAGTTCCCCTAGCCAATTTAATTTTTTCTTATCAATGTTTTTCAAATCTATTCCAAATCCAGAATAACCAGATTGCATCAATAGATCCGAATCTTTTATTTTTGAAATTCTTTTTACAGAATCCATAAAAGCATTTATTCTCATACTCCATACTTGTGTATGATCATATTTAAATCCTTCACTATTAATCATTGCTGAAATTAAATCTTTTAATTGTGAATGATATTTTTTATTTTTATTTCGCTCTATTTCGTCTCTTGCATCTTCAATTAGCACCATTTTTGTTGAAGTGTTTGCGGGAATTTTTAAATCTCTTTCAATAAAATGAACCTTACATAAATAATCAACGATTAATGAATATGTGTATTCATCTAAAATTACATCTTCGTTATTTATACGCTGATATAATAAAATAGAATTATCATCTTTTCGTACCATAAGTTGAAATTTTTGAAAATCCAAATCACCAAAAATTATTGAAGATTTTTCTTGTGGATATATTTTATACAACATATTATAAAATAATTGATACGGTGTAATTTCTGTATAATCAATATCCATATCCCATAATTGAGATTTTAATGATTGAGGAGTAGTAACAAAGTTACGTACCATATCATAATAATTTTTTTCTCCATAATCACATATTTCCCCCAATGTTGGTTGATGTATTTTTATATATTTTGAAACAACAAAATCTTCTCCTCTATAAATTTTCAATTCGTCATTCTCAAAATATTCTTCTTTTCCTACTGCCAATAATCATTATTCCTTATATAAGGATGTTGATCTTCACCATAAGGCGAATATGTGATTCCATTAGTATCATATATTTGAAATATCAATGTTCTAACAACATAATTGTTATCTGTTATTGATTCTTTTGAGGAGATAAGTTTTGTTTGCATACCAAATATACTTGACCAGTTAAATTGCTCAGAAAGTATCGAGGCAATTAAATCATGTCTAGGAATACCTGTTTTTTTATCCATACGATCATTACCATGAACAAATATAGTAAATGTAATTTCGGTATATTTATTTATAACTGAATATCTTGGTATCTCATCAAAATTAACCTGATAACATAAATAATGTTTCACATTCGTCTGTGTCTCAGGAATAAATAAAAAAGGACGGATATTTGAATCACTTCCAAAATATCTATCCCATTCACCAAGAGGTTCATATTTCCCTAGATCTTTATTCCATTCCCAATTAATTCTGCATCCATCAGTTGGAACATTTATTTTTCGTTTCCCATCATATTCCCAATGCTCTTTATCATTTGGATCAAATAATTCATTATAAAGAGATGATTCGTTTAGAGCATATAACAACAACGGATTTGATAATAACGATTTTTTTATAATCTGTTTATATATAATATTATCATCACCTGGTAATTCACGGTATGCTCGAAGTTTGTCAAGTAAATCATTAAATAATTCTATTTTATCTTCCATAATTACCTCATTACTCAGTTAATTCTAACGGCAAAATTTCAGATTTAATCGGCAAGTTATCTTTAATAATTTCACATTTTACAGACAATATTTTGCCGATAGTAGAAGTGTCATTAGAAAACTTCACTTTCTTTTGGTTATATTCTGCACCAGCTCTCCATGTGACTTTATCAGTCCAATCTTCATTATCAATAGAACAAGTCCATGTAAAAGTTGCATCAGCATATTCGGTTGTAATATCTTCATTAGAATCATTGAATAGATTTACTGTAAGATTTTTATAAGAGCCACCAACTTTAATTGTTGATGTGGATGCTGAAATTCTTGCTGTAATGGAAGATGGTGGAGTAGTTGGAGTAGATGGATCTGTTGGGGCGATTTCTGAATCGAAATAGTTCGCATACATTTCGCCTGTTTCAAGATTAACATAATCAGTATGCTCATTAAATCTATCCTGATAAAGTGTAAGCTTTTGAATACCTAGAGGTTGAGCATTCTCACATTTTGTAATACGCCATGTGACAGGTTCTTTAATAGGTGCACTTACGATAAGACGCATATTTTTATCATTGTCATCAGAATACCAAAACTTCTCTGTTATAGAATTCATTGAAAACCATAACTTAGTTTGATTATCTGGGCGTGAGAATACCTTGTCTACATAACTGCCGTTGGTATATGATGACTGCATACGGATTGCACACCACATATTTCTTTTATATCTTTTATTACCATCTTGTTCTATCCAATATAGACGATAATTCAGTGGCAAAATTAAAAATTTTGGAAACTGATTAGCAGGTTCATCACGACAAATAAGCCATTTGCGATAAATTCCTCTATCGTCTGGAATATCAATCATCATACCGATTGGGTAGTCAGCTCCATACTTTTTATGAAAGTCTTTCTCATAATAATAAAGTTCGTCTTTCTCTGTGAAATCAAACTTCTCATCTGGTCTAAACTGAATATAATAATCAACTTGATCCTTATCCATAGACTGATAAGACTTGACAATAAACTTAATATCAATACGAGTTTTTGTTGTATTCTCATATGTCATATGGTCTTTTATTTCTGGTTGGTCATCATGAAAATAGTCATAGATGTATGCGACCTTACTCTGGGGATCGTTATCCCATGTAAGATTCATAATCATATCTGCTTCAGATTTTAACTTCTCACCTAAAGTAGAATAATTTTTTCCAGTTGAGTGAGTATCTACTTGCATTTTTCTTTTATAAAAATCATATACAGACATTACTCATCACCAACTTTCATCCTTTGAAGCAGAGCACCTGCATCAAATACAAGTTTCTTATATTTATTAAAATCAAATTCTTCTGACTGTAATACAGATAATGCACATTCAAGACTGTTAATAATCTCTACAAAATCCTTTGGATAGAGTAATAATTTATTACAATTAGAAATTTCAAATAATAGATTCTTATGATATTTTACGACATCTATATTTTCAAAATCTTCTTTAGTGTTTTTATCTGTATATAAAACAAGCCAAAATATTTTTTTTCGTAATTTCTGCTTATAGTAATTAACTTGAGAAATTTTAAATTCTCCATATTTATGTGGAACTAATTTATCCATTAGAACCACCATACTCACCAAAATAATAGGTGTGACGAGACAATTCAAGTTCCCATTCACGCTTTAACTGTGTGAGCCTTTCCATATTTTTCGAATAATTATCTATAAGCTTTTTCTCTTCTTTGCCACCAATCATAGTTGCTAAGTTCTTTGTATTCTCTAATTTTGATGGGAAATAATTAATGATAATTCCTTTTGCTAAAATAGTTTTAACAAATTCAGAATCATAGGAATCATCTACACTGTTTGTTAATGTGAAATTGATACTCATAATTTCATCATCAAAAGAATATACACTGAATTTTTTTCTGAGAAGTGGGAAAGAAGCAGTTGTATGCAGCCATTCACAAAGAATACTATAGAAATCTTCCTCTGTATAAGTTGCAAGTTCAAGGTCATTAATCATTGTTAATGCTCTTTTGTATATATCTTCGTATTTAAGAGAAGGCATAAGTTACCTCCTTAAATAAATTCTTTGATACAAGTTCCTAACATATCATCAATAATTCTGATTTTCTTAATAGACGGATAATTCTCAGCACGAATCATAGTCATTGCTGTTACTTTTACAATTTCTCCAAGCCATTCAGGCGCTGATTTAATCATATCTTCAAATTCATCATCGTCCATATCAAAATACTCTTCTGGATAATCAATAGATTTAAAATATTTATATCTATCACCAAGTTCTCGTTTCCATTGTTCTACAAGATCTTCATCCATGATAATAAAACTAGGTTTTGTTACATATTCAGTTCTTCTAAGTGCCTGTAAATCACGATATTTAATATACTCAATATCCCCAAAATATTCCCAATGATATACAGTGTTTTTATCTACTCCAACAGCAGTTAATTTCCACGGAGTAACACTTTTACATGGAATCTCATCATTAGGGTTAAATGTTTTATGTATTTTTACAGGCTGTGATTTTGCAGACTCATTTTCTGATGTTGCTACAACTTTGTCATCCGTAGTTGTGTTGTTAGCTTTTACAAAATTATTGTTTGTAAAATCAATAACATCATCATCAAGTTTCTGCATATGACTAGATACTTTATATCCATTTTCTCTTAAAAAAGAAATTAATTCTTTTGGAGTAATATCTAGTTCTTTTGCTAATTCATATACTTTCATCCATTTTCTCCTTTAAAAATAGGAGAGTAGAATATTTTCCACTCTCCATATTTTATACTAATCTAATATTAGGCAGTAATTTTAATCTCTCCGAAAAGTTCATTAATTACGACACCAATACCTTCCTGATATACTACCTCTGCATCAACAGTCATATCTTTCTTCAGACCGTCCATGCCTGTCTCATAGTACATAACATCTCCTTCGTTTACTCTCTTAATTGGCTTAAACTCTGGATCTACAGGAAGAATGAAAATCTTCTTCTGGTCTTCGGCAGAGAATACATTGTCTCTTGTGCCAGCCTTATTAACACGAGCAAGAGGTAAGCACTCATAACCTTCCCAGTTGCCAAGAATACCATTCTGATTTCTTTCATCTTTCATTGAATCAGAGAACATGTTGTAATTTACAGTACCCTGAAGTTTCTGAATGGCTGGTCTAGTACCAACAAGAATAACATCCTTACCTGTAACAGCAGCAACTGCTTCAATCTGAGCAATTATAGAATCCTTTGTAGACTCAGAAACTGCTGTCTGAAGAATCATATCTGTTGGAAGAGAAGCGTCCATTCCCATGAATGCTGTATAAAGAGCAGCATATCTGTTCTCTTCGATAGACTTATACATCTTGTCTACAAGAGCAGCGAAATCAACTTTACCTGTCTGGAAAAGTACGAAATCTGTGTAAACTTTTACACCATAGAATGATGTATCAATAGAGAATGCCTTACCAGGCTTTACTGAAGCACGTACACTAAATGTTTAACTTATTTTATTTTCCTTAATCATTAATAAATTTCCAATGATAGCCATAACTTGTTTTAAATTCTCCACGACATGCTTTTAAAATACCAGAAGAGTCGTATCCTAATTTATTTTTTACATCGGTTGCATCATCGTACTTAATATTTGTTTCAACACAAAGGATAGGAGTAGTATTTCTTCTCCAACTTTTTCTTCCTTTGGAGTGTTCACTCATTTTTCTTTTACTTTCTTCGGAATGATGTTTTCCATACATTCCATTATTTTTACCAAGTATTTTTTCTTTTATTATTGGATTTGCCCATTGTTCTAGGGCATTAAGACTTCGTGTTTTGCGAAGATTAGAATTGTTATAAGAATTTTTTACTGATATACTCATTTTTTCTTTTGTCTCATCAGACATTATTGAACCGCCATTTTGTCCACCAGTTTTGAGATTGTAACCAAAATCACGATCCATCGTATTGTAAAAATCAATCCAATATTGTTTTCTATCATCAAGATTTTCAATTGAACAATATTCAATAATTTCAAACATAAAATTATTTTCACCATATTTGTTCCATGATTTTTGTAAATAATCGTTGTGATGTTTATTCTTATTTAATTCACTAATATGTCTACGCCATCTATCTTTAATATTATTTGATTGTCCAATATATTTTTTATTGTTGATTAGATTCTCAATATAATAAATACCAGATTTTATATCAGATATAAAAATCATCTCTTTTCGTTTTTGTATTTTAAGGAAAATAAATTTATAGGGGCGTTACTCCCTGTTGAGCTTAAACTCCACATATTCTCATATGTGAACAGACTATATCTTCATCCAATTAGGATGCACACCATTTCCATTTAAGGGATTTTCACCCACTCACTTGAGCCGTACTCCTATTGCTATATTTTTTATAGCCGATGGGATAGTCGTTGAAGTTTTTCCTATTCGGAACTTACCTGCTGATTTTCCATTAAAAAAGAACAGGGGATTTAACCTCGTTCTCATACAATTAATTTTTTCTACTTTCGTAACCTTCACGATTAGGTTTATTTCATCCTTGCGTTGTGGTTTAATTGTCTTTAGGACTTTCCAGCAATTAAATGTGTATTTTTTCACACAGTTTTCACTATGCGGACACTGTTTTGCGAATGTCATGGTGATTTCCTGCGAACTTAGAAACTGTCAGAAGAGAGTTATCTTCTACGAAGAACTCATTTGCATCTCCTTCAGCAATATTTCTTTCGTCAACATACTCCATGAAACGAGCATTAGCTGTGTTCCAACCTGAGTTCATCTTGTCAGCAATTACATCCTCGATAAGAGTAGCGATTTCCTTATTATGGTCTCTCCAAGCCTGTCTACGCTTCATAGAATTAGCCTCTTTGAAGTTAAGACCAAGAATCTTATCAAACTGCTTTCTAAGAATTGTCTGTGTATCTTCCTTAGAATATTTCTCATATACGCTATTGCTTGCGTCCATCATAAGTGAATTGAACTCAAGCATGTTGTCATATTTATTGTCGAACTGTGCTAAAACGTTAGCACTGAAACATGTAATATCTTTCATCTATTTAATCCTCCCTTCTCTTACGCAATATCCTTGTTCTGAAGAACCTGAATACGAACAATTGTGTAATATGTACCTACTGAAAGACTGTGAACCTTTCCAACAAAACCATTAGTACCCTGAAGAGTAGCAAGTTCAGAAGCCTCAGAAGCTATCCATGCACCCTTACCATCAACAGTTACAAGATTTCCAACCTTAACTTTTTCTGCACTATCATCTGTGAACTGATAAGAAGCAATACCAAAAATATCTGTATGTACAGATGGATCTGCAATCTGATATGTCTTTACTGGCTTACCTGCTGGGTTTGTGTAGTTATAAGCCTGTCCCTGCTCAGTTGTAAATGCTGTCTTAACCTCTGCTGGTGCGCCTGTTACAGCAATCTTGTCTGTAATCTTTGCAACACGACCATATCTTTCCTCAAGACCATTACCTGTGTAATCGAGAACAGCTACGGCTACACCATTGTCAATACTGATTTCCTTATCAGACTCATCACGAACAACAACATCGTAGATATTTCCCACGTCTGTTGCTAAAAGTGCTGATGACTCAAATAAACCGTGCATATTTTTTTCACGGCTTGCTAAATTTGTATAAACCATTTAAAATTCCTCCTTGTTTAATAATTTTTTGCAATAAAAAAGAACGTCTATTGACGTTCCGATTGATTTATTAATATTCATTTTTAATTATTTTTTAAGTAATCCATCTAAGAATGATGATTCATGCTCAGTTCTAGCAAATGCGAAGAAAGAAGGCTTTGTCTTCTTATGTGATTCCTCTGCATTTATAGAGAATGTCTTTGTAGTTTTTACTACCTTACCAAGAGCTGCATCTGCTTTCTCAACTAACTCATCCTTTGTGAATTTCTTTACATTTTCAACATCCATGAGTTTCTTAAACTCATCTGTCTCAAGATACTTGCTGTATGCCTGATCTTCAAAAACAGTCATCTTATCTGCGATTTCCTCTGCCTCTTCATATCTAGCAAGCTTCTCAGAAATAGAAGAGTAGTTAGCTCTCATGTCTTCTAACTCAGCTTTCTCATCGGCAGTTACAAACTCAGCAAATACTTCCTGACGTTCGCCATCAAAAGCAATAGTTTCATTCTCTTTTGTATAAGCCTGTTTGTAGTAATTTCCACAGCAAGACTCATAAATGAAATAATCATCATATACAGACATAATCCAGTAATACTCATTTAATGTCTCCTCGATTGGAGCTAAGAGCTGATATAATGCAGAACGTATATCTTCATGTGATAACTCAAAAGTCTTAGAATATGTATCTTTGTTCTTATCATCCGAAGTGTTGTCAGTGTCGTCTGACTCATCTGGTTCATCTGTAGCACTATCGTCTGTTCCGTCATCAGTATCATCTTCTGATTTATCTGACTCTGTTACAACTGTATCAGGAGTAGACTCTGGCTTATCAAAAGTAGTAGAGAATACTTTCTCAAGCTCCTCATTAGATAAACCTTCATACTCGAAAGTAATATCTTCTACAGTTTTATTGTATATTTTCAATAATTCTTCAAATTTTGTCATGTTAATTTTTGTATTTCCTCCTTTCTCAAATTTTTCAACTGTTGGATTAATTTTTGAATTTATATTGAGTCTGGATAAAGTTTTATTAATATTATCCAGAGTTTCAATTAATTTAGAGTGTTCATCTTCTGAAATAGAAGAGAATAAAGAATTGTTTTCTTCAGAAAAATCAAGTAAATCAACTCTTGCATTTTTCATGCCTTCTTCAACATTGTTTAATGTGACAGAATTTTTTCCTAAAAGAGTTGCACCAGTAATTGTTACATCTGTAAGTTCAAGAACGTTTGAACTAGCATTATATTGCATCTCATTAATTCCAAGTTCTACACTAATTTTTGTACCACCTTTTCTTTCAATAATAGAAGCAGCGGCTGTGTAATCACGAGGAATAGCACAATAACCATATAAGAAATTATGACCAGTTTCTTCTTCAACTTCAAAAAATGCATCGTCAGACGTAAAACAACCAACTTGTTTTTCTATATAGACAATATTATTATCATCATCTAATTCCATATCGTGCGAGGTGAAATCTTTTAATGTTTCACCTGACTGTTCATCAGTATATTCCATAAAATTTGCTAAAACAGGTTTGTAAGCTAAAGTTTTAGAAGCCTTTATTAATGCATTATCGGTAACACTAGAATGATTTCTGTTTTCACCAGAATGCATTAACTTAACCTTACAGAATAGAAGAGAGTCATCATTATTTTCTTTCATGACTTCAAACTGTGCAGGAACTTGTACTGCTAACTGGTATCCTGTTCTTTCTGAATTAAAACTATAATTCGCTTTATCTTTGGAGATTAAATTATATAAATCCTCTAATGAATAAATTTTTCTTTTTGACATTATATCGTTTTTCGACCTCCTTTCTAAAATGATAATAACCACTCAAGAAAGTGGCTTAAAACATCAACTTATTTGTAAATCCAATTTTATCTATTGGGATAGTGTCATCGAATTTTAAAGTTGAATCATTAATAAATATAAAAAAAGAACCCCCAGATGGAATTTCTGAGAATCCTAATTTTGTTAGGTTATTTTTTGTTACCTCATCCGAGGTGAATAGAAATTGAGAATTGTTTTTCATATGTGTGTGTGTCACCTCTTATTTATTTCCCTTATCTTCATTTTTGCCAGATGTTCTTGTTGCTTGTCCTTCGTCTGACAACTGTTCTTCTGGTATCTCAGGACGACCACCTTCACCTTTAGATGATTGGGTATATGAAGAATTAAAAGGAATAGCATATTGATTAACATTGAGTACCAATGCTTCAAAACGAAGTTTATTATATGCAACATAAGGATCATCACCTAACGCACACATATAATCCATTTTCCCAATACCAAATGCACTAGCGTCTTTTATTCTATTTATATAATCATCTCGATTGTATTGAGTTTGATCAAAAATCTGTAAATAAACTCCATCAGTAATATGATTTTTAATCCAATAATTTAGCCAAGATTCAATACGTCTAAGATATACTGACATCTTACCTAAGTCATTAGCATTTGAATACTTTATACCATTTGCATTACTTGAATCGCCTGAACTTACAATAAGCCTGTTAATACCTGCATTTGCAAACAAATTGTTCATTGCTTTATTCAGGTTATCCGTGTCTGTGGCAGATGTTGACTTCTCAAAATCTATGACTTGAGAAGATTCGTAAGGTGTCGTTCCCCAACCAACTAGGTCTGGTAAAATCTCTTTAATTATTGCATCAAACTGATTTACCAATTCTAAGCTGATTGCAAAATCATCTACATTATCTGAATCCATAAGTGGGATTTTATTTAAGATTAACTTATAGTTCTGCAATTCCTCTTTTGCAGCAACGAGATTTTCTGTATCAAGAAGATTTAATAATGATTTGAACAAAGGCAAGAAGTAGGGCAGTGGTACATAAAACTCATCATCCGTACTTGCAATAAGTGTTAATGTATTTTCTGGTGGAAGTCGAAAATATTGATAATCTCTACCACTAGATTTATATTGATTGTAACCATCAATGAACACTTGATCCCATACACCAACTCCATCATTATTGACACCTGTGATAAAATCTTTATTATTTGATTTATCAAAAAACGAGGCATCAAAATATGTTATCCATTCTCCTTCTTGAGTCTTACCATAGATACGACAATACTGAACATCTAATGGCATAAGGAATATTCCATTTTCGTCATCACCACTCATCCAGCCAACATACATACCATCACGAATAGTATTAGAAACGACATTTTGTAATTCTTGTGCCATATTAAAATGATGGAATATTTTTAATACTTTTTCATAATTTTTAAGCTGCTTATCAGGATCAAAATCTTTTGTATAATCTGCAAGAACTGTAATATTATATGTATAGAGTGGCATAGTAGAGAAGTAAGATATCATCTGCTTATATAGCATTGATACTCTAGTTAAGAAACGAGATACTTCACGAATATTATCTATATTATTAAGAGGTGACTGTACGTACTGGTCTAGTAAGTCTCGTGTATACTGAGTGTAAGTTTTGGAAACTGTCTTAGAAACATTCCTCTGTAACAATTCCTGAAACTTAGCAAAATTTATTTTCTGCGCTCGTTTGCGTTCTACTTCATAACCAGACTCATCAGTTTTTGTATAAACCTTTTGTACTATAGGTTGCTTTGTATTTTTTGTATTACTCAAATTGTGTGATATACCTCCTTTCTTAAAATCTTGTCACTTTTTTTGGTGCTCTTATTGAGAAAAGCTTTGTTATGTCGGATGGGGATTGGGTGCGCTTTTTCTGACGTACAATATCTTGACTTCTTAATGTAAATAAGGCGTGTCCCATTAAAGCGAGACAATACGATCTATCATCATGAAGAATGTTCTCAAAACCAGGAGCAAGATCATATCTAATATTTCCATTAGAAGATTTGTACTTGTACATATGAGTTACTTCTTCTTTCATTGCGTCAAGTTGCTTTAATCCAAGTTCTTCTTCAAAAGATAATTTATAATTTTTTTCGATAACTTCGCCGTTATTTTCTTCTAACATTGTTAAACTGCCATGATAATCATATTCTGCCGTAAAACTAATCAAATCTTGATCAATCATTTCACATAATTGTGAATACATAATTGCTTTATATTTAGCTGGTTCACGCATACGGATAATATCAATAGCATCTGGATACCTTTTTACATATGGAATTGCATAATCATAGCTTGCATCAATTAATCCGTGATGTTCATAATCTTTTTCACCTTTATGATTTTTCTCATAAAAATTATCAAAAAGTAGATCACATATTTGCGTAGCTCCACCACCAGAACCAGCATCAATATATATACCATGAATATTCTTATAATCAGGTACACCATATCCGTTATATCTAACAACGATATCTTGCAACATAGCCACTTGCTCAGGAGTTGTAAGAGGTTTTTTTGTTTCTTTATCAATTAAATTGATGCCATTAACAACATCCAATAACCAACCACGCTTGTCATCTCTATGTAATTTACCAACTAATACAAAGCTGTTATCTCTTTTTTTGGCTGGATCAAAGCAGATAACCATAAGAGAATTGTCGTCATTAACAAGCATTGGTGGTCTAACAACACTATTTCTAAGAACTTGTGATTTCTTAACTGCAATATCATCGCCAAGATCTGAATCAAATTTATTCATATATTCACGAGTAGCCTTAGTTGGATTCATTTTCATTTCTGAATCAATTTTTGCTTGTGTAAGCAATGGAACAGGATATATCTTTCCATTATATGTAGCATGAAGAATTACCTCGCAATCTATATCTGCACAAAAATAATTCTTATCACCTGCCATAGAATGCATTGCAGCTTCTTTATATCTTTTATAAAAAACATCATCCATAGAACCTGCTGAGCTTGCACACACAACTTGATTTGGGAAATTTGGTGGAAGTAATGTTACATCAACATCACCACCAAGAGCGAAGTCACTGTTCTGAGTGACGAATGGAAGAGTAGCAGCGAACATATCTTCAGATACATACGATGCCTCATCATAGAAATTAAGTCGGCTTCTTCGACCACGAGATCCATCAAAATTTGAGTTGACCGTAGCCAAGCTCGATCCTGAATAAAGTTTAAAGGAGTAAGATGCTGGATCATGTCGAAAGCCCTCGCTGTTTGAACTTTTTACAAGTTCGTTCAGAAATACATCTGTTAAACCAGTAAATGAAGCGATTTCTTTTTTTGCAATAGATTCAATCTTCTTCATCATACCTATACTCTGAGAACCTGTGCTTGATAAAATGTATCCTTCAAATTTAGGCAGTAACATTGTTTTAGCCATCAAAAATGGGCTACCTAGAGTTGTCTTACCAGCATTACGACTCATACACCAAACAACATTTGGTGTAATCCATGACATCATAAATACATATTTCTGATAGTCAAGAAATTCGATACCGAAAAATCTTTCGCAGAATTTTACTGGGTTTCTGCGCCCCCACTGAATTATTTCAGAGAATTTTTTCAAACCCTCTAGCTTTAATTCAGACATATCATAATAAGTAGGTTTTTTGAAAAAAGTAAAATTCTTTGGAGTGAATTCATTAATAGAATCACCCATCAAAACAATCTCATCATCAGCCATCTTCGATTACTTGTCCTTTTTCATCTATAAGACCTTTTTCAAATAAGAAATCTTTAAGATCTTTATTTTCTTTTTTCAATAACCTACTAAATTCAACAGCATTATCTCTTTCTTTTTGAAGATTAAATAATAATCCTTTCTGATGAATAACTTCCTTTTCCCAGTCATTTTCATCAGGATTCAACTGCTTTAACTGATTCTGATGATTCCTTGTCATAATATCTTCGATTGCCATATTAGTTTCATAATCAAATGTATTTACCTCAGAACCATCTAAATCCATTTCTTGTAATTCTTTTATGATGCCAGTAAGAGTACCAGCACCTTTACTTTTCCTATTGTTATTATTCTCAGATATTCCGTTATCCTTTGCTAGTGCAAGGGCAGAAGATATCATTTTTTGCTTTGTTTCAGCTAAAGATTTAATTGTTGATATAACACCTGGATTACTACCAAGTTGTTTCTTGTATTGTGAAATAGTATCATTGATTGTTTTTACATCCTTAAAACTTTGCACAATTTCAATTACAGCTTCAAGCTTCAATCCGTCATCTTTTACAGACTCATCAAAATATCCAACAAGCTTAGAGTAGAGAATAGGTTGTTCTGAAATTGGTTCATTTTCAAAAGGATCATAACCTAAAAATCTAAGAACTGTTCGTTTATTTTTTTTATACATTTCAACGACATCTTCAGATAATTCGTCTTCTTTATTCTCTTGTGTAATTTCTTCGTCTTTGTAAACTATTTTCTCTTTGAACATGTCGGAATCCATGTATCCCATACCAACATAATTTTTCATACTGATGTTTTTAATGTATGAAGTCCAGACGTTTTCCTTACTTTTCCCTGTGACCATATTTTCAGATTCTTGAATACTTGCATTCCATACAGTTTCAAGAAAAGGTTTGTTAAGATAATATAATGCTTTCTGCACACTCTCTTTTGTTGGCTCATGTTCTTCACCTCGCTCGTCAACTCGTAACGCAATTTTACGAGCACAATCACGACAGATTCTTGAAAAACTTTTTCCACCAAGTAAAGGATCTGTATCATAATAAAATTTTGTTTCTATATCCTTATGCTTATCACACATAGGACAATGAGCAGTACCTGCATATTTATCAAGCTTGTACTGTAATTCTTCAACTTTTTCTCTAGCTTCAGCAGCCGTTAATTTAACTGGTTGCATAGTGTTTTTTCTTGTAGCCAAACTAACGACCACCTCCTTTTTTCAATAAATTAAGCACTCTCTGCAATAACAGTAAGAGTGCTTTCCAAATATTCTACATAATCGTAGTTAATATTTATTTGTAAATTGTTTTTCTTAAACCATTCGTCAAATTCCCCAATATCAATTCTATATACAAAATCCAAGAAATCATACGGAGAGAATTTGGTGTATCCATAATTATCATGAAATAGCTTATGTACATCTTTATTTATACAAGCTCCAAACCCATAAATTACATGTAAGTCTTTCAATTCATCTCTCAGACATTGAAATTCATCTTCATTGTAATCACACACCTGTTGTTTGACCTCTATACCAGTCAATTTAAAAACTTCATCAACAATATCTCTAAATGCAGTAGTGTGATGCACATTATCAAATTCTCCACCAGTAATTACGCATTTATAATTACAAAACTCCATTGATTCATTAAACCAATCTTTTGTATCAGAGCGAAGTTCCGTATATGTAGGTAAAATACCGCCTTTCCAACGACCATTAAGTTCTCCGTTTAAAGGATTGATATGCCTAGGATTTTTATCACCAACCCATTTACCTTTCATACGTTCACTAATAGCTTTGCATTGTTCAGGACTTCGCTTTCTGCCTTTCCACCAACTATCGTGAGTTTTATAATATTCTTTCTTAGTAGCAGAAATTTTATCTCGCCATTCTTGTCCAAGATCACGTCCTCTTAATTTTTCTGCTACAATTTTTGCTTGAAATGCTCTACTACGCTTATATGTTTCCTCGGTTTTCCAAGCAACTCCTAATTCGCCTGCATGACATTCTATTGCTCTTACGGATCTACAAGGAAAGAATTTTTCTTTTAACTCTTTACCAGTATAATCATGGTAATGCTCTAATATTAAATCATCATCTTCCTTAGACCATGCCCTATGAGGTTCTTCACCATCGTCTAAAAATCTTCCATAACTAGGATTACATTCTCTGCATACATATCTAAGCCCAGTTCTACACGATTTGTCTTCTGGGAAATATTGTATGGTGTGTGGCAATTCTCTGTTGCACTTCTTGCAAAACACATATCCTTCTTTTGGAATATGTGTTAAATGATTTGTAAAATGTCTACCACAACATTCCTTACACCTATTATTTAATTTACCAAGCTTCATAAAATAAAAATCTTTATTAGCTGGCAATTCTCGTTTACATTGAGTACATTGCTTTGTTTTTTGTTCCATTCATCATTTCTCCAATCTCTCCATATCAACAACAATAATAGAAGAGAAGAGTGACTGGATATGGAGTACAGTCATTCACGAAGATGATCAGTCCTCGTTATTCTTCTCTTAATTCCAACTATCTGCAACCGAAACAGTAACAATCCTCTCATAGTTGGCTATATATTTATTCTCTTTTTAAATTTCATCACAACATAAAAATAAACTTGACCAATTCGACATATAGCGATAAAATATAACAAAAATGTATTGGAGGTATTTTGTTATGGTAAAAGTTAAAAATATAAACGGTACATCAAAAGATAAATATTCAAATCCTAAAGGGTATTCTTCGTGGCTAGATTATTGGAAAAACAATTCTATATTTGTTACTCTTGACAAGTGTGCTTGCATAGGATGTTCAAATAAGGCAAAAGTAGGAGCACATGTTAGAAAAACAAACGGAGACAACAAATGGTACATAGTTCCATTATGCTATGAGTGCAATAAGAACACCGAACCATTTAATGTAGATGAAGATTACTTGATAGAAGTAAATAAAGAAAATACCGTTGATTTATGGTAATAGTATAATTAAATGGAGAGTTGACAATTACTCTCCATTTTTTGTATATAAAACCATTTGTACAAACATTTTGAATGTTTTGAAAGTGAAATTCACTTCATTTAGCACACCCACTGCGCATCGAACACAGGTTAAGCGTTTTGGAGACGCTTTTCTAGCCAATAGATAGGTGCATAAAATATAAAGCTTAAACCTACAAAATCCGTCCCTAATACCATTATATAGAAAATCTGCGCAATATATAAAATACAATATATACAAAATGCACAACAAAAATTTGAAATATAATGTAATTATGGACATTTTTCATAAATTATGATATAATACAAAAATTGAGGAGGTATTAATTATGGAAGAATTTATCAAATGGATCATTGAAAACAAAGAAATTGCAATATTATTACTTGTAACTGTTAGCATATGTATTCCAATAAGTATGCGTTTTAGAAAAACAATAATTAATAATAACAATAAAAAAATTACAAATAACTATCATAATGAAACAAACAATAATTCAAGAACTTATAATCCACCAAAACAAAATCCACCAAGACAAAATTCATTCGCTACAAAAACAGAAATTCAAAGTATTAGGCTGTATTCTACTGGTAAAAAAGGTAAAGTCTATACTGACAAATTTTACAAACAAATAAATCATAATTTCGGAATAGAAATTTTGCTAAAGAATAATACGAATGTACAACAAAATGTTAAAGTTGGATGGTGCATATATAAAGATGGTTCAGAAATTGTGAAGGGGACTTTTAATAAAAAAATTAATGCAAATTCAACAGCCACTAATGATTTTTATGTAAAAGAAGAAAGTTTTAAAAGACTTAAATCAGGAAAATACAAATCGCAGTTCTGGGTAAATGATAAAAGAGTACAAAAAGTTTATTTTTACATCTTAAACAAATAGAAGAGAGGATTCATTATGAACATACCAACAAACCCTAAGAAAGCACCACTTGAAATGAAAAGTATAAAATTGTATTCGACAGGATTAAAGAAAGTTTTTACCAATCATTTTTATAAATCTATGAATCATAACTTTGGCATAGAGATTACTATCAGAAACAATACGAATAGAATGCAAGAAATGAAAATTGGAGGTTGCGTATATAATAGCAATAAAAATCCTGCTGTAAAATGGATAAGCAATAAAAAAATTAATCCTAATAGCAATGCATGTTATGATTATTATGTAAAAGAACAAACTTTTAATACTATGAAACCAGGAAAATATACAGTGATCTTTTGGATAAATGACAAAAAAGTAAAGGAAGCTTCATTTACCATTACATATAAATAATATTCGAAATGTTTAAGCTGCCGATAAAATTTATCGGCAGTTTTATAATACGAATAATAATAATTTTTCAATTTCTCCACACACTAATCAAAACATCTAAGGAGAACGCCCATGAACACATCATACAAAACAGCAATCCAATTTCAAGATTTATATATCCCAGTAAAAATGTTAAAAATATCACACAACAATTCCATAGAGCTTAATCAACTCTGCAAAGACTCTAAAGAAAGAGTACGTTACATCAAATTCTGTCCATCTTGTAACAAGGAAATAACAAATTCAGATATAGTAAAGGGATATAAATATGCAGAAGATAAATATATTGTCTTAGAACAATCCGACATAGATTCAATCACATCGAATCAAGACAGAACACTTTCAATAGAATATTTCTGTAAACCTAAAGAAATATCAAGTCTTTTAATAGATAAATCATATTATCTAATTCCAGAAATGGAATCAGAAATAGCATACGAACTTCTTCGTAAAGCTATGATTACAAATAGGGTAGTAGCCGTCACCGAAATAGTGTTAGGCACTAAACAAGAATTAGTAGCTTTATTTCCTGACAAACATTGTATTATTGCAACTATACTATTTTATGAGAATGAAATAAATGAGTTACCACCAATAATGAAACATAAAACTGATAAGCAACAACTTGACAATCTCAAACAAGATATTATAGATAATACAAAAGATTTTAATTGGAATTCACATTATGATAAATATCAACTTAAACTAAGAAAATTAATATTTGAAAAAATTCCAAAATGATAGCGTCTTTCTCATTGTCTCCTCAAAGACCGAGCTTTCATCTAAGCTGCATAGGACACATCCTATTGTTACAACAGTACCAATCCGAAGACTGCAAAGGACATAGGGCGGTAGTAAGTGTTAAGCTTACACACCTAAGTTCCGTATGCATCCAGAAAATAAGCTTTCACGTCAGGTTTACCGCATAATAATAAAATCAGCATAAAGCACTAACTAGCTGACATTGGACTGTACACATCCAGCTTTTTAGAATAGAATGCATTGTGCACTCGCATCCCATTCATGCTTATTGAGTGTTCTCATTCCTAACTCGTACTTGATATACGTCAAATGCATGATATGTATATGAGCAACCGTTTACCATATTATTCTCCACGTATTTTCAGTCTTCGGAGCAAAAAACTTCTCGATAAGGTTTTATATCTCTTATCCGATAGACCGCCCAGCAGTCATTCGCTAATGTTCATCTTTGACGTAAATGGAGACGAATTCACTATAGAACCATCAGAGCATTTAGTAGCATTCACAAGCTTAGATATACCGCGTTAAGGTTTCATGCACACTAGAGTCGTTAATATAGTCGGCTCTACCAAAATGCAGTAGTAGGTCTTACAATGCTATATGAATAGCAAATACCAAGATGTGTTACTTATATATTCTCTGTTTGGTTTATATGTGTATTTATTTTCTTATTTTTGGATATTTTGACAGAAATTGTCGTAATATGATATAATACTTCATAAGGTGCTACTAAAACGGTAGGACGGTTCTCTCCAATCTGGGAGTACAAGCCCAGTCTACATAGATGGTAATTGTACCGTAGTTCAGAAAGGAGATTTTTTGCCAATGATAACTTTGTCATATGAAGCATTAATTGCACTTGTCGCATTATGCGGTGGTGCAGGATATATGCTCGGTAGGTAGAGATATACAGAAAGCAAAAAAGTAACTGTCCTCGGCAAAGGAACTACAGTTACTTTTTAAGTTGACTATTTAATTTCAGAGCAACCGTCTTGCTTTACGGTGGCATCTTTTTTGAATTATCTTTAATCCCCTTGTATTGTAACACATATTGAAAGGGGGTGCAAGAAAAATATTACTTAGAAACAACGGAGGTTTTGTATATGAAATCATTTATAGAAATTTTAAAAATAATTCTTCCTGCATTTATAACAGGTATATTTACCTTTATTGTGACCAAATATAATTATAATAAGAATGTTCCTTTAGATAATATGAAGATTGCATATAATAGAATCTATTATCCTTTGTACAAGATTATAAACAATAATAAGGAATATAATAAAAAAGATATAGATGATGTTATAAACAATATATCAACTTATATGAATGATTATAATATCAAATATATTGATAGATCCACACATCAATCATATATAATATTAAAAGACAATCCCAATAAATATAACTACTATAATTTCAAAAACAACATATATGATAGAAACTCATATCTACGCAGAAGATTAGGATATCTTGAACCTAATTTTATACAGAGTGTTATGTATTTATCTAAAGATGATAAGTTCATATTTTTCTGTGGAGTAGATGGACTAATTATTTATATGTCATTTATAATTGCAGCTTTATTTAATAATGAAAGTGTGATCTACAAATATGCATTTGTATGCGGAGAGGTATTCTTAGTTATTTTTATTATTAAGATTATAATTAAAGGGATAGGTATTCTAGGGGTCAGAATTATTAAATTTGGTTGTTATATGAAGAAATGTTGGAATAAGAAGAAGTGTTAGACGAAAGCTTCATCGGCATCTTCGGTGTCTTCACGGATGACATACATCTGAGTAGTTTCGGAAGGATTATTTATTTTCTTCGTCAGTAACATTAGAATTTTTGCTTCTTAGAGCATTGATTTTATTCATAACCTCTGCTTTGGTCTGTTTGCGGCAGTAAAATTCTCTAGTTGTTTCAGTGGATCGATGATTGGCAAGCTCGGCTGCTAATGCTAAATCACCAGTTTCCTCATATACAAGATTTAGCCTAGTCTTACGCTGGCAATGAGGTCTATAGTCAGAAATTCCAATAATTTCGCCATATTTCTTCATTCTATCTCTGATTGCACTGTCACCCATGGGTTTATATTCTCCATTGTATTTTGTAATTAACAATGAATCACATTCCAAGTGGTCATAATCATTCTTTCGCATTTCAAGCCATTCTTGAATAAGTTCTTTTGCAACATCCCCGAAAACCACCTGTGTACGATATCCTTCCTTCTCCCTTATATCTACGAACATGTTATTCTCTAAATCAAGTTTAGATAGTTGCAACCTTAACAACGCACCAATTCTATTTGCTGAGTCAAAACTTACCTCAAATAAAATTTGATCCTGAATTGAATACTTATCATTTTCAGATAATTCTCTACGGATTGTCTGAACTTGTTCTTCTGTAAGGAAGTAAGAGTTCAAAATATGTTCCTCATTAGCTTTCTTCATTCTATCAAGTTTACCGTCAAAAGGATGGTATTTAACAAAACCACGTTTCATAGACCAAATATAGAATGAACTAACAGCAGAGATCTTCATGTTAATAATCTTTTTATGATTCAGAAGTGTTTCCTGACAGAACATAATGTAATTCTCCATAATATCAACGGCATTCTCCATAAACTCATCTGAATATAAATCTAAATCGCCATAATTTTCGCCTAACCACATAAGGAAATGACGAAACAGTCCTTCATATCTTTTATATGTAGTATCTTTAACATCCTGATTTTTAATAATATTTGATTGGAGATATTTCTTATATTTCTTCAAGTTATCAGGATTTATAAATTTTTCTTTATCCTTAGTAAAATACTTTACCCTTGTTACATGTGCCACTAAATCACTTCCTTTCATAACAAAAGAAGCAGTAGTATTATTAACTAACTGCTTCTAAGCGACATTTTCTATATTTAAAAAATCAAATATTTCTTCCATAGTTTTTATTCTTAAATCATCTCTTTTAATAATCTTATAATTTAAATGATTTTCCTTAAACAATTTTTCTTTATATCTTATCTTGAAAAAATATATCTGTTCTTCACGACTTCTAAGTTTAGAAAAATCATATGTATTTATAAAACCAGCCATTTCAACATACCAAACAGTTCCATCTGCAAGAGTAAATCTATAATCACAATTCATTTTCCCTTTATAATTAGTAGTGAAATCTACATAAGGTATATCTCTATCATATTTTATACCTTTAGATTTTAACCATGTGGATATATCATATTCGCAACTACTGTCACATCTTTCACCGTCATCCATATAAAATTCTGGTCTTCTACAATTCGGTTTAAATCCATAATGAATACAAGTTTCAGCCCAACTTCCAAATCTTTGTTGATAAACCCAAAATGAAGGTCTTCCAGTTTTATTAAAATCCTGTATTGTTGGGACTCTATCATATTCGTTAACAAAATCCATAAATGCTTTATCTAACTCAGATTCTTTATATTCAGCTTTCTGATTTATTTTAAGACCAAGTAATTCTAAACAATTATTATATCCATCAAAATATTTTTTGAAATAATTTTTAAGTTCAGTTCCATAATATTTATTTATATCACGTATTCCAGGAATTTTATTATATTTTTCAATGTATTCAAATATTATATTCTGAAGGAATTCCGCATTATCATGCTTTAATACATAATCATCATTTTCATTTAAAACATAATTTTTTGCATATTCTTTTTCATCAAATCCACACTCATGTAAAACATTTTTCCAACTACCAAATTTGTTATTATATGTCTTTCTATTTGGCATACCGTATTCTTTGCCATGAGTATCAATAAATTTAGCACTTGGGATAAACCCATTTTCACTTACAAAATTTTTGACTGCTTCAATTAACTCTTCCTTAGAATATGAATGACCTCTATATGTACCAGTTTCTTCAAATCCTAATTCCTTGTTCATTTTATTAAAACTGCCAAAATAATATAGTATGTCACTTTTTTTAACCTGTTTATTATTGTCAAAATCAGAAAGTTTAATGTTTCTTCCCAATTGTTCTCTTAATTTAATTGCATATTCACATACTTGTTCTTTAGTAGGACGTTCTCTATAATATGCTTCTTCTCCAAGATATTTTAGAAAATCTGAAAATGTACTTATATTCAAATCATCTGGTGCATTTCCAGGATACCAACTCCAACATTTTAATCCCACAAATCCATATTTTAACATTGTACAAGTAATTGTTTTTTCTAATTGTTTGCAAGCAAATTTATATTTTTCTACTTCGTCATACCATATTTTTTCATCGACTTTGTTTCTTCTCATAAATTTTTCCTACACTTTCCCCTACACATACAATAAAAATAGAACAGTAGAAGAGGTGTGTAGGTTGCCTCATATACTTGGTAGCTACTCCAAGTACCTACTGTTCCATAAGTCACATAATCAGCTATGACACCAATCATGAGCACATATATTTATTCTCCGTTTCTATCATAGAAACATTGAATTAGTGGGCAGGGTTGGACTCGAACCAACGAAGCCGAAGCACCCGATTTACAGTCGGGAGTAATTGCCGCTATACGACCTACCCATACAAAAAGAGTGTGCAGTATACGCCACACACTCCAAATAATCTAAAATCCAAAAGCCTTCAACATCTTCTGAATATCTTCATGGCTCAATTCATCACTAGAATAAAACGAATAACTCATATAAGAGTCGCCATCTGACTTACTAGCGGTAAATCCGTGAGTATTTCCTTCTTCATCTTCAGAAGTATGTAAATAAGTCTCATCATGACAATCGCAATTTTCACAATCACCATCGCAGTCATCTTCCTGACCAAACAGAATAACTTCCTTATCCTCATTTACACAATAATCAATGATATTCTGCTCAATATCACCATCCATATCAATGTAGAAAATATCTGTCTTATCAAGAACACCAAAGTCCTCAATAGGAACAACAGTGATTACGCCACCATCATCAACTGATACTAAATATTCGCCTATATTCATATAGTCTACAAGATCAATCTCTTTAATACTTGTCTCATCAAGTCTAATAAGATTGTCAAGAATGTACTCTGCAATTTCTTTATTTACGACTACACCAACTGTTTTATCAGTACAATATAATCTATTGATATAAATAGAGATAATGTCATCAACTTTGTCTTCAAGATCAATCATCTGAATGTCTTCATATTTATTTTTCTTCAAACAATTCACGACCTTTCAGACTAGAGCTGCTTTGCAGTCTTACTCATCTTAAATGTAATTTCCTGATGAGCAGGAGTTACGTATGTTTCACCAGCTCTTTCACCTAACATAATCTTACCTGTTCTTTCAGGAACTGTCTTAACCTTAAACTTACCAAGTTTACCAACAGGAACTGACTCTGTAGTATCAGCCTTTAATGTATCTGTAATAACATCTGCAAATGTATCAAGTATAAGAGCAATATCACCTTTCTTAGCTCCTTCAATTCTTTCTGCAATTGCGCTTACTAATTCGTTCTTTACCATTTTTAAAATCTCCTTTATTTTCCTTAATATTTTTTGTAATATAATAAGAGGGTAGCGTCCATATAAGGTACACTCCCTCTAATAGTGGCTTCGTCAGCCAAATTATTCATGATATATGCATAATATAAAATTATGCAAAATATCCACATATTTTAACCGAAGTTATTCCCGTTTATTGTGTGCCAGTCGAGTTCTGGTCTATTTTGCATTTGTATCACAGCAGTAACACTATAATACCCATCTAAATAGGATTACTCAAAAGTAGAAGAGTAATCCTATTTTCATAGTTACTTATGCCTTAATAATAAAAAACCAAGTCACTCGTACTCGGTCTACTTTGTCTCAAATTAGTATTCTATTAAGCATTTGACGTTGCATTTAATGTCATAGCATATTTCCACATATATCCACTTGCAATCTTTCCAGTTTTACAAGCCTTACTAATTGTACTTGGGTTAATTCCCGTTTCTTTATACCCCTCATAATATGAAGAATATGTTTTTATAAAAATTCCATCTTCAGAATATTGGTTAATGGGTATACGATTTCTTTTTGGTATTTTTTTCTTTATTTCTATATTATTGCATTTTGGATATTCGTCATAGTATTTCCAAATATATCCACCACTTGTCCTGTTGTTTGTATCGTCAACACAAGACGCAACGATTGAAGAATAATTTATCGTTGTATTACTGAGTTCGTCAATTGCATCCGTTGCAGAATCATATGTTTTAATAAACAAACCATTTATTGTATATTGGTTTATTTTTCTACGATGATTTGGATGAGATATTTTTAAATCTGGAAAAATAATATTTTCTGTTAACCATTTCCATGTATGTTTAGATCGTATTTCTGAAATGGTTTTCTTATCAACATTGGTGACTTTGCTTATTTCGTCATACGTTTTTTCTTCCAATAAAAGTCTTACAATTTCTCGAACAGTTATTTCTGCTAGTTTGCTTTTATTTGGTCTTCTTTTTGGAAACACCATACTCGATGTAAGGCTTTTATATGCTTTATGTTGATATATTGAATATATTAAATCTAAACTTATATTTAATTTTTTAGAAATTGAAACTATTGACTCTTTTGTATTACAAAGATAATAAACTATTTGCTGAAAATCATCACTACTGATTATATAATTACCTTTCATTAAATTATTTTCAACATTAGACGCACCTGAAAGTCCTGCAAATTGAGCAATATTATATCCGAAATTTTCATTAGCTGAATTATAACAATCAATCCAGTATTGTTCTTTTTCAATTCTTATACATTCATCACATCTTTCTATAATATAAAATTTAAAATTCTCAATTTTATACTTATTACAAGCGTTTTGTAAATGGTGATTATAGTGATAATTTCCTTTTAATTCTCGTCTATGTTGTGCCCATCTTCTATAAATATCAACTGATGAACCTATATATTTTTTATGGTTTATTGTATTTTCAATACAATAAATTCCACAAATTATTTCCCTCGCCATCTCATTCCTCCTTCTAAATTTACATTAAAAGAAGGAATGGACTTACTGCTGTCTCACGACATGTGCCATCCCTTTTAAATATTCTCTATTTGTTTTAATCTAATTGAATATCATACAAGCAAATCAATCCGTTATTCCCAATAACAGATACAGTCTGTTCTGGTTTATTCACTTTCCGAATTGAAGTTGCATAGTTGTCACTTCCTGATACACACCCTGACTGGATTACCTTTGTATCATATACAGTCTCCATAGAGTTTGTATGCCTGTGTCCTAGAAGTACAATGTCTGGTTTAATCCCAAACATCATAGTAAAATTTTGAACAACATTACTTGGTGAATCTTTATGTCCATGAGCAGCAAACACATTATTACCACGAATATTAAACATTGCAATTTCTGGCTCAATAGTATTATCACAAATAGTTATATTTTCAAAATTCTGCATTCTTGCTTTTAAATAGAATGGTAAGAGCACGTCCATATTTTCGCCATCCAAAGAGTCTTCTTTTTTAGGGGATATCCTTGAATGATTACCAGGAGTTGTATATACATAGATATGATTAAAATGATTTGCCATGCGAGAGAGCATAGCAGAAATCAACTCTGAAACATATTTGAACTGTTCCATAAGATCCATGTTATTCTGTAATCGAAGATTATTGTGAATAATTCCACTAAGAATTTCGCCAATAACTAAATAACAATTTTCTGACTCATGCATACCACGAATATCTAAAATATCAGAAGTAAATTTTTCAATTCGTTTCTTTAAAATATCTTCATCAAAATCATTCTTCCAATTATGTATCTCAATACCGCAATGGACATCGGTGAGATGACACAGTAAATCAGTCGAACTATTAAACAGAGTATAATGTACTGGAATATTTATTGGCTCAACATTCTCATAAATAATACGCTTCACCATATCAGCATAAGACTCTTTACGAGCTTCCTGTCTAATGAGTTTATTATATTCAACTCTAGCATCAGATAGTTTTATTTTCTCTCGTCTTAGTTCTTGAATTTTTACATCCAATTCACTATTCTCAGACACATTCTGATTTAATCCATTTTTATATTTTTCATATTCACTTCGCGTTTTTCCACCAAAAATAGTGGAGGAAGCCTTGCGAATAGTATCTGAATTACACTGCACATTGTATTTATCTTTTAGTTCAGACCAATCATAATCATTTTCACCATTAATTTTAGAGTCAATATCTTTTAAAACTGCCTCATATGTCTCAACAGTTAAGCCATATTTTGATAACTCTTTTTTGAATTTTTCAATCTCAAACAATTAGTCACCAACTCTCTATTCTTCAGAATCTTCCTCTACAGGAAGTTCAAATGTAATTTTAAATCCAATCTGATCGAATGGGATTGCATCAATTACCTGTTGAGATAAGTCCTCGCCAGTTTCAGCATCTACAAGTTTTAAATCCTTTACGGAAATATTATCTAATTTAATTGTTTTCTTAGGAGCTGTAATTTTCTCCTCTGATTCAGTAATTTTAATCATCTTTTCTCCTTTTTCTCAACTAAAATAGGAGAGCAATGTGCTCTCCTTAAATAATTTCATCTAAACTTGTTATATATCCATCTGCAACACCAAGTTCAATTGCTTCTTTTGCAGACAAGTACCAATCCGTAGAAAAGTGTTCTTCAAACACATCATTAGGTATCTTAGTTCTTGCTAATACAAAATTACCAAGTTCTTCAATTTGTCTCTGATAATTCAAAATAGCAGCAACAACTTCATCATAATTACCCGCAAATTGACCAGCTCCTTTATGAATAAGGAACTCGGCAGTTGGAAATGTGTATCTCTTATGACAAGCAAGATATATAAAACATCCACTTGATGCAGCCATACCTACATTTATTCCAACTACAGGAGTTTCACTAAGCTGAATTGTATCTACAAGACAATTATTTACCTCTAAATCTCCACCTGGACTAAAGAATATAACCTTGATTGGAGTGCGAGATTCTTTTGGTATGTTTTTCTGTTTATCTTCAAAATTCCATTGCATAATCATCTTTGCATATTCCAATGTCATTGTTGTTATTTCATCATCAATCCAAAGAATTCTGTTTTCATAATTCTTATAGAATTGTAACAATGATGGATCTGGCAACTGTAGATTCTCTGCATTTTGTGGAATAGCAATATCTAAATATGCAGTTTCTAATTTCCTTTTATTCATAGGCTCTTAGCCTCCAAATTCATAATATTTCTCTATAATGAAATTTTTGTTCCCTTGTTCACTGCAACAACTTTTGTAGATTTTAAACAATCAGAGATAGCATCTTCCAAATCATGTTTAAATTCAATTTTATTGGAATCACCATGAACAAGAAATATTTTTTCACAATTTATACTTTTATAATAATTAATCAAATCATTTCGCTGCATGTGAGAACTGAAAGAATGCAAATCATACACCTGACATTTATTTTTATAAGGTTTTCCATTAATATTAATAGTCTTGTGTTCTTTTTCATGTTTGATTTTCCACGCTAAAGTATTTTCACCTGCATATCCCATAAATAAAATGCAATCTGATTCTTTTGGTAAAATATTCTGAACCCATTTTACACTGCGTCCTGCGGTCAACATACCTGAACTACTCAAGACAACTTTTGCTCCATTAGAAGAAATAGCTGCTTTACTATCTTCAGACGTGATAACTCTTTTAATATTTTTCCAAGACATCATCTCGTCAAATAATTCTTTTTTATCATCTTCGAGGATAGAAGAATAGCAATCAAGAAGTCGATTTGCCAAAGGACTATCAATCAGAATAGGTATTTTAAAATTATCATCTTTTCCAAATAGGGAATATAAAATCCATAAAATATATGGAGTTCTATCAAGTGAAAATGACGGAATAAGAACCCTTGCATTATTATCAACACAATATTGTTCTATAACAGATTTGATTTTTTCTATGTCTTTTTTATAAGTTTCTTTAGTACATTGTCTACCTTTGGCTGCATAAGTACATTCACCAATTACAATATTAGTTGATGTAACTGGTTGAAAATCTTCAACAAATATTCTTGAATCTTGAGTAGCAATATTTCCTAAATCACTTGTAAATAAAATTTTTCGTGTATGAGAATGCCCATTAATATACACCTCACATTGTTTAGATAAAAGTATGTGTCCAGCATTTGTATATCTAATTGCCAATTCATCAGAAAGATTAGTAATCTTGTCTGAATTAATTTCTATAACATAATTTAATGTTTTGTATACGATATCTTCTGTGTAGAATGGTTCATAGCATCTATCATTTTTCAAATTCAATACTTCAATATCTCTGCAATTTATATAAGAGCTATCAAGCCACATTTCTTTTAAGATAGAAGTAGAACCTTTTGGAACGATAATTTTTGCATTACATTTTCCACGAGCATATAATGTTGGGATCATAGCAATATGGTCTGCATGAAGATGCCCGACTATAATATATTCAAGTTCTTGTGGTTTGATTTTTTGAATATATTTCATATTAGCTTTATAATTTTCTAAAACAGTATGTTCACCTTGAATCATGCCACATTCAAATAAATAACTATGTTCTGGTATTTTTATAAGAGTAGCACTGCCAGTTACATCTTCTGCATTTCCACCAACAACTTCTATAGTAATTTCATGTTTTTTCTTTCCGATGGCTTAGACACCACCTTCCTCATATATTTCGCCTATTTGACGATTGAATTTTTTCTTAACTTGTATAAATCTTTCAGAGCTTTCTTATCTTCAGTAAGATAATACTTTGGATGAGAACTTTTACTTTTATGTAAAAATCCATTATCACCAAAACTATGACCTAATTTCTGTAACTCTACAGATTCTCTCTGAGTAATAAGTATTATATTGTTCACGACCTTTACTTTATATTTTCTGCAATAACAGAATAATTGGAAATGTAAGACTCGAACTTACGACCTCATGATCCCAAATCATGCGTTCTACCAAACTGAACTAATTCCCAAAATAAAAAATCCCATACCGAAGTATGAGATCCTTACATTTTTATATGCGCTGAGATTATACGCACATTCAGAAATCTTTACGAGCATTATGTATTCTCTCGTTATCCACCATATGCTGCTAATGCACACATATAGTATTTCCCACGATTGCCTTGTTTATAGAGTGGCTGATCTCTATTTCTACGTATCTACTCTGATGTCCTCATTCCATCGACAATGCCTTGCCGTAAATCTCCGCTAAGAGAACTGTGCAGATTCGACCAAACACTTTAAAGCCTTGCGAGACTTCTCAGTGAGTGTATTATCCAAAGATTACACTATTAAACCGCTTTTAATACGCATAGATGTTGACTTTCGCTGTAATATTTTTATATAATTTGATAAGAATTATTCATCCAATAATTTTGATATTTGTAATCAATTGTTATTAAATCACATACATAGAAAGTTGTTCATACAGATGATGTGCAACACCAGAAGCTCCAATTCCTTTTGAGAATAAGAATACTCCACACCATCATATCTTTCGGTTATCATCCCTACTAAACGTTCATATAAGCTAATTAGGCATTTACCTGTTCACTCACATAAATGGATACCGCCATTATGTAATAAGCACTCAGACTATATATCCTCCTGATTCATCGTCATATCTTCATAAGTTTGCATGGATTATTTGATTTGCAGTCAAAAACACCATTCTCAGCGGTCGCCCCTGAATGTGCTTATCATCCCTTATTTCACGATACTATTTCCGCATAGGATTTACCTCATTACCGATACGAAACGAGTCCTTTTGAGACTCCGATATGTCAGTTTTGCTTGAATTGACTGTATTTCTACAGCGATAGCGTGTAAGACTATCTTTACATACCTCACGATATGCTATCTTAATGGTTGTCAAGCCAACCGAGTTGCGCAGCAGGGATTCGAACCCTGATCACAGGGATATGAACCCTGTATCCTTCCTTTAGAACACCGTACGATAATATTTAGAGAATAATCGGCAACCATGCTGCAAGAATTGTAGCACAGCCACCGATTTATAAGAAAGAGGTACGATATGAATTCCAAAATCTATCAGATATTTAAAATAGAACTGAAAATGTTCTCATAATTTCAATCAATTTGATATATCTATACGAATATAGATAAGCTTTATAATTATTAACAATTAAAAATTGTTCATTCTTCTATGATATTTTTATATCACCAATTATACTTTCAGTAAGTTTTAATTCTATTAAGAATCTTCATGACACGTATGACAAAATACCAAATTTTCAATATATCAAACTGACAGAATTACAAAATAACAAAGTAGCAAATAGCAATACATATAACGACACTTTCAAATGTAATTTTCCTCAAACATACAGGAGACTTAATAATGTAATATTTATGAAATATTCTTGTTTTGTTTATATGTAATATCTTGCATTTAAGCAACGCATTATTTACTATTTTTAATATTATATGGCTAATATCCAGCCTTGCAGCATTATAGTTCATCTGCATCTGAACCGATTGACAATTATAAAAATCAATCTCAGCCCTATTTTAAACATCCGATAGAAGAGAGGTGTGGGAATTAACCCACAACCAAATCCTCAAAAGAATCATTTACATCAAACAATGGTGTAAAATTAACCTGTGTTGTAATCTCAATTTCATCAAGTTTTGAAGAAATCTCATCACACTCTTTACGATATTTCTTGATAAGATTCTTAACGGTATTTCTGTCATAATCTATACTTGTAATTCTATTAATATTATAGTTGTATGGTTTCTGCTCGCCATTAATATCAAACTTATAATCTCTGCCTGTTGTCTGAGTTTCTTTTGGCTTACGCTTAGCAAGCATTTGGAATGTAGAAATAATAGACTGCTTTCTTTTATTCAGACTAATAGCGTTATCAATATTAATCTCTGTTGTAGACTTTGCATCTGCAATAGCTGTGAAAAGCTTTTCTTTCTCGTTGACAACCTTAACAATAAAATCAATGACCTGATTAGGTGTAAAGTCAACATCTATCTGCTTTGCAACAACTACACCAAGTTCATCCTCTGCATCTTTATTTGCTTTTGAACGAAGATGATCTTCTTTTGTCGTAGTTACAAAATCATCTCTCCCAAGATAATTTTTTGCTGAGTCTAATAAATCCTCAAGAAAATTTGCATAACGATAAGATTCCTTTAAATTCATGTTCATTTCTCCTTTTATTCAAATAATGTGTTTTTGGTTACACTATTATATTCTCTGTTTTATCAGCCAAGAAAAGCTGATTTCATTCTAAATCTGCAATGCCACTCAAAAGAGCAGCAGAGCAGACATACAAAGATTGTCGGTTTGTTTCTTCCATGACAATCGTTTTTGTATCATATTTTGTAAATATTTCACTATATCTACATTTAAGAAAATCGAATTTTTTGTGAAAATATGCCAAAAAGCCTTATAAATTAAGGAGTTTTGAAGAATATAAAAAGTGGTTAAATTAACGTTTCTCATTGTATTTCTTATATTTTTCCAATTCTTTTTCTCGTGCGCAATACTTACAATAACGATTGTTTGTACCAGTGACTTTAATTTTTCTTCCACATCCATTTGCACACTGTTTATATCCCTTTTTAAAATTCCCTATGTACTGATTGCCAATATTCTCAAATTGAGTTACTTTATAAGCAATATCATCATCAATGTCTCCTAAATCAATTTTGATATTTAAATTATTCACCTTTTTCCCGAAATGAATATAACCATTACTATATAACTCATGCAATAATTCATTCTTTTTATCAGATGAGAGAGTAACATTGGCAAGTTTAAACACTTCTGAAAGACCTTTTGAGTCTTTTTTATTTATCCATCCTTCACTATTCATATATCTTGCAATAGCAAATAATGTAAACATAAATTTCTTTTGGCGATCATTTGGAAGAGATTCCACGACTTTTAATTCTTTTTCATAGATAGGAACATACTCAAGTTCCCTAAAGAGATTTTTTGATTCTGAATCATATAAATCAATACATGTTTTTTTGATTTTGTTAGCATATCTATATTCCTGATATCCTTCAATATTGAATTCAAGCATCTTTGCTTTGACTGTATCAATTAGAATATTTGGATCTTTACCTCTATCAAAATAATACTTAGCAATCAATGTTATTAAATATCCATTCGAGATATTGTCTGGTTTGTTGCCAGACACTAATATCTCTCTAATATATTCTTTTTCATTCAGTATATACAACTTCTTCCTCCATTTCTTCTAAACGCTTAATAATTAGTTCTCCAATACAATCCCAACAAAACTGTCTATTACCTTTATATCCATAAGTCATATCAAGAATGATGTTCATACGTTCATCATCATTTGGACATATTTGTTCGGCTTTCTTCTTAAACATTTCAACCATACTTGCACGTTGATAATATTTGTCGAATTCATCCTGCTTATCAAAGATATCAGTTCTATTTAGCTGTATTCCTTTTTCTTTTCCCTGTTTCTTTTTATATTCTTTAATACATTCACAATAATATTGTTCAAGTTCTCGCAGAGCTTGTCTGTGTTCTTCAGTACAACGCCTTTTAACCTTCAATGTATTATAATCAAATGAAGAATCCTTATGTAATTGAGATTTGTAACCATCTAACTGACTTTCAACATATTTACAAATCTGATTCATGGAACAATTCCCTGTACCAACTGGCATTTTTCTTTCATACCAAAATAAGAAATCTTCTTGTTCTTTTGTAAGGTCATCTTTATTATACAAATCCTCGATAGAACATTTATAGATAGCATAGCATTTAGCATTACTTTCTTTAATGTATTGCTTGTACTGTCTTTTTGTATCATCATAAACATAAATCATAAAATATGGCTTTCTATATGCGCAAAGCGATTGCAAATATTTATTCTCTCCGCAAGCACCTAAATTGTACCAACTGCTTTCCATTGGTTTTGCAATGATTCCCTTGATTTTGTCCAACTCATTTTGTTGATAGAGCTGACCGCATTCTATTCTATATTCTAATTCTTTATATTCAGGTGAATCTTTCTCGAAATGAGATTGAACTTCCATCATAGATGTGACATAATTAGTGATTGTTCCAACTTGATTTCCCATACCTGCTTTATTTGTCTTTTTAACAGCAGCTTCAGTAACAACAATTTTTTCTGCATTTCGCTGAACACATTCGATAGCAGGTAAGTATCTATAACGTCTTTTCATAACTGGATTATTAGTAGAAAAGTTCAGATCCGAGTCCCAATCTTCCCCATTCTCAGCCATACAAAATGAATCCCAACCGTTTATAATCATAATAGTATTCATATATTGATACCAATACCGGCATTCATCCGAATTATTGATATTACACATTCGAATATTATTATGACTTGTCATTGGGCTTCTAAAGAGTACAATTTCATCTTCATTTTTATCAATCCAAAATTTTGAATAACATTCATTTGCTTTTAATAAACCTGTAACTTCCAAACCACAAAGAGATTGCATAAGAGCAAATGGATCGCCACTTGCAATCTGATAATTGCCATTTACAAATAATTTGCCAATCTTCGCATCATTCATTTTTTTCTTGATATATCTATGTACAGAGTCGATTATATATGGATCTCCCAACATATATTCGCTTGTATATAAAGCACGTTGCCATGAATTTACATCAGTATTTTCGTTAATACCAAGAAATTCAATAGTAGAAGAGTAGTCACCACACATAGCATCTTTTAAATAGTTGATTGTTGGTGCGCACAATTCCTCAACATCTTCGTCTGTAAATTCATAAGACTGAAGATATTGGTAATTCAATTCTCTCTGTTCTTCAAGAACATGTGGTGAAATTTTTGTTACAGAAAATCCGTATCCACATTCCTTATATGCGTTCACATATTGCTCAATATTATCATACGCTCTCCATAATTTAAGAGAAGACTCTGTGACAATCATTTCACATTGACGAATATCTTGCATATTTCCCCAAATATCTTCAATCATATAATTACCATTATTGTATTTTTCAATAAATTCATAAATAGGGAACGGATAGAGCATTCCTTTGAGCCATGCGTTTCTCAAGCACACGCCACCAGGAATATAATCAAGACCTAAAGATTCAGCTACTCGCTGCATATATTGTATAGTACAAAGATTAAAACCGTCAGATACATTGTTTTCAAGAGCTTTATCTTTAATAATTTCTCTTGTTGGTTCTTTTGAATCGCCACCATCATCGAGTGATATAACATCTGCAAAATATTGTGTAATACAATCTTTTACAACCAAAATTCCATGTGGATCACAAATCGGTTGCGATGCAGAACATGTTAATGCTTTGTAAGCTTCGTATTTTGCAGGAACTAATTTAGTATCTGGATTTCTCTTACATTCACATAATTCATTTAATTTGTCAATGTATTGTGAATTGCAGAAGAGAAGAGTATTGTTTTTTAATCCACCAGTAGTTCCAACAAAGCGTTTATAATTAACACCATTTATGGTAATACCTTTTTTACCAGTCACTCTTGCAAAATCAGATTTTTTATCAACAACTACCTGCATAAATATCTTTGAAAAATCAATACTCCAAATAGGTTTTTCTAAAATCTTATTTGCCATTATGCGGAACTCTTGAGCTTCAAACAGTGATATGAGTTCCTGATATTTAAAAGCTTCTTCTTTGGTAATCTGTAAATCCCAATTAGAATACTTTAGTTTATTTGTTCCAATTTTAAAAATCTCATATTGAGGTACGCTAATACCAGCCATAAATCCTCCTTTTATCTTTTATTTATTATATTTCACTTATATATTCTCCAAATGAAATTTCTATTTATTTACATTTTACTCAAAATAAACAGGTACTTTACCAACATCAAAGCTTTTCATAATAAGATAACTTATATATCCATCAATTATTTCAAAATTTCTGTCAATAATAATTGGACTTAATTCACCACGATTAACAAATCTATTAAATTTCATTCTATATTTATAATAATTTGGTGGAGTAGCAAGAAACTCATCCTTAATTTTTATTTCATTAATAGGAATCCAATATTCAACATTACTCTTATAATCAATATCAAAAAACATTCTTAACTTTTCAACTATCATAGTAACCATCCTTTCCCATCTCATGCACTTCATATCCTAGCCAATCAATCAAAAAATCAATACCAGGAATACAATCTCTATGTATATATTCACCATCTGAATTTTCAATAAAATCTTCTCCATCATAAATACCTTCTTTACAATAGCAGCAGGTATAATTACTTGGTTTAGGATTATAATTAGGACAACCGGCAGCATGTCCATATTTTGTATCAGAAAAACAGTATTTACAAATCATCTTATTAAACCCCCTTAGAAGTTGAAATAATTTCATTGCCTATATTAAAACATTTCAATTCATATTCACTTCTTTTTATATATCTTTCGATTTTTCCTTCGTTATAAAGTGTTTCGATATACTTTGTTATATCTGTTTTAATGGATTTTATGTCTGATTCAAAAATAATATTTTTATAATCATCAAGTAAATCGAGATGATCAATAGTATTTTCCTTTATATATAAATCAACTAAATATTTTTCTGTTTCGACATTCCATTTTGCAAAAGCAACAATAGAATAGTTGTTATGTAAATCAATCTTTATTACTGTATTTGCCATTATTTCGTATCTCATTAAATAAGTTCCTCCATTTTATTTAAGTCTCTTATATTGCAATCTATTTTTCGATCTTGGTCAAATTTCCAATCAGAAGCTAAACGTTCTGCTAAATTTAAATTTGTTTCACCAAAATCAGCTTCACATAATTTTGGATAGCATACCAAATTAACCCTTCTTCTAAGTTCCATTGTTCTTGTCATTACATGATTCTGTGTTTCCTTTGTCATAAATTATTGTTCTCCTTATTATTAAATAAAATTTTTTATTCATATCATCGCTCCTTAGTGTGATACGTGTTTATTTGTTACATTTATATATTCCCTTATTGCAAAAGGGTTTTATTAAAAATTAAAATGTGAGGGTTTGTTCTAATTCACTGATATGGTATAATCATTAAGATGTGTATATACACTTGTAACTCATTAACTAAAGTCACGACTGATTCTTATATCAGGTACGGAGGTGTGATTATGCACATTAAAAATAGTGAAATCTATAATCTTTCCTATTTTAATAGTGTCTTATTATGAAAGGAGGATTGTAGATATTGCTAGTTATTATTCTTACACCAGCTGTTATAATCGCAGTTTTAAATCTTGTTAAATATTGTGTCAAGTGTTTTACACAGTATAAAGAGTTGAAGCTACTTGTAACTTCAGGAAAAGAACGTGTCGCCATCACGAAAAATGGCATATCATATAAGAAATAGGATATAGTAGGTACGTGAATTACTATTGTATTCATTTCTTATAGTAACTTTTAACAATAATTCACCAGTGAATTAGAAGCCTCACTGCAAATTGGAGTGTTTAGTGTAACACTCATTGCGCAAATTTATGGTAAGGAGATATTGTCGTAAGTGACAGTATCTCTTTATGTTCTTAATTTGTTATTCTCCAAAATCTCTATTTGTTTTTTGATTTCCTCACATGGATTATATTTATCATCAATTCTTTGACCATGCTCATCGTTTATAAAATGTCTGTAATCAGCAAATACTTTTGGAGTAGTTAAATATTTTTCTTTACCATCTTTAATATATTTTTCTCTCTTCATTGGTTGGCATTTTATTATTTTAAGTTCTTCCAAAATATCAACTATACGCCCTATATATCTTTCAGAAAGACCAATATCATCTGAGATTGTCTTAAAATACCTATAACAGCAGATGGGTTTATCCTCTATACGATTCAGATTGACACGAATATAGGATAGTAGAAGCAGAATATAGGCAGACGACATTCTTGTAAGGTCAATACCTTTACCTTTTAATTCTTCTTTAAAATTCAATATCTTGTCCAATTCATCAAAATAGATGATTCCAAAATTATCAGGCACATCGAATTTTTCAATATTTAGTTGTACTTGCTGATATTTCACCGAATTGGTGTTTTCTTTTAGACACTTCTCGAAATCAGGACACGATTCAAAATATCCATAATGAGAGAGAAGTAATAGAACTTCATAATATTTTTGGTTTATTTTCCCATCTCTGTAATTAGGTTTCAGCTTAGACCAGTGGCAAAGTTCTGTTGTAGAAAATGCTACCGTGTCATCAAGTGAACGTCTTGAACAAAGATATGAGAAGATTATTACACGCTTAGATGAGAGATCTTTATCATAGATGATTTCTCGTGGAATTTTTACATAATTCAAATTATTGTTTTCACCTTCTTTCCATTCTTAAATAATATTCTCCATCTTGACTTTCAAAAGTCGTGAACTTTTACATTTATGAAATTATCAAAAATTCATTTGGGTACATGTATAGCGTACCCAAAAGTAAAAAATTTCTTCATTTGGGTACATGTCAGGTGTGGATTTGTGTAGGTCAATATCTATATAGACTCATATTATCAAGAGAAGAATATTACGCTTGTATTTCGCTTACGCTTCATACAAGCTCTATAATTTTTTTGTTGATTATTATTGATTGATTTAGGTACATGATATTTTTTGATTAATGTTTTCATTTGGGTATATATGAGATGTACCTATATTATTTCTGACCTTGAAATATATTATTTATTTCCTTTAAGTGAAATAGCATATAACATATTTCTAATATTGAAAATATGCATCCAAAATATTCAAGATTTTCTCTTATATAAGGATTTGATAATTTTCTTATAACAGATTCTCTTGTTCTTTTAAATAAAATTGACTTCTTCATAATATCATTCTCCTTCTGAATTATTTTTATCTTTCTAAAACAACATAATCAGCAAATGGATCATCAATAGAAAACACAGGTAACTTATTGTGATATCTTTCATATATTTCTTCACCTGATATAAATACATAAAATTTACTATCACCTTGTCTTTCTTTTCTTAGTTGTTCTAGTTCAGTTTCATATTTTCCATTTTTAACTGAACCTATTTTTCCACAAATAGTACAATATCCAGTTAATCTTGTATGTCTATTTATTTTTCCAACAAATGTTGAATCATATTGAATCAAGCATTCTTCATATTGATGTTTATGTTTGGACTTATGATTGCTTTTTGAGATATTGCTTTTCTTAGATTTTTTATATTTGGGTATTTCATGTTCTTGTATCATAGATTACTCCTTTGATATATTATTCTCTTTCTTCAATTATCTACTCAGAGATGTTCTTTTCTTGCTAACGTTGCGAAAAGACCGCCCTTATCAAAGGGCTACATCTTGTGCTTACGCACTTACTATTTTTTTGAGCTTGTATATAGTTTTCTCATACCCCTATCTGTGGGTTAAAAATGAGTTTTTGAGAGTAATTTTCAATTTTTATGTCTTAGGTGATAACTTATAAGGGCATGAGATAAAAGTGGCTAATTTTTCTCTGAGCGTTGATTTACTCCCTAAATAAATTAAGATGCAATTTTGTCAGCTAATTCATCAAATATATTTCTATTTGTCTTTGGTGGTTCAAGATTAAACTTTTCTAATATTGAATTAAGGGTAGTGTCATACATATTTCTTATATCTTTATAATAGTTAATTACATCTAAATCATATGGTCTATCTTCACATTCTGTTTCAAACATATAATCTTTAATATAATCAGAAAATTCTATATTGTATGTATCTTGCACTTCATTAAGTATTATGTGTATTGTATCTGATAATCTTAATTCCTGGTCTGAGTGTTCATTGACATAATCCGTTAAGAGTCTAAGCTTATCAAATGTGGTTGTTTTCCAACGAGAATATTTCTTATCAGGAAGTTTCTTTTTGGTTGAGGCTTCTTTTAATGATGAAATATCTTGCTGCATAGTAGATACCGTTTGTGTGAGAGTGGTAATAGCATCTATAAGTGGCTGAATGTTTGATGTAGTATTTAACTCATTATGTCTGTATTTTGAGATAATATCCCATGTCCAATCCATAAAGATATTAGCATTCTTTTGACGTGACCAGCGGCATATCTCCATAACTCCTCTTTCTGTATAATAAACACGTTCCGTCATAAGATTACCATTCTGTTCTCGACTAGCCCCACTTTGGGTATTGTCGAAAGTCCTGTCTTTAATTCTTACACATAATTCATCCAATCTATCCTTATGTTTAAGATGTATTTTGCGAATTGCTTTAGATGGATCTGCGTATTCCAACGCCTGACCAATCTGTTCTCTCGTAAGAAGAATGTCATCATTCATATTCCTATAGAAGTTGCATGGTAAATTATTAAATGTTTCTGTTGTAATAAGTTTTAAGTTTGTCATAGTGTTAAATCCCTTTCTTATGTGTTTTTTGTTTTTTCTACTTATATATTCTCTAATTTGGAATTTGTTTTTAACAAAAATAAAAAAGACAGATGAGAAAAATCATCTGTCTTTTAATAATATAATATGTATTTTTTATTCTTCGGTTTTATCTTCTATGATGTGATCGGCACATAACCAATCTGATTCTGGCTTTGCAATTAATCTTGCATCCATATAAGCCATTTCCATAGTAAGACATGTTTTTGCTTGATAATGATTACCTCTTCGCTTTTCAAGAATAAGTGCAATGTCTGGAGTATCATCTTTTGTAAAACATAGTGGAATCATTAACTGTATTTTTTCTTGATAATAATGTGGTATTGCTAATTTATAATTTGCTGTTACTTTTTGAATAGCTGTATCAATATAACCTTTTAATACTTCAAGTGGTCTGTCACTTTGTTTAATACAATTGGGTAAACGATTATATGTATTCAAATCTTCTAATATATGATTATAATTAGGATGAACTTTACAATGCCAATCAAATACCAAAAGAGTAGTGTCTTGGAAATAATCTGCTCTTTCAGGAAAATCAACATCCACATCAATTGAAGTTAATTCATATTCATCTTTAAAACCTTTAAAATACCATTTTGGCATTGTAGAATCCGATAAATATTTCTTATTTAACTCTCCATATGCATAAATTGGAATATAACGATCAGTAAATAAACCTGTATTAAATAAACAATATTCTTCAGTTTCAATTACTTTATTTTCACGTTGTAACTGATAAAATGTATTTAATAGATAATTTTTTAAAATAACATTGTCATTTTTGTTTTCAAAATTCCATGACTCTTTTATTGCCTTGTCAGCAAGCGATTGAATTTGAGCATTATAATCACCCCAAAACATATAATCATATAATTTTATAAGTTCCATATATTCCATACCTTCTTTCTGAAATGCTTCTTTCAGTATAGCATTTTTATTGGTTATTGAAAAGAATTTTGTTGTAATTGAAATTTGTTTAAAAAAGACTTCATATGGATTGTTAGTATATTTTTGGATATGACGAGTTGTGAATCCTTTTTCAGTAATTGCTTTTTGATATGCTTCTTTTTCTGATTCAGCATAAATAACAGTAATATATGTATATTTATTACTATATTCCGCTGTTGTTGGTACTAAATATGTGTTCATTGTATTTGTCTCCTTTTTTGCTTTTTATTGGGTTACAGTTATATATTCTCTTATTGGGATTGCAGGAGTTTAGATTATCTGAGAGAGTAAATAGGGAGTTTTATTGGCTAGGTGGTTAGTTGTTAGGGTAGAAGGTAAAAATTGAAATTTGAGCTGTGAGAGTGGATTTTTGTATAGGCGTGAGAATTGATAATATTATTTATAGTAAATGTGTATAAATGTATATAGATAGTTAATGTGATTTTGGGTGATGTAAAAAATGACCTTGTATTTTGAGCATTTAGGTGGGTAAAAATGATTTTAGGTGTTATTGGTAGGGTAGAATAAAAATGCTGTGTATGGGCATGATAGAAGGGCTAGATGAGAGATGGGATTTTTTAGTATTGTTATAGTAGGATTTTTTGATGGTTTGTATTAGATTTTTGGTTATTTTTGTGAAGAATATAGGTGATTTTTGCGTTTTCTGGTGTGGTTTTTATATACTCATCTCTGTGTGGAATAAAGGTGATAATTTTTAAAAAATAAAAAAGACAACCATACTAAGTTGTCTTTTAATAAATAAAGCTATTTATGTTGATTTTTAATAGAGTCATAATTTTCTATTACACGTCTTAGTTTAGTGACAAAAAATGAGATATCTGCAAAATAATTGGGATATGCTAACCTTAATGTTTCAAATGAAGATGCTGATACCAATACAACATTAATATTTGAACCTTGTTCAATTTTTCCATATAATTTTGTCGCTGTTTCGAGATTTGAGGATTTAAACGGTTTTACAGTAACAGTCATTTTGTCATAATTGAGTAATATTATATAATATAAATTTTTATCTCTCTGGTTATATTTGTTACTTGCATGATTAATAGATACATTTAATCCACTAAGAGTAGATATTATATTATTTTTATTATCAAGATACTTAATTTCTGATATTAATTCATCAGCCCAATCAGATGTATTAGGACATATTGGCATTTTTTCTTGTATAGCAAATAAAGAAGATACAAGAGTAAAAAATCTTAATATGTCATAATCTCCCTGACTAGATTTGAGATTGCTTTTTGTATATATCCCCATCATTTCAACAGCAGTTGCCCACATGTGTTGTAATTTTGTACGAAATTGAATTTCTATGAACATATTTTTGTTGTATGTGTCCTTAGACTCACTGTGAAATTGATATACCATATGATAAGATCTGTAACCCGATTCTTTAGGATTAGCAATATAGTCATATTCTCGTTTAAGGATATGTCTTATTCGAGAAGATTTATATTTATCTATTGCTTCATACACTTGTTTTATAGTATCAACAATTACTCGACATCCACCTAAATCTTGCATTTTATATAATTGCATCTCAGGAAACCTTTGAATTTTACCAGTTATAGATTCAAGTCGTTTTAATCTTTGAACAACAATAGCATCTGGATTCTTTTGACGAAGATTACTACAAATGACTTGTAATGGATAAGCGTGTGCAGCTCTCCAATTATTTAATATTACCAAAGCTTCTTCTCTTTCTTTAGGAGTAGAAAATGGATCGGCTATGATTTTACCTGCTTTGTTAATCTGATTACCTGAGTATCTTGGAATTTCCCATTTGTTTGTATTTTCCATAGAAATCTCCTCTTTAATTTGTCCGATTAATAAATCTATATTATTGTCATTAATTATATCATTAATTGAGAGGAAATTCATTATATTTGTTGAATTTATAGTTTTTTTCATCATAATACTCCTTACTCCTTTTTGAATCTTGTTTTCATATATATCCACTTATATTTATTCCCTACTTTTGAATTATTGAACATTAATTATTGAACAGGAGTATTTTTGTGATGTGTTAAAAGAAAAATTGATATCGACTTAAACATTGACAGATATATGTTTTTTAAATATTGGGGTTATATTTTAGATTTTGAAAATTTTTAAAAATGGGAATAAAAATGATTAGAAGTGGCTTGGTTAGTGGGTTTGAGCGATATGGAGTACGATAAGTGGTTTGAAGGGTGAAATTTGGGATTTTGCTTGATTTTAGTGGGATTTAACGGATTGAGAATAAGGCTAGATTTTTGAGTTAGTGTAGAGATGAATCTGCTATAGGCTCTGCTGCATTTTCAGCTCTATTAATTAGTTTTAACTACCCCCAGTTAGTCTAAAACAATAGCTAATAGATATATATTAGTCATTCTTTTTAAATAGAACAAGTGTTCGATAAAATCATTCCTGGGCTATTAGAGCAGAATAAACTCGAACACTTGTTTGTATTATATCTGATATAATTCTTTTATCGTTTTCATTCTCCACTTTTATATCAAAATCAATCATTTTTAGGTTTACAATCTCCACTTTACACCATAAAACATATCTAAAATTGGGAAAACTCACCACTTTAATATAAAATCAAATAAATTTAAAAAAATAATAAAAAAGTAGTTGACAAGTAGTAATAAAAGTATTATCATATAGTCAAGTCAAGAAGATACAACATGATAGTTGAAAACGACATTGACAAAATATTTTAAACAACTATTGACAAACTACTTATAAAGTAGTAAAGTTTAATCATCAAATAAATAAAGAGGTGATTGAAACGGCAGACAAAAAACAATTAAATACTCCGATACAGGCTGATATTTTGGATAACTTCAGATTAGCTTGTAAAGAGTATAATCTTAATATGAATGTTGTTTTGGAAGCATTATTGAAAGATTTTAGTAATGGTAACTATAGCATTATCATTAATAGAGGTAATGATATACAAGTCAAGAAAAATATTTAAAAACTACTTGACAAGTAGTAAACAACATAATATATTATAGTCACAGGGTAATAAAAAACCCTGTACCACTTAAAAAAGATAATACAGGGTATTTGAAAAGATATACAATGTATACCTAATCCGAACAATTAGATTATACAATTCTTTTCAATAGCTGTCAAGTCTGGCAGTGAAAAATCCCTTTATTATATATATAGCTACATAACAATTGTCTGATGGTTCGCCTGATGGCATAGTGGGTTATTGCAACTTACGCACCTTGTAGCTTGCACATTGATAAATAAATACAAGCTCAATCTATAAAAATTTGAGGGCTACCAGTCTACCCACTTGAGGGCTACCGCTTGCGGTAATAAGTGAATATATAGCAGGGTGTAGGGTAATAAGTGCATAAAGATTAAACGATTGACAGATGTATTTCATAAAGCACACTTTGAAGATATGAGAATAATTTGCTTGCATTCTGCGAGTATAAAAAGTTATAGGTGTTTAACTGATTATTTCTTAGACTGTCAGCCACGGGGCAAGGATAAAATAAATAAGTGTAGTGATTATTCCACTTACTAGCAGGTAGTTTCACGCTTTAGCGGTAGGATTAAACCTTTTAGAAGTGGGTTCAATTCCCACAAGTGGATTGCGTAATAAAATTTTTTACGCTCAAACTATAATAATAAAATCATTTTGCAACTATGCGTAAAATAGTAGAAAGAGGTATATTATGGCAAAGAATCAGATTAATTTCTCAAAAATGAGTAAGGAAGCAACAACACAATTAAAATCTTTTAAGGAATCAGCTCTTGCAATAGCAGTGGAAGATTTACGCTTTAAAGCAGAGATAAAACCTCTCAAAGCACAGTTAGAATCTATTCTTGCAAACCGTCAGAATGATATTGATAATGGCATGAATGTTGATGAAGTAGTTGCTAAGTTTCCACGGATAGAAGTAGATAATAAAATTCGCCAGGCTGAAACTGCACACAAAGCTATTGTTGAACCACTCACAAAGTCTATGAAAGAGACTTATGTTTTTATTCCTGAAGGTATGCATGAAGCCTATACCAAAAAGATTAATGAGCATAAGCGTGGCGACTTTTTAGAAGCAATCAAGCAGTTTCTTGTAAATCTTGGTATTGAAAATTGTTCTCAGGCTCAGATTAGCAAACTTGCTGAGAATATGTCAGATATGTTTGGTGCAAGATATGCTCAGAGTAAGAAGATTGTCAATGATAATACACTTGTAACAGCTATCAGCAAAGCACAGTTTAACAAGCTTTTTATGGCTGTATTCTGTGAAATGTATGTTAAATAAGTAACTTGTAAACACACAATAAATCCGCTATACTATAACTAGAAAGGCGGTGGAAGGATGGAAGAAATGACAGAAAAAGAAAGACGAGATACTAAAATGGCTACTCTATATGAACTCCGTTTACTTTTCACGCAAGGGAAAAAGACAGAGTATACAAAAGAAGAAATTGTGGAATTGCTTGATAAAATAGCAACCGCAAAAGAACAGGAATAGTGCATAGTTAGAAGAGCAGACAACGCAAAAAGTCTGCTCTTTTATAGTGTGTATTATTTGCACATAATAGTTGACAACAAGTTAATGCCATACTATAATTAATAAAACAACTAGGAGGTGACAATGTAAAATGGCAAAAAAACAATGGGGTACAACCTACGATGAAGAGATTTTAAAACAATTCCAGGCAACTTGTGAAGAGTATGGCATGAAGGCAAATACTGTTCTTGAAGCCCTTATGAAATATTTTAATGAGGGAAAGTGCAAGCTTGTAATAGATAAGTCAGGTATATCTATTACAGTTGATAAATAGGTTCAAATAGCCGAACTTCAGGCAAAGAAAAAGCAATTACAACAAAAATAGGAGGTAAAATCATGTCAAAAGTAAAATTTGCAACATGTCAAGGCATTTATGAATATGATGCCACAGACATGACAAAGGTAGAATATGAAAAAATTAAATGGAATAGAGATACACCAGAGTACGTCAAAATAAATGACGATGAGGCATATTTTAATGAATATACCTGTCTCGGTGGATATGCAGGAACTTGCAATTGTATGTCTCATCCACGTAAAAAATGGATTAGATTTAACCCAACTACAGGTAGTCATAGTTAATAAATACAACCACCACCCACTAAGCACCCTTTGCGTTGGGTGCTATTTTTATACCCAAAATCAAGGAGGTAAATGCAAAATGAAACGAAAAATAGCATATATACTCATCACATCAGCACTCATATTGAGTGCATTTTTTATAGGCAAAAATATGCCTAGTAAATACGATTATTTGAATTTAAACCAGGTAACGGAAACAAAAAATATGGAAATAACATAACAATCTATACGTCAACAGGGGATTGTTATGATTTCACAATATCAAAATAAGAAGGGAGAATAAAAACTATGAGTAGAGATTTGTATAACACAATCCGTAAGGCAAAATTAATTGCAAAAGATTTCAATTATGGAAACGAAACAATTAATGCTTTAACAAAGGCAAAATCTGAAAGTGAAGTTACACGGATTTTAAAAACGGCAAGATTAGCACAGGAGGTATAAAAAATGGGATTCAATTTTAGAATAATTAATACAGCAGATGGAAGTCAGATTATAGATACAACGCAAGAAACTTCTTGCGATTCAATGTCACCTGTAGAAATGCTTGATTATTTACAGGTGGAAGAAAGTTTATATTTTGCCGAGAGACAGAGAAAAAAAGTAAAAATACAAAATGAATCTATATTAAACAGATTAAAAAATATATTTAGAAAGAAGGTGTTCGCATGAAGGGATATTATAACGGGTTTGCTTATATGGGATTTGTACCATCAATAGGCAAATATCAGCAATTTGAAAGCGAAACTGCATATAAAAATTATTTAATAGAAAGAGGTGAAATATAATGAAAAAGCAAAGTGTATGTAAAGGATGTGTATATTATAATTCGTGTGGAAGTTCTTCACGAACACAGGAATGTAAAGGCAAGGTAACTAAAGAAGAAGCAAAAAGACTGGTTAATAAATAATCAGTCTTATTTTTTTACAAATTAACTATATTAAAAATATTAAATTGAAAGAGGTAGATTATTATGTGTAAAATTAATGGAAAAAAGTTAAAAGAAATTAGAGAAAACAAAGGCATATCAACAAAAGAACTTGCTGAAAAAGTTGGATTATCACGCAGTGCAATAAATCATTACGAAAGTAATATAGACAATCCGAAGGATGAAACGGTTGATAAGATATGTTTGTTTTTAAAGATAAACAAAAATGATATTAAAGTTGCGGATGTTGGATATAACTTTACATCTGGCGAAGGCAAATTGACAGAAAAGATAAGAAAGAAAAAAGGATTTGTTCGTTATTCAACACCACGGCAGACAGAAGAATTTATACAAGCTCATTCAAATGCAGGAGAAAACATAGAAATAAAAGAAGTTGATTGTGCTTTAAAGAATTCTTTCAGTATTGCATCAAAGCGATACATTCTTATCAATCCGGCGTTTGTACATGTTCCAGATTGGCAGAGAGATACAGATATGGCAAAGGTGCAAGAAATAGCACAATATTTCAATGAAGACAAATATGATCCAGCAAAGGTATATATTAAAGAAAGAAAATTATATGTAGCCGATGGAGCACATAGAATAGTTGCTTTTGTAATAAACGGAGAAATAAAAATGCTTGTCGAAGTTCTTGGATGTTCTGAATATGAGGCAATTCTTACATTTTTAGGACAGCAGTCTGCACGAAAAACAATGACGGTAGCTGATACATATAGAGCAGGTGTAAAGGCAAATATAAGAGAGTATATAAACTTTAAGAACTTATTTGAATCATACAATATTCAGATTATAACTGATGATAATAAGCTTGAAAATCCTATAGGTAAAGTTGCACCATCGAGTACATTGTTAAGAATGACAAAGAATAATACGGATATATTAGAGCTTACAATTAAGACAATTAAAGCTCTTAACTGGACAGGAAGCGAAAAGAGTGCATTTACACTTAGAATGTTTCAGATATTTAAAAAATTATTTGCAAATTATGAAAAGAATACAGTTATTGAAGGACTTCTTGAAAACTGCAAGGGAGCTTCATATTTTGAAAATAAGATTGCACCTGTAAAAAGTAATGCTGAAATGTACGACATTTTAGCGAAAGCAATTTGCAAATAAGAGAACATATACATATAAAGCTGCACTATCAGGCTATACGGGTAAAAGAAAGGAAGTGATGTTTATGCACAATTTTAGAAAATCTAAGCGAATGCGTGATTTCGATATTATTTTACGGAAGAATGGATATACACCTGCAAGATGTAAGGGAAGCCATTTCATGTATATCAATCGTACAACGCATAGGATAATGCCTGTTAATAAAGATTTAAATGATATGGTAAGGCAGAGATTAATTAAGGAATATAACTTGGAGGTATAAGAATATGAAATGGATAGAGATTTTACGGAAAGATGATTACGCATTACTGCAAAGCGAAAGTGATACACAATATGCGGTTGTGAGTGGTTACGATCCAACGCAGCCAGAAAATCAGCAGTGGTCACATGGAACATATTTTACTTATTTCCAGAATAATCCTAAGAAGATGTTATATCTTCAATCAGCTTATGATTGTTTTATGGAAAAGGTAAACGCAGATTATATTCCACGTTGCAGATTAGAGGAGTTAGCAACGCTTTTCAAGGATGGCTTAATCTCTGACGACAGAGAAAGTGCATTTGAATATTTTGATGAGTGTTGTGAAATGTCAGAGGAAGAAAAATCTTTCTTTGGCATTGAAGAAGATAGTCCGATAGCAAACACAAAGTTCGAGAATCCAATGTATAACAAGGGTTATGATGATGGGTTCTCCGATGCAATGAACGATAAGGAAAGCGAGGAAGAATAAAATGAAAGTAAATGAATGTAATGTTACAAATTTTTTAGTTACAAATTATATGGATATGTTTCACAGAAAGGCAGTTCTTGCTTATACATCAGATGGTGAATGTTATGGAGATGTAACAATCAATATTCCAGAATTACCACTTGATAAAGGAGAATCATTTTTAAATGCGAAATCTCCTAATTTGATTAAAGCTATGGTTGAAAGTGGGTATCTTGAAATTACGGATGAGGTAAAGGTAAACTATGAAACTTACAAAGTAGGTAAGTTTACACAAAAGTTTATTGACGAGTTTGAAAGAGTGAAAGATGAGAATGAAAGTCTGAAAGATTATTTAGTTGGATGTATTGAATCTGATGAGGATTTAGTTAAACTTGGATACCATGAAAATGAAAAATTTATTAATGATGTGATAGAGGAATACGAAAGTAACTTGAAATATGTTGAAGATGGATATAGTGAAATTGATGCAAAGGATGATGCAATTGAAACTGTTTCAAAAAGATGGTTGGAAGAAATATAAATTAGAGGTAAAGCAAATGAAATATAAAAGACAGTTAAGATGTATAAAGGATTATGAAGAAGATTTAACAGGCGATGATGATTTTGCTACGGTTTGGACGGTTGGTAAAGTATATGGAGCAATTAAACATCATGATGGAACATATACAGTTGAAACAAATATGGGCACAAAAGGAATTGTAGGTGTTGAATATTCATGTACGCCAGATTATTTTGAAGAAGTGAATGCAAACTAAATGGATATTTCATAAGGAAAGGAAAGGTGATTGTATGACAGTATATGTATTAACAGTAGATAATGAAGTAGTAGGTGTATATGATGAATATACAAAGGCATATGATATCGGTTGCAGTAAATACGATGGAGATTTTGATATTGATGAATTTGAAGTAGAGTAAAAATGTTTGCTCCTTTGGATTGGAGGTAAGGCAAATGAAAACGTATTATATAAGGTTTATAAATCATGATATAGAAAAAACTGGTTTATATTGGATAAAAACCACTAGCAAACGCAAGGCAATAAATTTATTTAAAAGAGATACCAGTGATTATTGTGAAATTTTAGAAATTACAGAGACAGAGTAAATGCGTGTTTCCTTAGAAAGGAAGGTAATTGTATGAGAGATGCACATAAAGAGTTAGTAATGAAAACGGCAATACAGGAATATAAAAATTCTGTTCTGTTTGGGTTTAGTAGAAGTACGGCACATGCCATAAACATGATGGAAAATGCTTATATTATGTGCTTAGGTAATATTGAAGGCATAGAAGAACTTAGGAGAACCATACAGGAGGCAAAAGAAAAATATAAAAAGGAATTAAGTGACTAAATACGTGTTTACTTGAAAGAAAGGAAGGCAAATATGGAAAGATATGATATAGAAGAATTGGTGTTGGGACTTGCTGGTATTGTAAGGGAAAATAGATATTTAAGGCAGGAGAATACCAGATTGAGGGAAGTTGAAAAAGAGTACCATCAATCTATTATAGACAGATGTAGAGAAAGTGAACAGGCAAGTTTAAATATGTTTAAATCTGCATGTGTAGGAATCGCACAAGGTAAAAATGATATGGAACTTGCAAGAGATTTGGTTGAACATTTATAGCAGACAAAATTTGTGTTTCTTTAGATTAGAAAGGTAGGCAAAAGAGATGAGCATTAGCAAATGGATTTTAATTGAAGTTGAAAATCAAGGAATCAGCGAACCAGATATATATGATACATATGAAGAAGCGTATAAAGAAATGAAAAGAAGATATGAAGCAGTGATGGAAGATAGTGATAAAACCAATATTACTGATTTCTATGCAGATATTCAATCAGATTCATATAATGTCGATTGGCGTATTTTTGAAGTTAAAATGTAAAGGAAACTAAGATTTCTTAGGAAGGAGTGAGGGAAATGGCTAAAAATAAACCACGGTGGAAAGACTTACCATTTTATGAACGCTTTGCAAAACAGTTAAAACAGCATGGTGTTTCAGATGAAATGTGTGAGCATATTAGAGAAAGAGGAAAGAAAAAGGAAGAACAGAATAACAAGTAAATGTAAAGGCAGTTAGGAGAATAAATACCTAGCTGCCTATTTTATTACAAGAAAGCGAGGAAACGATTATGAGCAGATGGTTATATGATCCTGAAACGGATTTACGGAATGGAAAAGAGTTTACTTATAACTCACCAATACATGAAAATGACACATTATTTAATGGATTCACTTATAGAGAAATAATGGATTTAGTGATTGCAAATTGTGGTCACGATGTAACGGAAGCACATATCAATAAAGAAATCATTAAGCTTATGGAGCTAAGAACTGAGGAAATGAGAGAGAATTTGATGATGTGTAGAGAGAACATGTTGAAAGAAATTAGAAGGGTGTGATGAATATGAGCAGCTTGAAAAAATTTGTAGGCGATTATGCTTATTCTTATATTAAAAATATTGCAGTTGACCAAGATAAATTAAGACATGCATTAATAACTCCACAGAACGCAAGGAATGTATTCTCTGAATTAGATGAGTTTCAGATAAAGTCTATTTGTTCTGAAATAAGTGCAAATGATACTTTTGGAACAATAAGGGAAACTACGCAGGAAGAAATCATTGAAGATTTTAAGAAGGCTGGATATGACACAGTAATTTTTGATGATGAAGAGAAAATAGCAGAATGTAAAAAGTATTATGCAACAGGAGAAGTAATTTGCACTTATAATAATCTTTCTGGTCGTATGAGTCAGTATCATATGTTGGTTGCAATTAAGAAAGATATTGACAAAATACAGAGAAGTAAAACACCAAAAAGGGAAGATGAGTATGGTACATCTATTCTTAATATTCAGATAGCAAAAAACGGAAGCCATATGTCTATTAAAAATCGTTATAATCACACTGTAAGTGAATGTGATAGTACACTTAATAATAATCTGGATTTGTTAGTTCCTGGATTACAGGCAAAGGTGCTTGGATATTACAAAATAGCTTGTCTTCATAAAAATAAAAATTACTATAATCATATTACAAATATAAATGGAATTTATTTGAAGTATAGTGTAGAGAAAAACAATGTGTACTTTGGAAACTTTGTTCTTGATAGCAATAACGGAGTTAGATTTGAAGATAATGGCAGGTATTATGTAAATAACTGTTGGACAAATACTTATGCAGATACTCCTTGTGTACTTGATTTTCACAATAAGGAAGTAATAAAACTTTTTGATGAAAGATGGCAAATTGCCAAGGGGACTCTATTGACTAGGGCAATGAAAGAGAATTTATTACATAGTGGCAATAAAGAAAGAATGGACGAGCTTAATATTGTTTTTCCTAATGCTTTAAAAGAGTTGTTACAGTGTAGAAAAAAGGCATTAAAATATCTTGCTTGCTATTATGGTTATGATTTTCAGAAACCATTCAAGGTAACTGGGTTACTTGGAAAGTTCACGGCTAAGAGTATTGAAAAGATAACAGGAAGCAGTAGTGGAATGTTGCTTGTTTGTAAGGGCACAGATGTTAATTGTGTTGAATTAAACAAAGGTAAGTTCAATGTAGATGTAGAACGAGCATATTCATATTCGATTGGCGATTATTGTGCAAAATATGATTTTGAAGCAGATAGAAAAAGTGGAAAACTTGGAGTATTTATTATTCAGCAGAGTAATGAATATAAAAGAGAAGTGAAAAGAACTTCTATTTATCCTTACCGTTATAGTCATAGCAATAATGAAATATTTGATAAAAGTGGATGTAACTTAACAAAGACAAGAGAAGCATTACACTATCGTCTTCGTAAATACAAGGATGATAAGAGAAAAAGAGAGGTTGATTCGATTAGTTACGAAGCTGATCTAAAAGAGATTAAGGAAATGTTTCAGACATTAAAAGAAAAGCTTCTTATTAAGTTAAGCGAAGCAAAAACTATCGAAGATTATAAAAATATTGAGAACATACTTGATTATCGTTTTATATGGATGGTGAGGGATATAGAAAAGTTTGAAACAAAGGTCATGCAAAATAAATTTTGCTCTATAAAAGAGGCAACTGATAATATTAAAAGTTTAAAGGAACAAATTGAAGTGAAAATAAGAAAGATAGACGGAAAAGAGGAGGTCGATTGATATGCTGAAAATTAACAGAAAAGAGATTAAAGGATTTCAATGTGCAGATGGTGTTCATTGGTATTGGGGAGATAAAGAAGTTGCAGTTATCAATGAGTTAAGAAGAGAAATTGAATGGTGTGACAGAACATTTAAATTCCCTACCGAAGTAGTAAATGCAATCAGAGATAAGATGCCAACACCAGATGGACAGTGGATAATTGAAGCAAGACGAACAAGTTTAAGTGCTACACAGGGAAATGTATCAATCTTTGTGAATAATAAAGATATGGATATGCATTTTGAAGATAAGATGGAACTTGATGGAAATGGAAATTATGTGAGTACAACACCTGATAGTGAGTTAGGGAAATTTGTGTATGCTTGTTTATGGCATCCATTGGATGAAACATATCACTATTCAGACAGATTTAAAAGACTATTCAAACCAAACTGGAAAGATAAAGAATAGGAGTGTGTGATTATATGGCGAAACAGTTTATAAGAGAAATAAAATCACATGTAAATCTATATAGAGATACATTAAATGGAGTTGCGTGGATTGAAGATGGTTCAACTGGACTTGGAATTAGTGTTCATCCAAATATAGATAAAAGCGGCTCTGTTACAGGAATGAAAAATCTTGGTTATTGGGGCAGATTAGACAGAATAGTACAGAGTCATGGATGGAAATATAATATTGACAGATTCGTATGTGATAAAGACAGCAAATTAGAAATGATTGTGGCTGATGAATGTATGTGTCAAGGTTGTATTAAAAGGAGACAAAAATATGGCAAAACAAATATATTACTTGCATAGTTGCAATGAATGGAAAGAGTATTCCAGTATGAAACTTTTATTCATTGGCACATCTCAGCAGAAGTTAAAAATGAAAATTTCTAAGGAGATTGAAGAAGGTAATATGGAATATAAACCTGTTACTACAAGATACGATTATGTTGATGGAAAATTTAAGCTAGTTGACAAAGAAAATACTCCAAAAGAACAGGCAAAACTATTCAGACAGGATTGGGAAACAGAAACAAAGGATATTATTAAGTCTGAATTAAAATATGGAGATTTTGATTATACATATAATAATGAAGAAATGTAACCAAAGGAAATTGTAATTTATAGTGAAATTTAAGAAAGGTAAAAGGTGATAATTATGGCAGATACAAAGAAAACAAAAAGATTACACATTAGCATGGCTTATACATTTGTTGGAGATACAGGTATTGATATTCCTGTAGAATTATTAGAAGGTAAAACGGAAGAAGAGCAGTTGGAAATTGCTTGTGAATATGCACAGGAACACATTGATGAAATTCCTGTTGCTACTAATGCAGAATATATCCCATATTCTGATAATTTTGGGATTGGTGATATTGATTTTGAAGATAACGAACAGTAATACAGAAAAAGGAGATTAAAAACTATGAAAGTAAACGAAGTAAGAAAAACAGAAACAATTGAGAAGTTAGTAAGAACAGAATACATTGCAGAAGATGGAACTGTATTTAGTAACGAAGAAGAATGTAAAAAATATGAAGAATCAGCACTGTTTGCAATTAGTAAAGAGTTAAAGAGAATGTGTAACAAAAACTATTTATCACATTACGACATAAATGATGATTGTAGCTGTGATGAGAAAGTTGAAATTTTTGATATACAAACAGAAAGGGATTTAGAAAACCTTAGAAGATATTTATACCTTGTTTTAAAGAAAAATGGAGCAAGTGATGATACGGTAAATGATTGTTTTAAGTCAAAAGATGGAACGAGAGATAAACATGTATTTGATGGTGTTACAGCAGGTCACGAAGTAATGATTTTCTGGAATTATGATGAGGATTGGTTCTGGGTTTACAATGACGGAAGTATTAATGGATATTGTGAATTTTTCAGAGAGAAGATCACAAAGCTTATTACACCAAAGGAAAATAACGAACAGTAATACAGAGAATAATAAGGCAGACGCAAACAAATGTGTCTGTCTTATTTATTAAGAAGGAGAATGTGAGATGCAGTTGATGAAATTTGTAACAAGAGACACCAAAGACAAAAACAAAATTCTTGTATGGTGTACGACAAACAAACTAATTACATTCAGAGATTTCATGCAGTATGTGTTGGATGATTTGAAAAATCCTAAAGATTTTATGATTATTGATACAGAAAAGGATCTTGTTTATGACATGTACAAGGTTGCAACAGAAATGTATGGAATGAGAAAGAGAACATTTGAAGAAAGAATGAATGGTGTTTATACAGGGAAATGGGCGAAATATACAAACTTAGAATTGGAAAGGATGTGAAGAAATGGACTTAAAACAATACAGGATGGTTGAAGGTATTGGAAATTATTGGAATAAGCGATGGGAAATTCAAGAAAAATACAAATATTTTGAAAATGGAGAATGGATTGAAACATGGCATATGATTTTTTGGAGTAGTGATAAAGCAAGATGTGAAGAAGTGTTTGAGAAATATAAAAAATTAGGAGGTAAGCGAAAATGAACGGATATGAATATATTTGTGGAACAGCAGCACGGTTTAGAAAGAAGTTTCCGAACTTGTATGAATGGAAAGAAAAGAAGCCTGTGTTCATTGATTCAAGTTTGTTAGACAAGATTGAAGATATTCCAGATTCAATCAAGGCAGAACTGATAGGAAAATCAAGAGTATCACGGATGAACAGAGAAGACTTTGCAATCAATACAGAAGATGAAAACGGATATAAATATTATCTTGATATTGATTGTAGTTGCTATGACTTCTATAAAAACGACAAATTGATTTATTCAGTATTACATGTAGATGGTGCAAGATGGAATGTATATAAGGCAAATATCTATGGTGATTATGAAGATTCATCTGTAAGGTCAGGCAGTTTAAATTGGAGTGAAAACTTAAATTTTAAGTTGGGTAGAATTGATATTAATGCTTATGAAAGTGAGGTTGAGTGATATGAGTAACGAATATAAATATTACAAAGAAAATGGAAAATTGATGAGATTACATATTGAACAAGATAATGATCCACTCAATCCACGGGTAGATTTTGATTGTAATATAGGAAAAATCGTATGTTGGGGAAATAATTGGGGTTATCTTGGAGATAAGCAGAATAAATGGGATGATGCAGAGGATTTTTTTAAAGAACTTTGTATGGAACATTTAACAAAAGAACAGATTGAATCACTTGTTAATAAGCGTATGGAAATTGTTTCGATTGAATCACCTGCTGTAGAAAAACCAAATAAAGCAGAGTATGAAAAAGATATTAGAAGTACAGTCTTAAAATATAATGCTATGGCTGAGAAAGCAAAAGACCTTGAATTGTCGGATGAAGCAGTTAGATACATAAATATGGCTAAAGTTTACAAGAGAAATCGAGAAGACGAATTTGAAAAGAATTTACGATTTTCAAAAGAATACAAAGTAACAAATGACATTGGATGGTTTCAGTATAAAGGAACTAAAGAACAGTGTGAGGATTATATTAATGAAGAGTTAAGAGAAGGATTACTTGACGGAGATATTTTCTATGCTAGTGCAGGAATGTATAAAGAAGCAATGGAAATGTTAAAAGGATCAGACGTTGTAATTCTTCCAGTATTTGTGTTCGAACATAGCGGAACTTCAATAAGCGTATCTGAATTTGGCGATAGATGGGATTCTGGTCAGGCAGGTTGGATTTATACAACAAAAGAAAATGTAAAAGAAACACTTATCAACTGGGGTGCAAGGTACAAAGACAAAAATGGAAATCTTGTTGATGTAACGGAAGAAAATTGGAGAGAAGCTGCAATAGAAAATCTTAAAGGAGAGATTGAATTGTACAACATGTATCTTCAAGACGAAGTGTATGGAATTATCACAGAAGAATATGATACAGACAATGATGACTGGGAAGAGAAAGATTCATGTTGGGGATATTTTAGTGATAAATGGGGTGATGAACTTGTTAAGGATGTTGCACTTGATTTTGGAGTAAGCGAAACATTATATGACAGCGTTGAGGCAGTAGCATAAAACCGAAGGAAAGAACTGTTTCTAATGAAGAAAGTGAGGTTGTAAATATGATAGTGAAAGCAATATGGGAATTTGATGTAGACGATTCTGAAATGGATGGAAAATGTGTAGATATAAAAGGATTATGTGAAGATTTAACAAGAAGAGAATTAGATTATTGTTTGAAACACAATCAATTAAATGCAGATGATTTTCAATATGAATGTCATCCTGAATTACCTAGCGATTGGGATAAAAATAATTAGAAATTGAGGTGCGAAATTATGTTGGAAAATATTTATAAAATGCTTGGATTTGATGATACAGTATTTGACACAGAAACGAAAACAGATAAAGCTCATACTAAGTTAATGGAGTTACTTGATATGTGTGAACAGCTTGGGATTATAGGGATAGTCGATGAAGATATGTTAGATAGAATAGAAAGTGAGGATTTTTAATATGTCAAATAACTCAAATTTAAGAATCACAAAATGTATAAATGTATTTTCTGATATGAATACATGGATTGATTTTGTAATAATTCCTTGCAATAATAAAGATTTTACAAGGGCAGAAGAGATTGTTAGAAAAGCATATGATGATTGGTGGACACTTCCTGACGCAGAGTTTGAACCAATAGCAGATTGGATTTGTAGATGTCTGGATAACAATGAAATTGAGTTTGAGATTTATTTTAAAGATGAAGAGAAGAGTGATTAAAATGAAGAGAACACCAAAAATAATTAAGCAGCAGACGGAGGAATGGTTAGATGAACGGTGGCTTATTGCAAATATGGAAGGTGTAAGTCCACAGAATGTGAGCTATTATAAAGGAGCTTTAAAGGCTCTTGAGTTTGCAGGTTATGAATGGAAACGTGATGTAGATGGAAAACATACATTATTCATTATTTAAGAAGATTGGAGTGATGAAAAATGAAAAAGTATGTAGTAATTTGTTATGCAGTGCATGATAAGGAAATTGCAAGCCATGATGCATTCGATAATGAGGGCGATGCTTATGCATTTCTCAAAAAGGATGCACAGAATACTTATGAAGATGAAATGAATAATACAAGCGAAGAAGATAAGGATTCGATTGATTTTACAATCAGTGATGATGGTACAGCATATCTTTCATCCTACGATGGAGAATATGAATGGACTTGGGAAGTTATTGAAGTGTAAGAAATAGCAATTTCATTTTAAGATTGGAGTGATTTTATGGACAAGAAAAGTGAAGAATATTTAAGTCAGTATATAAAACTTACTAATAAAATCAAACAGAAGATAGAATCCCATGCAAATAGATACAATATCAGAGCAGAAATATGTGCATGGTATTCAGGTTGGGAAGATTTTTGTTCAGATTGGTGTGATGGATGTGGTTATACAAGAACAGAAGCACGGAAATTATATCATGGCGGTATAGGTGAATTTATGAATTTACCTAATGGAAACGGAATTATTAGATTTATTGTTTAGGAAGGATGGAGTGACAAATTATGACAGCAAAAGAATTAAATAGAGATCAGTTACACGAATTGAAACAGGCATATTATTCAGAACTTGTAAATGAAGGCACTTTTGCAGAAGTGATGGGAGTTAATATCAATGAACCGTCATATGAAATGATTGCAAGTATTGATGAATATGTTAGTGATGAATTTATTTATGAACACTATGATGGATATAGTTTTACAGAAGATGATTTCTTCTGTAGTGTGGAAAGGAGTGCTTGATATGTTGAAATTAAGAGAATGGAACGAAGTATTAGATTATGCAGATCAGATAGAAGAAGAACTTACATCTGAAGGATACAATGTAAGATTACATGAGTATTCAATGTATAACGGAGAACATGGAATTTATCTCACTTTATATGACAATCATAATAAAGTACATCAACAGTACGCAAGTGGTGTGCATAACAATGTAAAAGAATATAAAAGATATATTGACTATTATAAGAGAAAACTTATAGAAGAATGTTAGAAATGGAGTGATGATGTATGAGAATAATTAAAGAAAGTATTATCAAGAAACATTCATATAAAAATGGAGTTCATACTTCTTATACAGAAGTGATAGAACAGTACCATTATGATTCAGAAGAGGAACGTAATAAACATGCAGAACAAATGACTGAAAAAGGATTTGAAGATAGTGGTCAGGTTAAAGAAAATGTTGGTACGATTTTGAATCCAGAATTTGTATGGTTCGGAAGTTACTATAAATATGAAAGAAACTAGGCAAGTAAACAAGAGTTTCTTTTGAAGATCGGAGACTGGAAAATATATTGTTTTGGAATGTGACGATGGTAATACTTATTATAATGATGAAGTAAAATGAAACGGTGAAAACCAATGAAACGGAAAGTCAAACAAACTGACTGGCAAATGCTGGTCTCTTTTGCTTAGTTTTCATTTGCGTAATCCATATTTAGGATAACAATAACAAAAACGAATACAAGGAGGATGCGGATATAAGTAAATAACAAAAAGTAAGTGAAAGTAGTAATAAGAAAAGAGAGACTAAACAAAAGTTTTAATTGAAGATTGGAGGATATTATGGATAACGGGCTTTATCACATAGAAGATAATAAAATTTACAAGATGTTATTAATTGAGCCTATGAAAGAAGTCGGAGTTGTAGCAAATATTGATGATAGAAACAATCTTATAGATGGTTTTGCAAATGAACTTATCAATAAGATTGAATCAAAATATTGTCAAGGAGATTTGACAAGTCAATATATCGGAATGCAAACTTGCGAATGGATTAAGGAGATTGCAGAAACCATGAAACAATGATTTACTGATTTAGAAAGAGAGGCAAATAATATGGTAAGAAAAATTAACAATAGATTATATAAAATCAATACATATGCTTCTGCACACATTATTGAAGTAGATGATAATTATGATGAAGAAGTACAGAAGTTAAGAAAAGAAATTCAGCTTGACAGTCTTGGATACAAATTAAACTTACTTGTATATCTTGCCACTTTAACAGTACAAGGATATGCAATTTTAAGCGTAACAGAATTTAATATTGATGGAAGTAAGCCTAGAGTTGCTTATGCAAGTGATAAAGATTATAAAAAGATTGTTAAGTATTATCTTGGAAAGAAAGCCTAAGAATCAGCGATTTAGAAAGGAGAATTAAAAATGAAACAGAATCATTATATTGTAACTTTTAACAACGGGAAAACTGTATTTGTATCTGGGTTTAATACAGAGGAAGTAGAAATCCTTGCAAAAGCCGTAATGATAAAGAGTGGATTATCTTATGACATTAAAAGTGTTAAGACAACAAGTAATTTATCTGATATGGCAGATACAGATTTTGTAGCATAGGAAACGGAAATTTAATGAGGAGAAAATAATATGGGAAATTACTTAAAAATAGGAACAAAAAACATTAATTCAACAAAATATGCGTCTCTGGCAGGTGGTTTCATTAGAGATATTTTACCCAATGTTAAAGAGAACGAAAGAGGTTGGAAATTAAAGAAAAAACATGTTGCTGAATTAGTATTTTACACTAAATTACTTTTGGGAGATGATGAATTATTAAAAAAATACATTGATGAAAACGATGAAGATGATTGCAATGTTGAATTTGGTGATGAAAGCTTCGATGAAATAAAAGAAACTATAGAGTATATTCACAATTGCTTTGTAGATGTACTTGTTGATATGATTCTATATAAAGATAAATGTGTAAAAGTAAAATGGATATAAGTAAAAACAATATTTCCAGAAAGGATAACATTATGAAAGAATATGTAAAAGTAAAAGAACTTCTTAAAGAAGTTGATGCAATGGCTAAGAGAGGTACATTGCTTGCAAGAGGTGGAGTAACACAGGAAGATTTGGCAATGCAGATTAGAGGTCTTATTGTTCATGTAGCAATGAAAGAAAGTACAGGTGATAATAATGAGAAGAGAATTTAAAGTAAATGGGATAAAGTGCGAAATTGTAAACCGCTATACAGGTAATATGGAGATTAATAGTTTTAATCAAAAATATGATGTTAGATACTATTCAAGAAAATATTTTGGGTGGATGAGATTATGTAGTTGTATGACAATTGCCGAAGGAAAAGAAAAAGCTGTACAATTGTTATCATTTGCAGTATAATACATATATATATTTTTTAATTGGAGGCTTTATATGACAAAACAGGGGTTATTAAATGCATTTCAACATGCGATTGAAACAGTAGACGTTATAAAATTTGAAGCTGCTTTATGCCACTTTACAATTGAGTACAATGTAGAAATGCCGTCAGCGGCAACAGAACTGATTAAGGCTCAAGATGATAATCTTCCAAAAGAAAAAATAAAAGAGATTATGTTAAAAATCCAAATTCCAATTGTAAATTATATTAGAACAAATGGCAAACTTAACGATTTAAAATAGACAATAGAACAATATAAGAAAATATATAAGAGACTGAAAATTCAGTCTCTTATTTTTATGTTAAAAAGGAGGTATAGTTATGGCAGGATATAATGGGTGGTCGATGAGTAATAATGCTGTGGCAGCTTATGAAAATGGTGAGAAACCACTAAGCAAATGGACAAAGGCAGATATTTTTAATGCAATAAATGAACAGGTTGAAATAAAATGTTCAATAGAGAAATTAAAGAAACTTCCGGTAAAAGTATTAAAAGGAATTTGTTTAAGATGTTCTTCGTGGCATCATACAAGTAGTTATTACAATCAGACAGATTTTTATTCGTTAGATGTAAAAAGAGTGGAAGAATTAACAGATGATAAAATTAAGGAATTGCTTTTAAGTTATAAGGCAGACAAAAAGGCAGAAAGTAAACCCTTGGAAGAAAAATGGGAATGTGCTTTCTTAGAATGGTCTGGTAGCAGGAAACATCCAAAAGCAACAGAGGTAATTGAAGAAGGTATTGTAAAAGGTAACTGGTTCTATCGTAACGATGGTTCTAAAAAGAAAACATCTGCAAATGGATTTAGATTTATAAAACAAATTCAGTAGTTAAAAGGAATTCAATACGTTTTTCGATAGCGTCAATAACTTTATTAGATAAACCATTCCATTGTGGTTTCATTGAAAAGAAATCAGTCATCGCAATAGAAGCAAAAGCATTTGCATCAACTTCGGCAATTTGAAGGTTGTATTCTTCAATAGATGAACATTTATTAGATGATTTGTATCTTGATAAATAAAATTTCTCATCAGTTTGATATTGATAAATGTGACGAAGTTCATGTGCGATAGAAAATAAATAATCTGGATTTGGCTTATCTACCTTATTGAGATAAATTGTATTAGCACTTGGTTTACATTGAGCTAATGTACTCTTGGTAGGAAAGTGAGAAGTGTCATATGAAATTTTAGGTATTTCAATATCAAGTAAATCGCAAATATCCGTTATAAATTCTTCTATCATGGTTAATTCCTCCGATAGAGAATAGTATAACAGAATACAAATAGAAAGGAAAGAGAGATTGGAAATATTCAGTCTCTTATTTTTATGAAAAGGAATGGTGATTATTATGTTTAATTACAAAGAATTTAAGGAGGAAATGTTTAAAAGAGGACATGAAGTACATAAGAATGGAAAGTATCTTACAATTATTCCTAACAATAATTACGAAGGATATAGTAAAGGATTTTTGTTTGCAACTAATATTGTAAAAGGGTTTGAAGAGTATTTAAGCTTAATAAAATATGAACATTTTAATACATGGATATATAATGCAAAGTTTAAAATCAAGGATGAATGGAGTTGATTTATATGAAAAAAGAATTTGTACAGTTATTACAAAATATGATTGAATCCGCTTATAATGAAGATTCAGAAGATGAAATCATATATTATATTGACAAAAAAGCATGTGAGAGTGGTGATATAGCTTATATGTATTATAAAAATAGCGATACATTGTATAAAATGAAAATAATACATGTAATATGCAGTTATAAAAATGATTTATATAACGAACTGATTAAAGATGAAGATGTTTTGATTAAAGGTGAAGAGAAATATAAGGCAGATACAAGTGCTGAATTTATTACAGATACAAAAAATTATTTAGTTTGGTTTCGAGAAATTAGTGTTTGTATATAAGTTGTATAGATTTTTGTACAAAGATGTGATATTATATAACATATATATAAAATTTGTGATTATTTATTAATCTAAGGAGGTAGTCGTTATGGCAGAATTAATCGGATTTTTATTGGTAATGTATATTTGTATATATCTTCCATGGAGAGCGAACGAAAAAGAAGAATCTCGTAAAAGGCAAAATATGTATAATAACTTAAATAAGAAGTCAGTTGATGAAATGGAAAAGTGGAGAAGATAGTAATATAAAATAAGAAAGGTGATTGATGATTATGTTCGGAGGATTATTAGCATTCTTAGGAATTTTTGCAGGAAGTGCTGCAAAGGCAGCTTATGATAATTATGATATGAAAAAAACTACTCGTACAGTTGATAAAGATGGAAATGTTCATTATATGGATAGATTGTGTAATGATTATATCAATGGTGAACGAGTAAAGAGAGTTGAAACAACTGATAGAAATGGAGTTAAATTATATTCTACAGTTGGTGTGAATAGCAGTAAGGTGTACGACACTTCTTATGGAAGGGGTACACAGCAGTTATTTGCGATGAGTGAATATGAAAAACAAGATGCAATTGAACGTGGTAAATTAGCATACATGCAGTATAATCCTTATTTCGGAAGACAAGTTACAACGGAAATTGCGACAGGAAGAACAATTACATGTCTTTTTGAAGGTAAAGATCCAGAAACTAAAGAACCATTTTATAAAAAATGGTATTTTCGTCCTGAGTGCCAGGATAAATATGATTGGAGAAATACTGTTAAAGGAGATTATGGGATTGATATTACCAAGGAAGAATATTACAAGCTTAAAACAGTGTTGAGTAGTTATACTGAAATACCTAGTGATCAAAAAGTGGCGTGGAAATTGATGAATATTAAGTAAATAAATGGTTGGAGTAATTGACAATGAATAATACAAGACGGAGAGGAATAAACGAGCTTAAAACGCAAATTGATTTTTTAAATAAGCAGTTAAAAGAAGCAAGTAAAAAATTATCTTTTATATTAAATGAAGAACAGGATGCATTTGATAATATGCCAGAAGGATTACAGAGCAGTTATAGAGGAATGTGTTCTGAAGATGCTATTGACAGTATGGAAGAAGCGAGTGAGAAACTTGACGAAGTAATTGAGTTATTGGGTGATATTGTGTAGAATAAAAAATGGAGAGGTTATTACACCTCTCCAACCATTCAAAATAACATTTGCACTAAAATTATTAAATGACAAATGTCATTATTATAATAACATTTATTTTTGAAAAAGTAAAGAGAAAATAAAAATGAAAAAAAGAATTATTTATTAATAATGAAGAAGAAAGTTTCATTGGAAATGAAAGGAGAATATTAAAATGGAATTAAAAGAGACATTAAAGAATATGAAAATAGGTGACGTAATTACAATTGAATTTAATGATGGAGTTGTAGATTATATTACTAAGACAAATTGGTTTGAAACAACAGTTTTTGTTTTAGGTGGATTGGGAAGAACTGGAGTACCAACGATTATAGGATCTGGCATAGGAGATATTGATAAAGATATTGATGTAATTATATCTAATATTTGTACAATACTTAATGAAGATGTGAAAGTTATGGATACTAATGGAAAAGTAAAAATACAATATAAATCAAACGAAGTATTTAATGAGGGAAACAATGGAAATTTTTATTATGAAAATGATAAAATTTAATTGGAATTAGAAACGATGTTAAAGTATAACATATGGACAAAATAGACAAGAAAACATACATAGGTATTATAAAATTTACATTAGAATCAATGGTTGATCTTGCAAAGTCTGATAAGAATTATAATCTTGCGGCAGATACAATTCATTATTATGAGACAACTATTAAACCAGAAATGCAAATTAGCCAGGATGAGTTTTTAGAATTGTGTAAGGAAGCTGGAATTAAGTAGATTGGAGAGTGGATAACATGTTATATACAATAGTACATACAGTAATTAATAATAAAGGAGAACACCCAGAAGCAAACGCAAGGGTGCTTGGAATATATTCGGATGAGAATGTTGCCATTAAAGAAGCGGAAAAATGGATAAATAATACAAAAACATCTGACATAAATGTAAAGAGAATAACAGACACAGAATGGTATTTTTGGTATGACGAAGATGGAAATACCTATGGTGGTTATGTAGATGTATATGGGAAAGAGTTAGACAAACCAATTGAATAAACCAAGTAAACCAAGTTTTCATGTGGAATGAAAGGAGAATAACTTTGTATGGAGATACCTAAATATATACAGAATAAGATCAAACAACAAAATGAAGCTTGTAAAAAAGCAAGTAAACTAGAATCAGAAATTGAAAATTGGTGTCAATTATCTGGATTTGATCCATATTCAAAAGAATATAAAGAAATTAAAGGTAGATTAGTAGATGCAGTTGCACCATTAAATGCAGATAAGATAAAAGAGATTGCCAATAGAATTGGATATTAAATGTTACTAAGAAATCTAAGGTTACTATGGAAGATTGGAGATGATTATTATTTTTGAAAGTGAATTACAAGAAAATATAAATGATACAATATTAAAAAAATATAAGAATTTAATAAAAAAGTTGTCAATTGATAATAGAGTCTTATGTATCTGTAAAGATAATGAGAATGGAGAATATTATATTGAAGAATGTTGCGATAACTATTTTAGATACACATTGACAAAAGAAGACTGTTTGCAATTAGCAAAATTATTCAATGAGATTGCCAATACAATTGAATGTTGAATATTACTAAGAATCCTAAGTTTACTTACGAATGGAAAGGAGAATATCATGGGATGGTTTGGTTCACAGGCAATATTATTAGATGAATACCTTAGAAATAAACAAAAACTCTCTGAATTAAAAGAGAAAGAACGATATATGAAATATAGAGAATACGATGTGTCTGAAATACAAAGAGAAATAATAAAAATAGAACAAAGTATTGTTGAATTTATTTGCAGTCTTAATTCAGAGTGTTTAAAAGAAATAATTTATATGTCATTAGATATGAATGTAGATGTAGGTTATCCAGATAAGTTGATACCCAAAGAATTTTAACTTTCTTTTGATGATTGGAGGTAGAAAAATGGAGAATAAAAATATAAGAATAAAGATGATAAAAATATTTGCGTTAGGAATAAAGTATGCAAACGCAGGTATTGTTGATGATGATTTCTTTTATTCAAACGTATTTGAAGATTTATTTGATGATGGAGATGAGCCAGCAACAACTGAACAAATAATGAAACGATTAGACAACATATCGTGTAGTTATATTGAAGAGAAACGGCAAACGTCAAGAATAGCGTCTACGATCAGGAAAAATAACGAAGTAATTGAATTGTTGCAAAACAAACTTCCTGAATTAAGTAAGATTGGATAGAAAAATAACTATTAAACCTGAAATACAAATTAGTCAGGATGAGACGAATATGACGGATTATCAAATTGGGATTGTTACGAAACGGATTCGCTAGAAGAGGCTATTGAAATTATTGATGGTGGATATGGAATTTTGCCATTAGTAGCCTAAGAAATAACTTTCCTGTGGTATAGAAATGGAGAATATTATGTTAAGAAGAAATTTATTTATAGGTATTCCAAATGACAAATTAAAAGAATGCTATGATAGTTATGTTAGAGTTAGTTGTAAAAGAGAAAATGAAAAAGAGTTATTTTCTGATTTAGTAATAGAATATAAGTCTTTTATAGAAAGCAATCATCCTAAAGCAGCGGAAGCAATTTGTGAAAGGGATATGTTTAATGAGATTGCAAGAAGATATTTTAAGATAGCTGATGTTATTAAGGACAAAGATTTTTGTGAGATATTTGGAATTGAGGTGAAAGACAATGGATAATAATTGCGAATTATGTGGTGGAAAATTTGATTTTAGAATGGTTCAGATTGATGAATGTTTAAATATGACAGGAATCGCATTGTCAGGTAGTAAAAGACAAGTTAATAATGGTAATCGCTTTAGATTTTGTCCTAAATGTGGGAGAGAACTAACTAAAGAGAATTTTGGTGGAGTTGATTTTGGTAATCAACCAGATATGAGAGAAAAAATAAAAGAATATATTGGTGAACTTGATACAGAAATTGACAGGCTTGAATCTGACTTAGAAAAGCAAATGACTTATAATGTAGAAGCTTGCAAGGTTAGTTCAACTGAATCAAGGTTGAATGCAATAATCGAAGTGAAAAATGATTTATTAGGAAGATTAGAAGAGGTAATATAAATGGAAAATAGAAATGTAATTGAAACAGTAGTACATACAGCATTAACGAAAAAAGAGTTGATTGATTTAATTAACAAATCTTTTCCTGATGAAGAGGTTGGTAATCACGGACAGATAGCACAGCTTTCCACAACAACTATGTCAGATGGAACAAAAATGCAGAATGTTTGTTTTGGCAAGATATTAAAAGTTTAGTAACAAGATGAATGAATGATTTATTGATAAGATTGGAAGAGGTGATATAGTGAAGGAATTTAGAAATACTAACGAGATTACAAAAGAAGACCTTAAAAAAATGTATAACGCAATCGTTAAATTTGATAATTATATCTCATCAGCAACAAGGAAGCCAACAGATGAAAACATTGGATTATATGAACATTGGATTGATTGCAGGTATGATATAGAGAATTTAATTGTAACTGAGAGATAAGAGGTGAAGTAAATGGAAAGACTTGATATTTATAAAACTAATGATGGGAAATCTTTAGTTCTTTTAAATAATGAAACTGATTCGAATGGATATATAAATTATTTACCAATTACAAATAATGCAAATGGTATGAGTGTTAATACAAAATCTGGCAATCCTGTTATTATAGATATAGATAATGTATCTATAATTAAGCTGAACAAGTTAGAGTCATACATTGATCATGTAATAGAAAGTGATTTTGATTTTAAAATTAAGTGGTATATTGATGGTAGGCAAAGAGAAGAGGTAAAAGATTGAGGTGAGTAAAATGAAAGACAAACCAAATAAAATAAAAGCAAAACTTATTGTAGAAGTTGAAGGAGAATTCTATGATGATGAGTCATCAGAAGAAACATTGAGATATTGTGTTGAACAGGATTTGGAAGATGCAGGATTAAATGTTATTGATGTGTCTGTGATGAAGTGAGGTGATATAAATGAGCCGAATTAATAAAACGCAAAATAACTTAGATACCGTGTGGAATAATTTGGATCTTGCTTATGAACATATGGAAAGAGCTATTGAGGATTTATCACAAATGACTGGATTGCCTGATGAATTAGAGAAAATGGTTGAGCAGTACGACTTGTCGGAAATCAGTATAATGAAGCAGGAAGTTGAAGAATTGATGTTTAACGCTGATGGCACGCAAAGAACCACTAAAATAAATGATTATAAAAGTGGTAAAATTCCACTATAAATGAATTTTTTTAGAAAAAGAAAGAGAAGACTTAAATAAAATATAAGGGGAATAAAATGATGGATGGAATTCAAGGAAGTTACGCTATAGCATACGCAGATAAAGATGGCACAAGTTTTTCTGAAAATGAGCCTTGGATCTTAGCTGAATTTGGAGATGATATTAAAAAATGTAAAATAAGAGTAACAGAATTAATCAAAATGGGATATAAGAAAGTAACTCCATTTCAATTTGGACAAAGACTATTGGAATCATATTCATGGGATTATATCAAAAGACACAAAATTTAATATAAACTAGCAGCATAAAAAAGCCGAATTAATGGAGAATACAAATGGAATCAATTATAAATGAATTAGCAAGAAAAGACAAATTTACAAATGACAAGCAGTATAATTCAGGTTTAAGGCTAATAAGAGAAATGGGTTATCGCTATGTCAGTGGAGAACCCGATGTTAAGTATTATTGTATGTGTAATGGGTATTAAGAATTTGTTGGAAGATTGGAAGAGGTGATATAAAATGACTAATGGCATTAAAGAGAAAGACATTCGTGATATGCAAAAATGCTTTGATAAAATGAGATATATTCTAAAAAGGATTCAGGTATATAATCCTGAAGCACAAATTATTTGTATTGAAAGTGATACAATAGCTCTAGTTAATTTCAATGGTGAGTTTATTGATTCAGCTCCACAAATAAAAGATGAACATATTGTTGCAAGTCAAGACATACCAGCAATGGATAACTATTGTTAAAAGAAATGACGATTTCTTTGCAAATAGAATGGAGATGATTAAATGGCGAGAAAGAAAGTAAATAAAGAATTAACCATAGAAGAACAGTTACAACAAGAAAGAGAAAATGGATTAAGTTTTATTAAAGATGAAGTGCCACATCTGAATGAGCCAACCTATAGATTTGAAGTAGGAGATAAGGTAAAATATGGTGCATTAAAAGACTGTACAGTAAAAGAAGTATTGTATGATGGAAAGGTGTATGGTTTACATTGTATTTCTACTAAAACGAGTTATGGAAAAACTTATGAAGAACAGGTGTATCGGATTGTCGCATGGGTTGATATTCGACCATTAACAAATGGAAATAGTAATTTTAGCAACAATCAAGAAGTTTTTATTAATTTTAATAATTCAGAAATTGGTTCTATTATCCACAAGTATTACGCTTTTGGAGTAGATATGAATCCTGAATATCAGAGAGGGTATGTTTGGGAATTAGAAGATAAACAGTTGCTTATAGACAGTATTTTTAATAATATTGATATAGGTAAATTTGCTTTTATTCATTTGGATGATAAGAAATGGGCTGAGACGGGTAATGGATATGAAATACTTGATGGTAAGCAGAGATTAAGTACAATTATTGATTTTTATGAGAATAGATTTCCATATAACGGAGTTTATTACAATGACTTATCGGCTAAAGATAAGAATGTTTTCTTAAACCATCATATTGTGCAAGGAGAAGTAAGAGAAGCAGATAGAAAGGTAGTATTAAAATATTTCTTAATGCTCAATAGAGCTGGAAAGTCAATGGATCAGTCACAGCTTGATAAAGTTGAGAAAATGTTAAAAGAATAACCCAAAGAAAAATTGCTTTATTTATAAAAGGAGAAAAAATGCCAAGAATTAGGAAGTGTATTATTTGTGATAAGGAGTTTATAAGCTATCATGGAACAAATGTATGTAGTGAACAATGTAAAATAGAAAAGAAAAAACGACAAGATGAAAATTCGAATAAAAGAAGATATAATAAAGAATCGAATACACCAATAATTAAAATCTGTCCTATTTGTGGCAAGAAATTTGAAACACTTAGAAGAACATATTGTTCAGAAGAATGTTCTAAGAAAGCACATAAAATATATGTAAAGGAAATTTCAGATCAATACTATAAAGATCATAGAGAAGAAATAATTAATAAAGTAAAAGAAAGAAAAAGTAATAAATATTAATTATAAGGAAGCAGAAATCAACTGCTTCTTTTTTTTGTTACAGAAATGAGGCGAATAATTTTTGAGTAGATATAAGAATGGAAATCCAAAACATGCAAGCAGATTCATATGTATGAAATGTATGAATGAAAATATGTTGGCTAGAGGAATTCAAAGACAAAAACAAAGAGAACGAAAACATATTAAGGATTTGTATTGTTTGAAGTGTGGAGAGGTAACGAAGTGTATTGAAGTAAGGTTTTGTGATTCCTATGAAGAAATATTTGAGGCTGCAAAGATAAAAAGAGAGAATTATTACATAGATGATTATGAAAGTGAGGTTGATAATTATGTGTTACAAAATAGAAGTACAAAACAAAAATGCTGAAAAACTTAATAAAAAATTAGATGAGTTAAATGCACCACAATTTTTAAGAGATTACTTAAATGAGTTGGAAAGCAAAAACGGAGCGTTAAATTATCTGGTAGCAATTAAAGATTTTTTACAGTGGTTAATTGAAAATAATATCATTAATAAGAAATTAATTTCTGAAATAGAAGTTTCTGATTTTAGTGATTTGCGACCACAAAATATAAGTTCATACCTTAGATATAAGGAAACAAATGGAATGTCGCCAACCACAACGGAAACAAGAAAGAATATTATAAAAAGTTTTATAAAAAATGTATATTCATATAGAGAATGTTTATTGAGAGAACTCTATAACAGAATGGAAGATTTTAGTAAACAAATAAAATATAAAGGGATATCTTCTAAAAACAACTTAACACAAAAACTTCCAACAGAAAATCAGCTTAATGATATGGAAGAAAAAATAATGTGGAAAAAGGATGAATGTGTAAGGAATAGAAATATTGCTATTTTTCGTGTCTTAATAGGAACTGGAATAAGAGAGTCTGAACTTGCTGGCTTAGATTTATCTGATTTGCATTTAGATGAAAATAATGAACATATTGATCTTAATGATATGTCATATATTATGGTTTTACCAAAAGGATATCAAAGAGAAACTGAAAAAAGACCTGTATATCTTACTGGATCTGCTCTGAAAGCATTAAGAGAATGGCTAGAGTACAGAAATACATTGGATAATATTGTAGACAAAGAAGCTGTGTTTGTAAATAAAAACGGAACTCGTACAACAGAAAGAAATATCAAACAGATATTTGAGAATTACGGAAATGGTATTACTCCACATATGATGAGACATTATTATGCTAGTGTAATGAATAAGAATGGAAATCTTGCATTTGTACAGCAACAACTTGGACATAGTAGTGTGAATACAACAGTTAATAACTATGCAAACGGAGCTGTTGGAATGAAAGATGTGTTGGAGAATATGTAAGGACGATGATTATTTTTCATCGTCCTTCATTTCAGATATTAATTTATAATATCTAGTCAATCTTTCCTTTTGCTTATATAAGTGGACATAATCACTTAAAAGAGAAACTATAAGATTGCTCATGGAACGATTTTCTTTTTGTGCGATTATACCGATTTCATTTTTTAAATCCTTCGGAATAGCAAAAGACATTGTTGTATTTTTTTCTGATAATTGTCCTCTTGGCATTTTAAATACCTCCTTTATGATGATTATTATAAGGTATATATGAACTTAATGTCAACTTTTAATAAAAAATTATATAAACCTATTGACAAGTTTATATAAACCATATATAATTCAAGGCATAAAGGACAGAATAAAAAGAAAGGAGGTTTGAGCAAATGGAAATTAATACATTTGATATTGTGAAAGTTGATTTTGGAAATATAGAATTTGCTGGAGAACAAGGAGGTATTCGTCCGGCAGTAGTTATTCAAAATGCATATGGAAACATTTATTCAGGAACGACAATAGTGATTCCTTTTACAAGTAAAATAAAGCATATTAAACAGTCAACTCATTCCTTCTTTCAAAAAGATGAAAGTAAGGGATTGACGCAAGATTCAATGATACTTGGAGAATGTGTTAGACAAATCTCAAAAGAAAGAATCTTAAAAAAGTTAGGAACTATTACCAAAATGCAAGAAAAGAAAAAAGTAAAAGCTGTATATGATGCAAATTTTGGTTCATTGGGAGAGGAGATATAAAATGGAATATGTAGTAATGAGTCTGGAAGAAGCTAAGAAAGTAGCAAAAAAAAATGCAATAGTTTTGGTTTCAAAGCAGGATCTTGAAAATCCAGATTGTAATATTAGATTTACTAAGAAATATTTTGGAGAATGTAATAATATTCTTGAAGAGGCTGCGAGTATTGCAAGGGTATGTGATGAATTTGCAAGTCAATTAAGAGTTTTTTCGGAAATACAAACGGGTGTTCCTAAAGGTTGTCTTCATACAATATTATACAACAAGTCTGATAAATTGGACTTGCAAAAATAATATCGAATAAACGTTCTATTTTCTATTGACAGAATGTATGTTCGGATTTATTATATAAAAAAGGAACGGAATAGGCGCTCAAACCAAAAAATTCCGTTCCAATACATATATCCCCTTAAACCAGGGAAAGGAATAAGGAAATATATTCTTATAATACAATTTTAATTGTATTATGTCAATAATGTTTTTCTTATTTTTTCCATATTTTTACAATTAAATATTTCAATTGATTAACCTAGAAATCTTTAGGTTTATTAAAGTACGCCAAAAATCAGAAAGGAGTGATTTTTTGTTTATATTAACAGATGGAAAGAATTATGTCATGGAGAATCCTACGAAGTCAGGTGAGTATATAATAACAACTTCAAGTTCTATGGCAAAGGAATTTACTTACAAACAGGCGAGGTCATTAGTACAGAACAGTAGAAAGAAGTATTCATGGATTAAGAAATATAATCTTATTGATGTGGATACGGGGCAGAAGTCTGATAAATCTCTTTATTATAGAGGAAACGCAAATGTTTATATAGGAGATAGATGTAATTTCGATTATACCTTATTAGATAAGATTGAATCAGAAGCCAATTCTATCTTAGGGTTAGCAGGTTGGGACGACAATCAACTTATTACATATAAAAATTTATTAAATACTGAACTATCAAAGTGCGATAGTGCAGAAAGTGATATTAATCATGCATTAGAGAAGTATAAGAAAGTACATAATGGTAAGAAACCACAGGCTCATAAAGTGGCAAAGATAGGATATTTGCTTGATGATATTCGTGATAAACATAAACGAATAAAGCAGTGTATAAGATATGTTCAGGTTATGCAAGAAGCAATAACCAAAGGATATAACATTGAGAAGATAAAATTAGAACTTAGTAAAGTCACTAGCGATGATTACAAGGGAAGAACGGAATATTGGAAAATGGCTAATGATATTTTGGAGGATTAATTATGGTGATATGTAAAAACTGTTTAATTCCTATGGTAGAGACTATGAGTTTTCAACCAGGAGAAAGAAATCGACATGATAGATATTGTAAGTGTCCAAAATGTAAAAGAGAAACTAAGCATATTAAAGTTATGAATTCTGAATTGTCTTTCGGGGAATATATAAATAAAGAATTGCGAAAGGCAGGTAGATGAAATGATTAATAAAGAGATGATGAGGATTATTAATAGTAATCCTGAGATGATGAAAATTATTAATACATACATGGAAAATGATATGAAAAAACTCAAAAAAATCTGTCACAGAATTTGGTACGGAAAATTCGATAGAAGTGATTATGATGAGTTATATGATGTGGCGGTTGATTGTCTTATAGAAACATTAATTACATACAATAATGAAAAAGCTCGTTTAGAAACATTTCTTGTAGGAAATATCATGAGGAAGACAAGCACATGGATGCGAGATAATAAATATAGATTAAAACGCCAGAATCTCTTAAAAGACGAAAATGGGAAATTAATTCTTGATGAAAAGGGTAATCCTCAAATTGTCATGAATATCTCACTAGACGTTAATACAGATGAAGTGAAAAATATTAAAGATAATTTACCTTCAAAAGAGAATATAGAAAAAGAGATATTTACAGAAGAATATACTGACAAGGTTGAATTATATTTACAGCAATTGCCACGAAAGCTGGAACGAGTAGCAAGGCTGTTATCTCAGCAATATACAAAGGATGAGATAGTAGAAATATTACATATAACTGCAAGCGAATACAATGATTGTTTAGCAGGATTAAAAAAATATGAATACATATCAATTTTATTTTAATTAGGAGGAAGCAAGTTATGACGATGGTAGGAAGAGATAAAGTAAAAAGAGATCAGATGATGTTGGGAACATTGCTTAATCAATTTAAGAGGGGGCAGATTAATAAAAATCATCCTTTACAGAGAAAACCCGATCAGTGGACAGATGAAGCCAAGTCAGGACTTGCTGCCACTATTATCAAAGGTGAAGACATTGATTCTATTAAGATATGTGAACAAATTGTAAGTTCAACAGAGTTTATTCTTTGGCTTATTGATGGTTTACAGAGATTAACTGTTCTTGAATCATTTAAGAATAACGCTTTTGAAATAAAGAAAAGTCTTGAAATGCCAATTATGTATTATCAAGGAGTTGACGAAAATGGAAAAGTAAGTGTTATTGAATATGATCTTAGAGGTAAAAGATATAAAGATTTACCAGATGAATTAAAAGAAAAATTTGATAGTTACCCTGTAGATATAGTCAAACATCTTGATTGTACAGATGAAGAAATAGCCTATCATATTGCAAGATATAACAGACAGACAAGTATGAATGTAAATCAGAAAAATATTTTGGTTGCTTGGAAGATAGCACCTGAGATAAAAAAACTCGTCAGCAATCGTTTCTTTATGGATTGTGGAAATTATAATCCAAAAGAAGATACAAAGGAAGTATTTAACAGAATTGTGTGTGAGTCTATTATGACAATGTTTCATCTTGATAATTGGAAAAAGGCAGCAAAACAGATAAGTTTGTACCTTAATGACAATGCTACAAATAATGAGTTTGAAATATTTGAAAGCGAACTAAATAGATTATATAAAATAATAGACCAGGATACAGTAGGACAATTATTTAATGCAAAAAATTCATTTATATGGTTTACGGCTTTTCATAAATTTACTGAGTTTGAAATTGAAGACATAAGATTTGTTGATTTTCTTGAAGAATTTCAGAGAACATTACATAGTAAGACTTTTGCAGAATATGAAAACGAAAGTTTTGATACCTATGATGGTAATAAAGGAACTAAGGATAAGAAGGTTGTTAATGCTAAGTTAGATATGATTGAACAGCTTATGAAGGAATATTTACATATAACAGATGCAACAGAAGATAAGAACAAAACTACATATAATAAGGAAGAAACTCATTCAGAAGTGAATGAAAATACAATTGAAACAGAGAATAATATAGAGTCTTCTGATAATAAGGTAATAAATGTTAATGAATCTGAACAGAATACGGGTTGTGATGATGAAATATTATCATTTGTTAAAGAAAATGTTGCTGATGATATAGAGGAAGTTGATATAGACGAATATCAGGAATTTGTGGATGAATATTTAAAAATAGACAACCCTTTATATATACAATGTAAAGCTGCATTAATGGCATTAACAGCATATGCTTACAGAACTGAAAAGGATGTTGAATTAGCAACTTGGTTGGAAAATTATCAGAAGAATGCTACTGATAAGAATTATAGTCCATCACAAGATATTAATTATAAGTATATTAAGATGGATTTTGATAATTACATAAATTTCTTAAATAATTCAAAGAAAGGAGAAATTATAAATGCCTGATATAACAATGTGTACAAGTCAAACCTGCGAAAGAAGAGAACAATGTTATAGAGCTATGGCTAAACCAGATAAATATCAGTCATATGCTGATTTTACAAAATTATGTGCCGAGAAAGATTATCAGTGTATTTGGGGAATTAAAGATGGAGATGTTCTTACAAGTGATATGGATAATAATATTATGGCGAGGTGTTAAAAAATGAATAAGGAAGAATTAAGAGAAGAATTACAGAATTATTCTAAACCAAAGCTTGTTGAGATGTGTATTAAGTTATTGGAAGAAAAAGAAAAGAGTCTGTCTGATAAACCTGCCACATTTGACGAGTTATTAGAAATGGATTGGAATGATAAGTAAAAGGAGAATAATTAAATGGAAGTATTTTTTATATTAGTTTTAATAGGATTAATAATTTTATGGTTTCTACTGTCAAGATTTTTTCAAAAAATAGGAAATTCTACTATTAATAAAATGAAAGATCTTGTAACAGATGAAATAAATAACGAAGAAGAAAAGGAGACAAAACAACAATGAAGAAAGTTGTAGGTGGCGTTGTATCTGCCATAGTGATACTATTTTTAGCAATAATTTTATTTAAGTCAACAGTTCGTGTACCTGCTGGATATATTGCCGTACAGTACAGTATGTCGGGCGGTGTAAAAGGAGATATTCTTACACAAGGATGGCATTTAAAGTCACCAACTGTAAAAACGACACTTTACTCGGTGAGTCTTGAACAGAGCTATTTAACGTCCGGCAAGGACGGAGACTCTAAAGATGATGACAGCTTTTCAGCGAGTTCATCTGAGGGTAAGGCTATGCAGATAGATCTTACATTTACATATCAGTACAGTCCTGATAAGATAGCTGATCTATTTACAAGATTTAGAGGACAATCTGGAAAGGAAGTAAGAGATAGTTTTATTAAGCCTAATATCATCTCTTGGACTAAGGAAGTTGTTGCTAACTATAAGGTATCAGATATTCTTGGTTCTGAAAGAGCAAATGTAAATACGGCATTAACAGACTATCTTAATAAGAAGTTTGAACCTTATGGAATTGCAATTAGCAATGTATCATTAATTAATATTTCTGTAGACGAAAAGACACAGGAAGCTATTAATGCAAAGATTACCGCACAGCAAGCAGCAGAGACACAGGAGATAAATAATCAGACTGCTATTAATAAAGCTAAAGCTGATGCGGAGGTTGCTAAGACACAGGCACAGGCTAAAGCTGATGCACAGCTCATAGAAGCTCAAGCACAGGCAGAAGCTAACAGTAAGTTGAGTTCTTCTATCACAGATGAACTTATAAGAATGAAGGAAGCAGAAGCAAGAAATAAGTTCGGTTGGGTTACAATTTCAGGAACAAATAATACAGTTGTAACTGATAAGTAATTAGAGAATATATAGGTGTGGTGAAATTCCACACCTAACTAATGGGCTGTGGTGAAGTGGTCAACACAACAGGGTTTGATCCTGTCATTCGTGGGTTCGAATCCCACCAGCCTAGTTATGTGCCATTAGCTCAGTTGGAAGAGCACTCGACTTTTAATCGAGTTGTCATGAGTTCAAACCTCGCATGGCACATTATTTATTATATTAGGAGGTATTTTAAAATGAAAACAATAAACAACAAGTTTGAAATTGGGGAAGAATGTTATACATACGCAAGAGAAAATGTAGTAATTGTTTGCCCTGTATGTAAAGGAACAAAGAAGATTCTTTACAATGGATATGAAATTCCATGTAAACAGTGTAATACAACAGGAAAAATCGTATGTAAACAGACAGTGGTTGCACCTCATAAGGTTAGAATTAGACGAATTATTGCAAGCATTTGGAATGATGCAATCACAGTTAAATATAAAGTTGATCCTGTTGGAGAATATATCAATGTAAGGAATCGAAGCGAAAGTACATTGTTTAAGACATTGGAAGAATGTGAGCAGAAGTGCAGAGAAATCAATCAGGGTGAAGCAGGAGAGTATTAGATAACAAGAATATTCGTTAAAAAAAACAAAAGGAGAAAATTATGAGTCAGTGGACACATGTGGCAGCAATTTTTAGATTAGATAGTTTTAGGGGAATTTCAGACGAAAATATTTATAAAACTTTTGGTAAAGAAGTAACTTGGAATGATTTATACAATTATGACGAATCAGACGATATAAAAACATTACCTATGGGTAGCGAAGGAACATTAGAAATGAGCATATGGCATAATCCAGACAAAGGTTGCATGGCTTCTACAACAGTATCTGTATTCGGAGATTTAAGAGATTATGGTGGAAACGATATAGATAAGCTAAAAGAGTGGTTTAATGATTGTTGTAAACAATTTATGGTTAGACAGGCAGTGATGCATGTGATTGATGAATATGCCGATGAACCAATAATTGTGCAATATGTTGAGTAGGAAAATTCTCTTTCTTTGGATTGTGAGGTGAAAATAATTGAATAAAACGGATATATGTAAAATGTGTCAGGAATATGACATTGAACATAAATGTGAAATGGAAAACAGTTGCAAACTTATTTCGGTTTTAAAAGAGAATAAGGAATTAAAGAAAAAGGTGAATTATTTAAGGAAAGAGTTATCCGATACAAAATTAAAAATATCCTATATGATAAATCCAAATACTATAGGCAACAGGAACGATATGGGATGGTAACAAAGTTCGATTTCTTTGGAAGAGAGGTTAAGGAATGGAAAATATAAGAAGATGGTTTGAGAACGACCAGATGAATAATGGTCAGAGTTACGAGATTGACGAATACGAAGGTCATTTAGAAGCAAGAACAGATACAGTTATTTTTATGGTAGTAGAGCCTCATAGTGGAACTAAAAACAGATGGATGCTTAGAGTTTCAACAAGAAGTGCTTTTGATAGATGGGCTAATTCTACAGCTATTGAGGAGTTCTTTGATAGTGATATTGAATTATGTAATTATTTACATGAACATCAGTTGGATATTTATAAAGATTTGGTTGAATATCTGTCAAGTGAATATGATGAAGTGACAGAAGAATATTAGACAGAATAAATATATAACTTTGAAAGGAACATACGAATATTATGGAACAGATTCAGGAAAATGAACAGTGGAAATTAAATGGCAACTGTGAAAAATGTAGGAGAAGTAATTATTGTTCAACGCCATGTACTCGTCATAAAAGGAGAATAAGAGCAGAATTTAAAGGTCTTGTTACAGATATAATGAATAAAATGACTGGTGGTGTAATGAGGGAAGCTATTGATAAGACGGTAAATGGAATTTGGTAAATCGGAAAGGAAATTTATATGGTTACAAAGACATTATATACTTGTCAGTTCTGTAATACTGATTATGCAGATAAAGAAAAAGCAATGGGAGGAAACAAATGGAAGTAAATGTTAATACAAAAGCAATATGTACTATAGATATTGATTCACCAGAAGCATTTAGAATTTTATGTGAAACTTTACATATGGGTTTTGTTCTTGATGAGGATACTGATTACTTTGTATATAAAAATTCCTATGGTGAATTAAATGTATTTGAGACAGTTGATGGACATGATTCATGTGTAGATGAGAGAGGAGATTTGTTTGTAGCACTTCGTAATGTTGCTGTAAATATGTTTCCAAATACATTGTTTAGAAGTGCTGACTATATCTACAACAACTGACAAGAAAACTTCGTTTCATTGTAAAAAATTTCTGAGCGATTCAGCTCAATAAAATTCCCAAATTAAAAAGAGAATATAGATATGTAACCAATTAACATTCACATATAAAAATTATAGAAAAGGAGAGTAAAACAGATGAATGGATTGAGTAGTAAAGAAGTTCTCAAAAGTAGAGAGCTTCATGGAAGTAATAAGCTTCCTGAACCAAAGTTGGACAAGTGGTATGACTTCGCAAAGGAGGCATTAAGTGAGAAAATCACAATGATTCTTATTGCAATTGCAGTATTGCAGTTATTCCTTGGAGTCATGGGAGTAATGGATTTATCAGATCCAATTATGATTCTTGTTGTATTAGCAATTGTAACATGTATTGCTGTTAAGACTGGACTTGGTGTTCAAAAATCAGCAGCAGAGTTGAGAGCCAAAACATCAGTCAGGTATTGTGACGTAATTCGTGATGGCAAAGTTCAAACAATTAATAAGGATGAATTGGTAGTTGGTGATATTGTTTGTGTAGGAATGGGACAAGAGATTTTTGCAGATGGATATCTCATTGAAGGTAAGATTTCTGTAAACAATGCAGCCATTAATGGAGAAACAAAAGAGTGCAAGAAAACACCAATTGAAGGATATGTTCATAAGAAAACTACTTCAACAGATGCTTATACGAATCAGAATTGCTTATTTGCTGGCACAACAGTAATGTCAGGCGAAGGAAAAATGATTGTTACTGATGTAGGTGTGAATACAGTAAATGGTGATACACTTGTTAAAATGCAAACACTTGAAGCACCAAAGACAGCACTTGATATTGCACTTGATAATCTGAGCGACTTCATTTCTAAGTGGGGAACAATCGCAGCCGTTATTACATTTGCGGTGCTTACAATTTCAGGAGTTGTACAGGTTGGATTTGGAGAATATTTTAGCGGTGGCGTTCTGAATATTATTCAGAAAATCGCACAGAACTTCTCAGTAGCATTAACAATTATTGTAGCTGCTGTTCCCGAAGGATTGCCTCTTATTGTAAAACTTGTAACAAAACAGAATGTAAAGACAATGGAGAAATTCAATATTCTTGCTAAGAATCCTGGTAAAATTCCAGAGTTAGCATATGTTGATATTATCTGTACTGATAAGACAGGTACTCTTACGACAGGTATTATGACTCCAAAGAAGATTATTGATGGCTTTGGTAATGATGTAAATAAGGATTCAGTTCTTTGGAATAATATCAAGGCAAACATTTCTTTAAATAATAGTGCAACATTTGATTCAGAAAACAATATTACAGGTGGTAATTCAATTGATAGAGCAGTTCTTAGCCTTGTAAATCCTGAAACATATGCTGACATTCAGAAAAAATATCCAGTTAAGTTAAAGCAGGTATTTAATAGTAGTAATAAGTATTCAGCTTTTACGACAAAGGATGGAGTTACATACTATAAGGGCGCACCTGAGAAACTGATTGAGCATTGCACAAAAGTAATGGACTCAAGTGGTGAAATTGTAGAGAATAACGACAATGACACATTAAGTAATGCAATTACAGCAATGACAAGTAATGCAATGAGATGCATTGCAGTTACAATGGCAGATGGTGATTTAGTAGAGAATGAAATACCAAATGACATGACATTCCTTGGAATTATTGGCGTTGTAGATCCTGTAAGAGATGAAGTACCGAGTGCAGTAAAAACAGCACATGAGGCTGGTATTCAAGTTATTGAAATTACAGGCGATTGTATTGAGACAGCAGTTGCAGTTGCTACAGAGTGTGGAATTTACAAAGATGGAGATTTAGCACTTACAAATGATGAATTTGAAGCGATGTCAGATGATGAAGTAAAGAGTATAATTCCTCGATTGAGAGTTATTTCAAGATGCTCACCAAACACAAAACTCAGACTTGTCACATTAGCACAAGAGATTGGAAAGTCAGTTGCAATGACAGGTGATGGTGTAAATGATAGTCCTGCTTTAAAGAGAGCTGATGTTGGTTTTGGTATGCAAGGTGGATCAGATGTAGCAAAAGAAGCTTCAGACATTGTATTGACAGATGATAACTTTGCAAGCGTTGTAAAGGCAGTAGAACTTGGAAGAACATTTATGCACAATATTATGATGTTCCTTGAGTTTCAGTTACCTATCAATATTTCACTTCTGATTCTCAGTGTTATCTATCCAATGATTGCAACAGGTGCATTACTTGCATCGGTTCAGATTCTGATTGTAAATATCATTATGGACTCTCTTAATTCATTATCATTTGGTGGCGAACCTCCAAAGGATGAATATATGACTGAGAAACCTATTAAGAAAGGTTCTGGTTTATTCATCAGAGGTGCAAAGAAACGCATTGCAATCAGTACAGTAGCATTTATTGCACTTTATGGAATTATTACATTCAGTCCTATTGCAAATATGTTTGCATCTGAAACAGAAGCTATGACAGCGAGATTCGCATTGTTATGCTTTATGGCAGTATTTAATGGATTTAATATTCGTACAGAACACATTAATTTATTCAATGGTATTGGGAAGAACAAACTGTTCTCAGCCATTGCAATCGGAATTTTTGTAATGACTTTTGCTCTTTGCAACTTTGCAGAAAATCTTATCAAGGTCACAGCTTTAGATTTCAAACATTGGGTAGTAGTTGTAATTTTAGCCTTTATGGTTATTCCAATTGATCTTATTAGAAAGGTTATTGAGAAGAAAAGAGAGAATAAGTAATTGAGGAGATGAGAACATGGTAATGAGAGATAAAAGTTATAAAACAGTAGAGATTATTACTCTTATATGTTTTTCAATTAGTGTTATTACAGTATATATTACACGCTTTATTCCATTTATTTTTCTGACATTACTCACATTCCCAATTTCTTTTAAATTATTAAAAGGGAAGGTTGACAGCCTTCCCAAGAATAAGGAGGACAAACAATATGTCAATTAGTTTAGTTAAAGGTCAGAAGATTGACCTTACAAAAGGTAATGCAGGTTTAAACAAAGTCGTATTTGGTCTTGGATGGGATACAAATAGATACGATGGTAATGCAGATTTCGATTTGGATGTATCAGCATTTTTTACTGATGATTCAGGAAAGGTAACAGGTGAACAGGATTTTGTATTTTATGGTCAGCCACAGCATCCAAGTGGAGCATTGATTTATTCTGGTGATAATAGAACAGGTGTAGGTGATGGCGATGACGAGACAATGATTGTTGAATTAAATAAGATTCCATCTAATATCACAAAGATTAGCTTCTCAGCGACAATTTATGATGCAGAAAATCGTTTACAGAATTTTGGAATGGTTGATAATTCGTACATTAGAGCATACAACGCTGATACAAATGAGGAACTTTTCAAATATGAACTTAATGAGGATTTCTCATTAGAGACAGGTGTTATTGCAGGTGAGTTGTATCGTAAGAACGGTGAATGGAAGTTTAATGCAGTTGGTTCAGGTTACAATGGTGGTTTAGCTGCTATTGGTAGAAATTTTGGTCTTGATTTATAAAATGGAAGGAGAATATATATGTCAGTAAATTTAGTAAAAGGACAGAAAATTAATTTATCTAAGGAAGTAGCAGGTGGTCTTACAAAGATTATGGTAGGACTTGGATGGGATGCTGTTAAGAAAGGGTTATTTGGTTCTAAACCAAACATTGATTGCGATGCTTCAGCAATTATTTTAGGAAAAGATGATAAGTATCGTACATGTGTTTATTATGGTGACAGATCAGCGGAAGATAGATGCGTGTATCATCATGGCGACAACCTTACAGGAGATGGAGACGGTGATGATGAGCAGATTACAGTTGACCTTGCGAATATTACAAATAAGGTTGAGAAAATTGTATTTGTAGTAAATATCTTTGATTGTATTTCAAGAAAGCAGGATTTTGGACTTATTAAGAATGCGTACATTAGACTTGTCGATGAGTCAACTGGTAAGGAAATTTGTAAATACAATCTTTCAGATGATTATGCTGGCAAGACAGCAATGGTATTTGCAGAGGTTTATAAGAAAGACGGAGAATGGAAATTTAACGCTATCGGTCAGGGAACAAGTGATTCAAGTATTAGCGAATTAATAAGAAGATATAAGTAGGAGGATTTAATTATGTCAGTTTCATTAAGTAAAGGACAGAGAGTAGATTTAACAAAGGGTAGACCGTCATTAAAAAACATTCTTGTTGGACTTGGATGGGATATTAATCATTATGACGGAGAAGCAGATTTTGACCTCGATGCCTCTGTGTTTATGACAAAAGAGAATGGCAAAGTTGGCAAGGATGAGGATTTTATTTTCTATGGTAATCTTGAACATAGTTCAAAGAGTGTAAAGCATATGGGAGATAACCGTACAGGTGAGGGAGATGGAGATGATGAGGTTATTAAGATTAAACTTGATAAAATCCCATCAGACTATGAGACTCTTGCTGTGACGGTCACAATTTATGATGCTGAGAGTAGACTTCAGAACTTTGGTATGGTTGGGAATGCATATGTGCGTGTAGTAGACGAAGAGACAGGCGAGGAACTTATTCGTTTTGATTTAAGTGAAGACTTCTCTACCGAGACTGCGTTAGTCGTAGCTGAAATTTATAAACATAATGGCGAATGGAAGTTTAAGGCTGTAGGAAGTGGCTATAACGGTGGATTAAAGGCATTATGTAACCAGTATGGAATTGATGCAGAGTAGGAGGATTGTATGACAAATTTTATGTTTATTATGATTGTGGCGATTGTATTAATTGCACTGATCCTTTTCTTTACTCCTTTTGGTAAACAGCTTCGAGTAAAGTTTAAAGGAAGAACGGATGAAGTAATGCGTCAGGATGCACAGACACCAGAAGGTGCTAGAGATTATTACAACGCAGCCATTAGAGAAAAGGAAGATTTTTATAACAAGGCATCTGCTACATATGCTGAAATTTCAGGAAAGCGTGATACAGCAGAAAAAGACTTATATCAGGCAAATAAAGATATTATGCGTGTTACACAGCAGATTAACGCTTGTCTTGATGAAAACAAAGAAAATGAAGCAATGCAGTATGCAATGAAGAAGTCTACTTTGGAGAATAAGATTAATGTACTAAAAGATACAATTGAAGAGATGAAAGAAGCACAGGCTCACCAAAAAGACATTCGTGATCAGGCAGCCGAAGAATTGCAGAAACTTAAAGAGGAAAAGGAACAGGTTCTTTTTCAGATGGAAGCTGATAGTCAGATTATCGAACTTCATCAGAGTATGGATAGTCTTAATACGAATAATGAGAGCGATAGAATGCTTGAAAGAGTTCGTGAAGGAGCAAGAAAGACAAGAGAACGTGCAGAAGGAAGTAGAATTGCATATGATTCTAGCGCACAGGCTAATGAGAGAAGACTTGCTAATTCTGAAAGAGAGCGCAACGCTCGTCAGATCCTTGATGATATGAAGAGACAGAGAGGTAATAAGTAATGATTGTATTAAATATTGGAGTTTTCGTAATCTGTCTTGGTGTATGCTTTGGAGCAGGTTTTATTGTAGGAAAACGTAAGAAGAATAAATAATTCAAGAGTTAGTAGGTGTCATAGCCTACTAACTCATTCAAAGGGTAATAAAACAGACCTTTTAATTTATAAAACGGAGAATATAACAGTAACAAAAATAAATATAAGAAAGAAGAGGTATAAAACATGGATGGATTTATGATGTTTAAGAAGGCTTTACAGAAGCACTTCGATGAAATGCAGAAAGAGGCAACACATTTATTTGAGGTAAATGTAGATAAGGACGAATTATGGAATACATATCTTGATAGCTTCCCTGCTGGTACAAATGAGATTTTCAGAGAGCGTAGAGAGCATGATTGTAGTTGTTGTAGACAGTTTATTAAGAATATTGGTTCTGCTGTCACTATCAAAGATAACCAGATTCATACGATTTGGGAACTGAATCTTGGTGATACAACATATCAGCCAGTATGTGATGCACTTGATGCCTTTGTAAAAGCTCATACAGTTACCGATATTTATACAACTAAATTCCCTAAGATTGGCACAGATTTTAACTTTGAAGAAATTAATGGAAAGTCTCATCAGTGGGATCATTTCTTCTTAGAGCTTCCAAGCAAGTTCGTAAATAGAAGTAGTCGTTCTAATGAGGAAGTTAAAGGACAGTTCAGAGATACAAGAAATGTATTTAAGCGTTCTCTCGATGAAATTACTATGGATGCACTTGATACAATTCTTGAACTTATCAACTCAAATACACTTTACAAGGGCGAAGAGTGGAAAGGCGTACTCACAGAGTTCAAGAAGTATAAGAAGGAATACGATAAGCTGACTTCTGATACTGAAAAGGATTTATATGCTTGGGAGAAGTCGGTAACAGCAGGTATGGCTATCGGAAGAATTAGAAATCATTCTATCGGAACACTTCTTATTAATGTAAGTGAGGATATGGATCTTGACACGGCAGTTAAGAAATATGAACAGATTGTCGCTCCAAGCAATTATAAGCGTCCAAAGGCTATTTTTACAAAGAAGATGCTTGAGGATGCAAAGAAGACCATTACAGAACTTGGATATATGGATTCATTACAGAGAAGATTTGCTAATCTGAATGATATTACTGTAAATAATGTACTATTCTCAAATAAAAGTGCTGCAAGAAGAATAGTTGGCGCAGATGATATTTTTGGTCAGATGGAAAAAGATGTTGCTGTAAGTCCTAAGAAGTTTTCTAAGGTTGAGGAGATTTCAGCACAGGATTTCATTGATAAGGTACTTCCAACTGCAAAGGAGATTGAAGCTTTTGTAGAGAATAAACATGAGAAGAACTTTGTTTCTATGATTGCACCTGTTAATTCAGATGCTAAGACAATGTTCAAATGGAACAATGGATTATCTTGGGCTTATTCAGGAAACATTACTGACTCTGAAATTACAGAAAAAGTGAAAGCTGCTGGTGGAAGAACTGATGGTGTTTTAAGATTTTCACATAGTTGGAATTATGATGGAATGAGAAATGCTTCTCTTATGGATTTACATGTATTTATGCCTGGTTCAAATCAGAATGTTGTTATCAAGAATGGAAAAGAAATTCATGATAATTATGGAAATGATGAAAGAGTTGGATGGAATCATAGAAGACATTATGCTTCTGGTGGAGTTCAGGATGTAGATTATACCGCTCCTGCTCCTATTGGATATGTTCCAGTTGAAAACACAACATTTCCTTCAATTGATAAATTGAAAGAGGGTGTATACACTTTTAAAATCCATAATTGGAATTTTAGAAATCCGACAACAGGTGGCTTTAAAGCAGAAATTGCATTTGGCGGTAATGTTTATAGATTTGTAAGAAGAGAACCATTACAGCACAAGGAATGGATTACTCTTGCAAAATTAGAATTAAAAAATGGCGAGTTTAGTATTCTTGAGATGGCAGAGAATGATAGTACACCTATTGAAAAGTGGAATATCAAAACGAATCAGTTTGTTCCTGTATCAGTAATCAGTTATAGCCCAAATTATTTTGATGAACAGGATGGAATTGGTCATAGACATTTATTCTTCTTCCTAAAGGATTGTGTGAACAACGAAAGTCCTAATGGCTATTACAATGAGTTCTTAAAGAGTGACCTTGAAAAGCACAAGAGAGTATTTGAGGCTTTAGGTGCTAAGTGTCATGTAGAAGATACTGATGATCAGCTTTCAGGAATTGGATTCTCCATGACAAAGAGAGCAGATTTAGTTGTTAAGGTTAAGGGTGCAACAGAGCGTGTAATGAAGATTAAGTTTTAATTAGAAAAGGAGATTATTATTATGACAAACAATGAATTATTTATCAATGCAACAAGAGCAAACTATCAGTTCCCATTCAGAGGAATGATTAACGTAATTGATTTGTGGGATTTATCTCTCACAAATCTGGACTCAGTGTTTAAGACACTCAATGCAGAAGCAAAGAAGTCTGAGGAAGAAAGTCTTCTGAACACCAAGTCAAAGGAAGATGAGGAGATTTCTAATAAGATTGAAATTGTCAAGTATATTGTTAGTGTGAAGCTGGATGAGAAGAAGAAGAGAGAAGACGCTAAGAAAAATGCTGAGATGAGACAGAGATTGCTTGAAATCAAGGCTAAGAGACAGGATGCAGCACTTGAGAACATGTCTGATGAGGAACTGGATAAGACACTTGCAGAATTAAGTGAGTAATTGTTATAAATATACCATATATAGTATTAAAATAAGCGATATATACTATATATGGTATATATTTTACGTTAGAAAGAAACGCACATTTCTGATAGAAGTTTGGAGGTGAAATATGAATATTTTAAACATTATTCTATTGATTATGGGAATTTTTAATCTTATTGTTGGGATAACATGGACGAAAAAGAATGTTGTCAACTTTGTGTTCAAATTATTATTCTTGGCAGGTGGTGGCTATTTAGTATTCTATGCTTTATATTTGAGTAACATTCTGATTGTTTTAAATAAGTAAGGAGAATAATTATGAAATCTACAATAAGATTTTTAATATGGCTTATGACATTAAACCTATTAATGAATTTTATTTTTCCAGAACCAGTTGAGTTATGGAAATTTATATTAATAGAGATATGTTTAGGATTTTTGTCATTTATTATGGTTGATTGGAAAGAAGATAAGTGAGGTAAATATGAAATATGTTGTTATTTTAATTTTAATTGGTCTATTATTTTTGCTATTTGTACCATACATGTTAGCAGATTATATTAAACCATTACAAAAGTTCTTTTGTAAAATAGGATGGCATTGTCACCAAAAAGATTATATTACTGAGGGTTTCGATGGTGTTTCCATGCATTGTAAATGTAAATGGTGTGGATATAAAGGTATGGTAGATAGTCAAGGAAATTTATTTTAGGAGAATAATATGTCAAATTTATATGTATATTTAATTCGTTCTCGAAATAAAGACAATAAGGATATTCCAAGTTTTAAGGGGCGAGCCGAAACAATCCTTGAATATAAAGAGAACGAAGATAAAGTAATTGAAGCTTTTAAGAATTTTGCAGCTAAAGGAGTTCCTGGTGAACAGACAAGACTATACAGGTCAGTTAATTCAAGGAACGAAGAGAAAATCAGACAAGAATTTATTATCCGTCTGTTGAGAGACAAACCAAGTATGACACAGCTTAATCGCACATTGGCATCCGTTGCACTACAGGTACAAAATCGTAATGAGAGTAAGTGGCTGTTTGATTTTGATGTGGATGATGAAGAAAAAGTAGAAGATTTTATTGACGATATTTATTTTTATTCAGAATTGGATAATCATGAATTGCACAAGACTCCTCATGGTTATGCAATTATTGTTCCGCATGGTTTCGATACAAGAGAGCTTATGGAAAAGTGGAAAGATTATGATATCACATTGAAGAAAGATGAGTTGTTGTTTTTGGATATGATAACGAATAAGTGATATTTTATTGATATACCAAAAATTGAGGTGAATTTGAATGAAGAAATTGAAAATTGAAATTCCGTCTGGTGCAAATGAAATTATCCATAGTCTACAAAATAATGGATATGAGGCATTTTTATGTGGTGGTGCAGTGAGAGATAGTATTCTTGGCAGACCAATTCACGATTATGACATTACAACATCTGCTATACCAGATGAAATGATGGAAGTATTCAAGGACAAGAGGATTATTGAAACTGGATTGCAGCATGGAACTATCACCATTGTAATTGACGGTGAGGGATATGAATGTACCACTTACAGAATTGACGGCAATTACTCAGATAGCCGTAGACCTGATAGCGTAACATTTACACGAAGCCTTGAAGAAGATTTAAAGCGTAGAGATTTTACAATCAATGCAATGGCATACAATGATGAAGTTGGTCTTGTAGATCCGTTTAATGGTATGGAGGATATTGAGCATTATAAAATCAGATGTGTTGGTAGAGCAGAGGATAGATTTTCAGAAGATGCTTTAAGAATTTTACGTGCTATTCGGTTTGCTTCACAACTGGGATTTGTGGTTGATTCTGATGTGAGTTTTAATATTCATAAAATGTATAAGAATTTAGAGAATATATCTATTGAGAGAATTAACAGTGAGTTCTGTAAGATTGCATTATCAAGCGAGTTTTATATACAAATAGGATTATTCCGTGAAGTATTCTCGTTATTTATTCCTGAAATAAAAGATATGTTTGATTTTCCGCAGAATAATCCATATCACATCTATGATGTATGGAATCATACAGTACATGCAGTACAAGCTTATGAATGTGATTGTAAAGAAGACTTAAATTCAATAGATTTAATTACATCATTAGCGGTGTTCTTCCATGACATAGGAAAACCATATTGTTATCAGGATGGCGAAGATGGTATTAGACATTTCAAAGGTCATGGAAGAGTCAGTGCTGATATGACTGATAAAATAATGAAGCGATTAAGATTTGACAACGATACGAGAGAAAAGGTCGTTGAATTAGTCTATTATCATGATGCTACTTTTGAGGTAGGAAAGAAATATATCAAGAGATGGCTTAATAAAATTGGAGAAGAACAGTTCAGAAGGCTATTAAATGTTCGTAGAGCTGATATTAAAGCACAAGCAGACATTAATCAGGAAACAAGATTACAGAAGATTGATAACATTGGATATATTTTAGAAGAAGTCTTACAGGATGATGAGTGCTTTTCTCTAAAGGATTTAGCTGTCAATGGTAAAGATGTAATGGATATAATGCGCATTAAGAGTGGAAAGGATGTTGGTTGCTGGCTCAATGAAATCTTAACTCGTGTAATAGATGGAAGATTAAAAAATGATAGAGAAGATCTTATTTATTGGATGACTGGTATTACAGATGGATGGATTAAATATTAAAGGAGTGACTATGTGCGATAAATTAAGAGAATATATAGAAGAATCAAATAATATTGTATTCTTTGGTGGAGCAGGTGTATCTACTGAAAGTGGTATTCCCGACTTCCGTTCCAAGGATGGGTTATATAACCAGCATGACGTTCAGTTTGATAAATACGAACCAGAATACCTTTTGAGTAGAGAATGTTTATACAACAATCCGAAAATATTCTATGAGTTCTATCGGCAGAAGATGGATACAAGGAATATTGAACCAAACATTACTCATAAGGTACTTGGTAAGATGGAAGAAATAGGTAAGTTAAAAGCTATTGTAACACAGAATATTGATGGACTTCATCAGAAAGCTGGCAGTAAGAATGTCTTTGAGATTCATGGAACTACTCAGAGGAATTATTGCAGTAAGTGTAAAAAGGAATATCATTCTGATTTCTTATTTGACACTAAAGAGACAATTCCAAAATGCGAATGCGGAGGTCTAATCAGACCTGATGTAACCTTATATGGAGAGAATCTTCCTAATGATGCGGTAAATGGTGCTGTTGAAGCAATTAGCAAAGCTGATATGTTGATTATTGGTGGCACATCATTACAGGTTTATCCAGCAGCGAATTATATTTCATATTTTAGTGGTAATCATTTGATTGTTATCAATAGGGAGAAAATCCAAGTGTTAATGAATGAAGATACGGATTTGATGATTGTTGATTCGTTAGGCAATGTGTTTAGTGAAATTGACAAATGGATGTGAGGTAAAATGGATGATATATAGAGAAGAAAATAAAGACTTATTTACAGTACCAGAAAATTATTATTTAGCACATTGTATTAGTGCAGATTTTGGAATGGGTAAAGGAATTGTAGTTGAGTTCAATAAAAGGTTTGATATGAAACGAAAATTACAGACAAAATATCCAGATTATCTTAATCAGTACACTCATAAAAGAATTGGTGGTGACTGTCTATTAGAAGGTAGAGTATTAAATCTTATTACAAAAGAGAGATACTTTCACAAGCCAACAATAATTACAATGAGACTTGCACTCGAAAAGATGAAACAGATTTGTTTAGAAAATGATATTAAGAAGATTGCAATGCCTGTAATTGGTTGTGGTTTAGATAGGCTGGACTGGAATGATGTCTCAGAACAGATAAAAAGTGTTTTTACAAATACAGAAGTTGAAATTTTAGTGTGTAAGAGGTGAGAGAGTGAAATTAACGATTGATATTCCTGGAAGATATGAACAAGATTTTATAAGAGATAAATTCAAGGATTTCTTTTCAAGAGTAATTGCAGATATAGATTATAGTGGACTTTGTGGCAACTATGAAAAGGAAATTGCAGAAATATTTATAAAAGCATTCGATGAAGCTATTGTTGGAGATGTTAATCTAAATGCAAATGTTATTCCAGTTGCAAATATATCTTTTGACAAAGAAGATATGCAGAAAATGATTCAAGACGAATTTAAGAAGTTTCAAGTAGAGAATAATCTAATATAGAAGTAATTCTATTCAAAGGCTAATCAGCCAAATTAAGCGAGGTGATAAAGTGAAGAAATATTGGGAAACAGGTGAAAAGAATAACTTTGGTAAGGAATGTTATAAATTACATTTTAGTCAATTTTATGAAGAAGATGATGAAAATGTAGTAGCTGGTTTTGTACAAGATGAGACAGACGAAAACATATTTATATATGTATCAAAAGAACTAAATGTTGAATATGATACATTGTTTGCAGACAGTATAGAAGACGCAAAGCATCAAATCGAAGACATGCTAATAGACCATTGGAATGATGAGATTGATTATTTAGAAAATCGAATTAAATCATTTCAAGGCGAAGAATAATCATATATAGAAATTTCTATCTTGGCGATTCAGCCAAATTTTCCAAAAAAGAACAATGAAATATTTTTTTCTTATGGTTTTTGCAGACGTGCAAAGTCCATAGGATTTTATAACAAAATAATTAAGAAGAAAGGATTTAACAGTAACTCCTGGGTAATTATGGTTACGTGACCTCTGTAAAATAGTGTGTTTTGACAGAGAATAATAAAAAAAATAATTCTCAAGGGCTACGAGTATTAAGTTTATGTGGTGGCGTTGAAACAGGATTGTATGCGTTACAGCAGCTCGGAATACCTATAAGAGAATATCATACATATGAAATTTTGCCAGAAGCCATAGCAGTTTCTCAGTACCATTTTCCGTTTGTGGTACATCATGGCGATTTATATGAAGCGGATTTTGAACAATTCAAAGGATTTGATTTACTGTTGGCAGGAACTTGTTGCCAGTCACTTTCAAGAGTGCGAATTGAAAGTAAAGAAGTCAATAATGGTCTTGATGGTAAGTCAGGAATTTTCTTTAAAGCAATTGAGTGTCTTAGGGCAATTCAGCCCAAATATTTCATGTTTGAAAATGTAATACCAAGTAGTGATGAAGATCTGAAGACAATGACAGAATGTATTGGTGTAGAACCTATTCTGATTGATTCGGGAAGATTTTCGTCTCAAAATCGTGAAAGATATTATTGGACAAACATACCATTAGGTAAATTACCTGATGAATCTCCATTAGTTTTAAAAGATATTATGGAGAATAATGTAGAAGAGAAATATTTCTACAAGAAGAATTTTGAAATCTTGGATATGAGCAAACGTGTATGTGCAGAGTTAAAAGTTAATTCTATGGAAATGAATAGAAGAATTTATAATCCAGATTTTAAGTGCTGCACATTAACTTGTATCAATGGTGGATATCACGAAAAGAAAGTATTAGATAGTGGTAGACCACGAAAACTTACAGAAGTTGAATATGAAAGATTACAGGGATTGCCTGATAATTTTACAAAAATTCAGCTTAACAATCGTTGGTTATCATACTCAAAAAGATGTAGTTTGATGGGCAATGGATGGAATGAACCTACCGTTGAATGGATTTTAAGTGGGTTGAAAGAATAAAAGAAAGGAGTAAGAGGTTTGGTATACCGAAAACGCAGCGTTTACTCCTAATACATAATGACAATAAATAGAATTTGGCAGATGCCAAATAGTAATACATTTTCAATTAAGCCAATTAAGGAATTAATTGAGAAATATGCAACTGGTAAGATTGTTGATCCGTTTGCTAATAGTAATAAATTGGCAACAGTAACAAATGATTTAGATACACAATATGACACTGATTACCATATGGACGCACTGGATTTCTTAAAGATATTCGATGATAACTCAGTAGATACAGTGTTATATGATCCACCATACTCGCCACGACAGGTAAGCGAATGTTACAAAAATCTTGGACAGACGGTAAATATGCAGACAACACAAGCTTCATATTGGTCTAAACAGAAGGAACAGATAGGAAGAATTGTAAAGAAAGATGGCATTGTAATTACTTGTAGCTGGAATAGCGGTGGCATTGGTAAGAAGTATGGCTTTGAAATTCAGGAAATTTTACTTGTTCCTCATGGTGGTTGGCACAATGACACGATTGTTGTGGTTGAAAAGAAGATTGAGTAGAGAATAACAGAATATGAAGTTCCAAGTAAAGCGGAATTTCTTATGGAGAAAGGAGAAATTATGTATCCAGAATACGATGATTTTTATGAGCCAAGTGAAGGCGAAATGTTTTTTGATGAAATGAAAGAAAAGTTCAGAGAGATTTTGCGTGAAGATGTAAACTCTGAAATTAACAGATTAACAAAAGAAAATGCAGAATTAAGACAGAAAGTTAAAGAGTGCAATGACAAAAATTTAAATCTTTCTTGTAGAGAAAGAGATTTGCAGTACAAGATGGACAATTACAAGAGAGAGGTAGAGAAAGACTTTTACAATAAAACAATGGAAGAAGTTTTTGAGAAACTTTTAGAAGACTCAGAAGTGTGGTATGCAGAATATGTTCCTCATGAGAAACCAAAATGTAATTTATGTAACGAGGAAAGAAAACTTGTTGCAGTATATCCAGATGGTGAAACTGTGACCAAGGAGTGTAAATGTTCTCGCCCTACATATATTTATGAGCCAGTCATTTCATTGAATAAAGAGATTAAGTTTCATAAAGCATATAAACCAAGGTACAGTGATAAAAAGAAAGTCTATTTTACTAAAAATCACAAACCAAACAAGGATTATGCAGATGCGTATAATTATTACAGTGAATTCAGAATAGAAAATATTTTTGATGATTTTAATGATGATGTAATTGCATATCACAATGGTAAAAGGTATGGAGAAAAAATTGCATTCAGGAACAAAGAGGCTTGTCAGAAATATTGTGATTGGCTTAATAAGGAGAATAAGTAAATGAGTAAAGCTGTTTTAGTAATGGATATGCCAAATAGTTGTGATAAATGTCCATGTTTTTGTGGTCATTATTCTGATATGTGTTGTATGGCTTTAAATAGCCGTACAATTAATTATCCTTATCCGAAAGATTTTAGACAAAGATGGTGTCCATTAAAAGAATTACCAGAAGAGACACACAATAATGAGTATATGGACGAATATTGTGATGGTTATGATGATGGTTGGAACTCATTAAGAAAGAAAATTTTAGGCGAAGATGAGGAGGATAAGTAAATGATAGATATTCAATGTAAAGACGGAAAATATATTATCGATGCAAGGATTCATATCGAAGTTGATACAAATGACATTACAAAAGTGCAGGAAAGATTTGCTTCTGATTGTGCTTATGAGTTTACAGAAGCTATGAGAGAAGCAGTAAACGTTAGACATTTAGTAATGAAAGAACAAAGAAAAGAGGTAATAAAATGAGAGAAACATTAATTGTAGTAGACATGCAGAATGATTTTATTGATGGAACACTTGGCACAAAGGAAGCACAGGCGATTGTATCAAGTGTAGCAAAGAAAATTAAGGAGTATAAGGATATTGGTAAGCAGGTGATTTTTACAAGAGATACACATCCTGAGAATTACTTAGAAACATATGAGGGTAAGCATCTTCCTGTTACTCACTGTGTAAAGAATACTATTGGTTGGCAAATTTCAGATAAGCTAGATTTTGATACTGAGAACGATATTCTGATTGATAAGCCTACATTCGGTTGGTTAAATTGGAATGACTTTGGATTTGAAAGCGTTGAGATTTGCGGATTATGCACTGACATCTGCGTGGTTTCAAATGCACTTATTATTAGAGCAAATTATCCTGAGATTGATATTACAGTAGATGCAAGTTGCTGTGCAGGTGTCACACCTGATACTCACAAGGCTGCATTAGCAACTATGAAGATGTGTCAGATCGAAGTGATTGGAGAGAATAATGAATTGTAAGAATTATATCATTAATACTTTCAGACATTTTAAGAAAGTCTGTACTCATAAACATTGGGTGTTCTACTATTGCTGTAAAGTTGGAATTCCATTTCAAGGGTTAATACATGATTTATCTAAATTTTCTCCAACAGAATTTTGGGAGAGTGTTAAGTATTATCAAGGTACTTCAAGTCCAATAGATGCTTGTAAGAAAGAGAATGGTTGGTCAGCAGCTTGGATGCACCATAAAGGAAGAAACAAGCACCATTACGAATATTGGCAGGACAATTTTGATAATGGTGGGAATCCTATTGAAATGCCAATAAAATATAAAAAAGAAATGCTTTGTGATTATCTTGGAGCAGGTAGAGCATATTATGGTAAATCATTTAATTTTGAGAAGGAATTAAAATGGTGGAAATCTAAGAAAAGTAAGCCAATTGCAATGCATCCAAATGATATGGCTTTTATTGATAAGTACATTAATCTGTTTTATGAGTACGAAAACAGAGAATATGATATTAGAACAATATTTAATCAAATCAAGAAAGAAGGAAAATAATTATATCAAACTCGAATGATGAAAAATTCCAATATTACATATACAAAATTACAAATAAACTTAATGGTAAATTGTATATTGGACAACACAAAATTTATCCAAATGAAGCGTTCCGTAGATATATGGGAAAAGGGATTGCTATAAGAGAGGCTATAAAAAAGTATGGTAAAGATAATTTTGATAAAGAAATTATTGAATATATTGAAGATGATGAAAAACACAATTATGTTTCAGAAAAAGAAAAGTTTTGGATAAAAGAACTCAATAGTATGAGTCCAAATGGGTATAATATATCTCCTGGTGGTGAAGGTGGTTGTACAAAGGAGTCTGCTAAAAAGATTGTCGCAACAAGACGTAAAAATGGAAATAATAATCCTAGTGAGGAGACAAAGAGAAAAATTAGTAAAGCTCATAAAGGTGTTTCATTTTCAAAAAGTCATAAGAAACATTTGAGTGACAACCACCGTAATAAAACGGAACACACAATTATATTTGAAAATGGCAATCACGAAACTACAACAGAATCAATTAGAAAAATTGCAGAAAAATACAATACAAATCAAAATACTTTGATTAGGCATTCAGCAAAATCAGAATTTATTAACGGAATATATTTGGATAATATTAATGAAAAAAATTATGCTTGTTGTAGAAATTCTTCACCAATAGATACTAAGTTGTGTAAAGACCCAATTATCGGAGATATATGTACTTATAAAAATTTACGACTTAGGATGTGGAGACATAAAGATAAATATGAGAATGTAAATATTAAAAAATGTATTTTAAAGGAGGAAGCCGTATGAAATTACATCAAATTATTGATAGTTTATTGACACAAGATTTATATAAATTTTCAATGGGACAAGCTATTTATCATCAGTTTAGCGATTATAAAACCACTTGGAGTTTTAAATGTCGTAATAAGGATGTTCATTTTACACCAGAAATGGTAGAAGAGATCCGTAGACAGATTAAATTATATTGTGGTTTGAGATTCACAGAAGATGAACTTACTTATATTGATAATATCAAATGGATGAAAGGTTCATATGTTGATTTTCTGAGATTGTGGCAGCCAAGATATGAGGATTTTGAGATTACAACAGATTCAGATTGTGGTCTTTCTATCGAAACATTTGGTACATGGCTTAATACATCTATGTATGAGATTCCTACACTTGCGATTGTGAACGAAGTATATTTCAGAATGGCATATAACTATGAGGAATTGCTTAATAGTTTCAAAAAGAGATTAGATGAAAAGTATGAAAATCTCAGAAGCGGTCATTGGTATGCTGGTACATTTTCTGAATTTGGTCTTAGAAGAAGACTTTCTGCTGAAGCACAGGAATTAGTTGTTGAGAAGTTTTCACATTTGAATGATACATTGCATAGTCCATCTAAGTTTGTTGGTACTTCCAATGTATATCTTGCAAAGAAATATAACCTTACACCTGTTGGAACTATGGCTCATGAATGGATTATGTGTTCTGGTCAGGGCAATCACAAGCACAATCCAGCATATTCAAACTGGTATGCCCTAGACGCATGGGTTAGAGAGTATGGTGTGTTAAATGGTATTGCGCTTACAGATACAATTACAACTGATTGTTTCTTGAAAGATTTTCAGTTGACATATGCAACATTATTCAGTGGTGTAAGACATGATAGTGGCGATCCGATTGAATGGGGTGAAAAGATGATTAATCATTATGAGTCACTTGGTATCAATCCTAAGACAAAGACACTTCTGTTTAGTGACAGTCTTGATTTTGAAAGAGCTGATAAGTTATTCAGACACTTCCATGATAGAGTAAACGTTGCATTTGGAATTGGTACTTATTTGAGTAATGACACAGATGTTCCTGCTTTAAATATTGTAATGAAAACCACTAAATGTAACGGTATGGATGTTGCAAAAGTGTCTGATGTAGAAGGTAAAGGTATGTGTAAAAACCCTGATTATGTTGATTATTTAAAGAGATGTATTAATTGGAGAATGAATCATGGATAAAATTTTACTTATACCAGGAAGTTTTAATCCAATTACTAACGCCCATGTTGATATGGCATTGACTGCTAAAAAAGCGGTTAATGCCGATGCTATATTGTTTATTCCTGCACATGATACATATGTTGCGAAGAAAAAGACTTTGATACCTGGATATTGTCGAGTATCGCTGATTAATTCAATGCCAAATTGTGATGAAAATAATATGTGGGCATCCGAAGTTGAAACAACCAGCTTCTTTCCACAGAGGACATACAATACTATTACTCAGATAAGAGATATGAATGAAAAAGATTATATCTTCAACGAATACTATATTTGTTTAGGAATGGATAATATTGAAACACTTACAACTTGGTATAATTGGAAACCGTTTGTTGAGGAATATAATTTTGTAGCATGTGTGAGAGAAGGTCAGAATCTTGAGACTGCTTTAAGAGAAGCAAATCTTATGGAATATAAAGATCACTTCACAGAAATTCAGATACCTGAAAATCATACTTCTTCAAGTTTGGTTAGAGATTTATGTGAAAAAGGTGAATTTGAAAAGGTAAAAGAATTAGTTCCTAGAAATGTATATGAGTATTTAATTCGTTTCTATGATGTAATGAATCGAATGTAGGAAGGAGAATATATAAATGTTTGATGCTAAGAAAGTAAAAAATGAAATCGTAGAGTGGATCAGAAATTGGTTTGAACAGAATGGTAAAGATTGTATGTCAGTTGTGGGCATCTCAGGTGGAAAGGATTCAAGTGTTGTGGCAGCATTATGTGTAGAAGCTCTTGGTAAGGATAGAGTAATTGGAGTCCTTATGCCACAAGGAGAACAAAGTGATATCGAATATTCAAAAATGTTGGTTAACTTTTTAGACATCACTAGAATTACGTGCAATATTGAGGGTGCTGTCAATGAAGTGTTAGAGAGTTTTGAAGGTGTAGTTTCACCGACACCTCAGACAACAACAAATCTTCCTGCTCGTATTCGTATGGCTACATTATATGCTATTTCCCAGTCAGTAAATGGTCGTGTTGCTAATACGTGTAATCTTTCCGAAGATTGGGTAGGTTACGCCACAAAATATGGTGACGCTGCTGGTGATTTCAGTCCGTTATCTCAGCTTACAGTAACAGAGGTTAAGGCTATTGGTCGTGAGTTAGGTCTTCCATCTGAATTAGTTGATAAAACACCTACCGATGGTCTTTGTGGAAAGACTGATGAAGATAACCTTGGATTTACTTATGCTGAATTAGATGCATATATCAGAGATGGAATTGAGCCAAGTGAGGAAGTAAAAGCTAAGATTGATTCAATGCATGAGAAAAATCTGTTTAAATTACAGCCAATGCCAAGTTTTGTGTATCAGGCGTAAATGAGATACTATATATAGTGTTTATAGAAAATATAGACACTATATATAGTAATATTTTTACCAAGAAACATAGATTTCTTGAGAAATGGAGGAAGGTTATGGATTTTGAAAATTATTGCAAAATGTTAGAAAGCGATCTAAATGAAAAGTGGAAAGAAATTCATATTTTGGAAGACAAGTTATCTTCATTAGAAGAAATAATTAGATCAGCTAATAACAAACTTGAAGATTATTATAATCAACAGAAAAATAATGATTATTTTAGCGATGATGGAAAGAGATTGATTTGTAGGGTAATTGAAAATTGTCAAAAAATTGTAAATGATGCCTTTGAGTCAGAAGGAGAATAATGTGGTAGGAGGTAAACAATATGGAATATAGAGAGATTGATTTTCGTTGTGGCTGGACTATTGAACGAGCTGTAAAGGAATTGCACGAAAGAGCAAAGGATGGAAATAAATATTGCGGTGAATTCAATGAGAATAAACTAACATCTGATATGTCTTTAGATGATGCTTATATACTTTGTATAGGTAAAACTTTTGACGAATTTAATAAAGAGCAAGAAGAAAGTCGTCAAAGATTAATTCGTGAAGAGGAAGAACACAAAAGAAAAATCCCTGAATTATCAAAGTATTGGATAGAAGAAGGTCATAAGGTTTTATCTAAAGATAAATGGGATATGTGGGATAAATGTGTTCCTATTCGGCTTAATGATCTATACAGGGGAATGGAACTTGGTCAATGCTTAGATATTATCAAAACTGTTAAAGAAAAATCTATCCAAGATGGAATTGAAATTATGAAAAATCAGGGACATTCTGGTATGTCATGGGGATTAATGAAGTCTATGATTAGAGAATTTTGTGATTGTGGCAATGAGTTCTTAGAACAGTTAGGAAAATAAAAATAATAGGAAGTGCAGCCTATGAGGAATATTCAGATAAATGATAAAGTGATAATAAAAAGTTCTTGTAATAGTAGGGGACAAACTGGATTTGTTATAGATACATATAATGTAGGTACACAGAAATATGTTATGGTTCAATTAAAGAATAGAAAACAAGGATATAACGTTTTATCAGTAGAAAAAGTTGAAAATGAGGATAATAAAATGACAGGATTTAATAAAGTGGCGATTGTAAATTTGGTAGATGATTACAATAAGAAGGATTATGGATTTGCTTTATATGATGAAGATATGAATGAAATTGTTAAGTACGATACAAAACATCCGTTATATGTGATTGTAAATGCAAGAGGAAAAGATAATAGAGTTCTTGGAATTTTAAAAGAAGTAAGGTCAGTAGAAGCATATGGCAAGTGCGTAACGGCACAGGTCGTTGGAGTTGTTAATATGAATGCGTATAATGCAAGAATTGATGAAGAAAATCGTCAGAAAGAAATTGCAAAGCAGAAAGCTTCTATTGAGAAGGAGTTAAAGTCTGAGATTGAAAAGATGAATAATATTGCTTTATATGAAAAGATGGCAAAGGAGCATCCTGAAAATCCAAGACTCACTGAACTTGTTAATGCACTAAAAGAGTTAGGAGAATAATATGGCAGGATTTGTATCAAAGCAACCAAATGGATTATATTGTAGATTTTCGAGTGTCACAGATTGTCCTACAGCATGGAATATGACAAGAGAAGATTATATCAATATGAAAATGCAGGAAGCAAAAGAAGACGCTGAAGATGTGTTGGATAATTATTTGCAGACATTTGATATGGTGATAGATATGTATTATCCAAACAATATGACAAAAGAGGAATTTGATAAATTTCTTGAAGAGACTGGATATGATAGAGAACATGAAAATCTAGTAGGAGGTTCGGCATGAAATACAGAAAGAAACCAGTAGTGATCGAAGCAGTTAGATATATGATTGACAATTCTTTACCAGATTGGTTTATGGATAGAGTATCAAATAATACCATTGTAATTCACGAAGATGGTACATGTCATATTAAAACACTGGAAGGAACAATGAAATCAGAATATGGTGATTACATAATTTTAGGTGTCAATGGTGAAGTATATCCTTGTAAAACGGATATTTTTGAAAAGACTTACGAAGAAGTTTTAGAGTTAGGAGAATAAATCATATGAAGAAATGTGTAATTTTAGAAATGGAAAACAGCAAGGATTTTGAAAGAGCCATGAATGATTATTTAGACGATGGATATAAAGTAGAGTCTAGTTCATGCAATAGTAGATACTATAAAGCAATTCTTGTGTTAAAGGAGGATGAGTAAATCATATGAAGAAGAAAATTTTAGCAGTCGTATTAGGATTAACATTGTGTTTTGGAATGACTGGATGTGCGTCATGGGACAGAATGATAACAGATATGAAAAGCGATGTAAATGGAGGTATGCAGAGAACGATTACTGTATACACGGCAGATGGTAAAGAACTTGCAACATATGAAGGTAAGATTGATATTGATACAAACGATGGTGGATATGTTAAGTTTGATTTTAACGGCAAGAGATATATCTACTATAATTGCTTTGTAGAAAGCATTGCAGACATTAATTGATATTATTCATTATTGTAGGGCTGTTCAATTCAGATTGACAACGACATAAATGTGGATGCTAGTTGGTGATTTATGTGTCAGTGGGGCTGTACTAGATTCGAATTCTTTATATGGTGTAAGTGGGCATAACATAATGAATATTTGGAGAATAACATGATAGACAACGAATTACGTCAGCAATATAGGCAAGCTGTTGATGATTTGAAAATAGCATTTAAGAAGACTTGTTTGTATAGATTTTGCGAAGAAGTTATAAAAAGATTAAGTAAGATTTTGAGATAGTAAGGAGATTAATATATGATATACAAACATAGCAAAATGACAATGCCACGAATGAATTTGTTTCAGAGCAATGCATTTAGGTTAAAAAATGGTGCAATTTATAAATCTATTAAATTAGCATATGTTTCAAAAGATGGTCTTGTAGAAAAAGAAATTACTAATTATGAGTATGATACAGATTCAAGAATCTTATATCTTCCAGATTATGAGAAAGAAAATGCATTTGTTAATAGGAGAATTCTTGTTAGATATGAAGTAGAAGTAGATTGCGTAAGATGTTCAGAGAGTTTTACAGATGGTGATTTTGTATCATTTCAGATTACTAAAGATAGAACACAGTAAACCGAAGTTTCTTTGGAGTTAGGAGGTAAGATTTTTTTGCAGAATAAATATTCTAAAAAGCAATTAGAAGAATTATATAATTGCGATATTTTTAAAGATTCAGGCTTTGATGATAGTCACTTATTTTGGGTATCGCAGGGATTACCATTTACAGAAGATGGCGATGATTGCTTATTCGTACATGCAGATGGATGGGATCTGGATGAGCTACACGAAAATATCAGAGAAGCAATTAGAGAGCATTGCATCGTATTTGACGGAGAATAATACATTGAAAGGAGCGAGAGATTTGCTGCAGCATTAAATCTGGATTTGCTCTGAGTAAGAAATGGAAGAAAATTATATAAAAAATAACACAGTATATCAACATGATGCAATCGAATTCATGCATATGTTATATGAAGATTATGGTGATGAAAGCATAAATATGTTTTTATGTGATTTACCATACACGTTTAAAGGTAAGAATCGTGTAACTGCAAACAAATGGGATTTACCTATTGATGATAAAGAATTTTTTGAAATCGCCTTGAAAATGCTTACTCCTGATGGATGTATAGCTTTAACAGCCAGTCAACCTTTTACAAGTTATCTTGTCATGAATCATCTTGACTCTTTCAAATATGAATGGATTTGGGAAAAAGATAATGGAAGTAATTTTGCAAGTGTAGCACATCAACCATTCAAAGTACACGAATCTATTTTAATCTTTGGGAAATCTCCTATTACATACAATAAATCTGAAAAATATATGAAATATAATCCTCAATTTACAGAGGGAAAACCATATACAATGAAAAGAAATGGCATGACATCAAATCTTGCTACAACTTCATCATATAAAAGAACTGATGGAAAATACGAAGGTAAGAGATATCCAAGAAGTGTCCAAAAGTTTAATAGAGAAGTAGGATTACATCCTACTCAGAAGCCGACAAAATTATTTGAAATGTTAATTAAAACATATACGGATATTGGAGATACTGTTGTGGATATCTGTTGTGGTTCAGGTACTACTGCAAAGGCAGCACAAAATACTGGAAGGATTTTTATAGTTAATGATAGTAATTTAGAATATGTAAAAATTACTGAACAGAGAGTGGGTGATACCACTTGTTAGAAATTAACAAAATATACAACGAAGATTGTCTTGAAGGTATGAAAAAGATTGATGATAAGTCAATTGATTTTATCTTCACGGATTTGCCTTATAATACGACCAATAATTTTTGGGAATGTGAAATGCCGTTAAATGATTATGTCGAGTTATCAGGTCAATATTTTTATGAAACAGATTTATTTAAGTTAGCTCAAGTAATAAATAGTAGTCTTGAATATACAAGAGATTGGTTTTATGAGAACAAAAAAGATGGTTTATGGACTCATTACAATCGAATTATCAAAGATGATGGTTGTATTGCATTATGGTCACAGTCACCATTTGACAAGAGGCTCGCTTGCAGTAATGAAAAATTGTATCGCTATGAATGGATTATCGAAAAGACCAAAGCAACTGGTCATCTAAATGCTAAGAAAATGCCTATGAAGGCACACGAAAATGTCTTGATTTTCTATAAAAAACTCCCTGCTTACAATCCACAAATGACAGAAGGACATACACCTGTTCATTCTTATACAAAACATACAACAGATGGCAACTGTTATGGTGTTACAAAGACTGGTATTTCAGGTGGTGGCAGTACACAAAGATACCCAAGAGATGTTCTGCAGTTCAAGTGGGACACTCAGAAAAGTAGTTTGCATCAGTGCCAAAAGCCTATTGAAGCGTGTGAGTATTTTATTAGAACCTACACCAATCCAGGAGATTTAGTTCTTGATTCATGTGCAGGAAGTTGTACAACGGCAGTCGCAGCTTTGAATACAGGTAGAAATTACATATGTTTCGAGAAGGACAAGGATATTTTTGAGGTTGGAAGTAAGAGAGTTGCTGAGTATAAAGGAGAATAGATATGCAGAACGATACAGAATTTAATGAAAAAATTGAAGAGCTAAAGAATTATCTCATTGAATCTGCCAAGTATGATACATCAAACGAGATTAAACGACTGAGTAGTGAAAATAGAGAGTTGAGAAAAGAGATTAAAAAGTTATTAGAAAAGAATGATGAACTACAGAAGAAAAATAAAGCAGTTGTTGAAAATGACAAAGTAACACAGATTATTACAAATCAGATTTCAGAAGAAAATGTTTACAGATTGATTGAATCGTTATTTGTAAAGACATTCGATGAGAATACATATGATGTACCTTTATTTTGGTCAATCTATGTAAATTTCTATAATAATCGAAAAGATGTTATTTCACTATTGCGTTTTGCAGGTGTCAAAATACCCGATGAGTTAGAAAGCATTGTTCTTCCTCACGAATGGGATGAAAGGTTATTAGATAAATTTTTTGACACAATGTATTCACATTATAATTGTAACGGTGAAACATATGAGAATAATTTGAGGTTTTGGACTTATTCTATGGCTGCACACCCTTTTGATCAAAAGTATTTTTCATGTTATGACGAAATTCCTTGGCAGTTTGTATTAAGAAATCCTTTATTGAATTCACAGAAGTATGCTGTAAAAATAGCAGAAGAAATAAATAAAGATGGTAACGGAGTATACTTTTCAAAAATATGTCATTATCAGGAACTGAGTCCAGATGTTTTGCAGACAATTATAAGCAATTTGAAAGCTCCACAACGTCCAATAATTACTGATTTCCTTATTGACAATATTGAATTGGTGACAGATAAAAAGGTATTGAATAATTTATATTTAACCCTAGTAGACAAGTATGGTGGTACTAAATATATATTACAGATGCCAGAAGAATATCAGAAAAAGTATGTGAAATCATTAGATAATCCAGAAAAAATGATTAACTTTTTGAATATGACGAAGTTTTCAAAAGAAAAGAAAATGGAGTTGTTAGGTAATATTTTTGAATAAACAATAATAATGAAAGGAGACGAGGTTCGTGTACACAAGAAGGAATTCCTTACTCCAAGTAATTTATGAAATACGTTGGTAGCAAAAATAGATTAAGTAAAGATTTAGCACCAATTATTCAGTCATATATAACTAATGAGACGGAAGGATATTTAGAGCCTTTTGTTGGAGGTGCTAATATGATTGATAAAATTAAATGTAATAAAAAGATAGGTACAGACAATCATAAATATTTAATTGCTGTACTTAAAAAGTTATCAGAAGGTTGGATACCGCCAGAAGAAATTACAGAAGAAAAATATAAAGATATTAAGAACAATAAGAAAAAATATCCAGATTATTTAATTGGGTATGTTGGGTTTCAGCTTTCATATGGTGGAAAATGGTTTGGTGGATACAGAAGAGATAAAGTTGGAAAACGTAATTATTCCTTAGAGGCATATAAAAATACTATCAAACAAATTCCAAATCTTAAAAATATTCAATTTGAAGTATTCGACTTCAGAGATATCCCATTAGACAAAATTAAAAACTATGTTATTTATTGTGATATTCCATATCGTGATACAACAAAGTATTCAACTGGAGGCTTCCCATATGAAGAATTTTACGAATGGGTTAAGAAGGCAAGTGTAAATAATACTGTTTTAATTAGTGAATATAACATGCCTGATGATTTTAAGTGCATTTGGCAGAAAGAAACGAAAACACTTTTAGATAGTAATAAAGAAAAAAGTGATGATAAGAATATTAGAATCGAGAAGTTATTTACATATAGTGAAAAGTAAAACTAACAAGAAATTTTGGTTTCTTGACTTGTCACGAAAATCATACAATATTTAGGACAAAGGTGATTAATTATGAGAATTGAAGAAAGAGAGTATATTGAACCAGAACCCATAAATGAAGAAATTATAAATGCTATAAATACCGTTAAAGCGTATTGTAGAACACATGAAGAATACGAAGATTGTAGAAGATGTGTTCTTGGAGACGGTATTAATACTTGTGGATGTAGCAATCCCTATTTATGGGACATTAGAAAGAAGTAACAGAGAATATAATAATGTAATTACAAAACAAAGGAAAGGAAAAATGTTCACATGTGAGTAAAGCTGCGCAGCTACTATCGGTGAACAAATATTGGCATTAAATATTGGATATTTAACATCAGATAAGGAAGATAATGAGTTATACACGCCTTATTACGCAACAGATCACATTATTAAATATCTTCCAAAGGATAAAATTATATGGTGTCCATTTGATGAATACTGGTCTGCTTTCTACAACAGGCTAAAAGAGGAAGGATACAATGTAATCAGAAGTTCATTAGCTGAAGGTCAGGATTTCTTCAATTACGAACCTGAAAAATGGGATATCATAGTTAGCAATCCACCATTCTCAATCAAAGATAAAGTCTTAGAAAGACTCTATTCATTCAATAAACCATTTGCGGTTCTTCTACCGCTTAATTCCCTACAAGGTAAAACAAGATATAAATATTTCAAAGATGGTATTCAGATTCTTAGTTTTGATGCAAGAATTTGCTATCACAATAAAGAGCATATGGACTCTGTAGTAAAGGGTAGTCCATTTGCAACGGCATATTTCTGTAAGGATTTATTACCAAAGGATCTGATTGTTGAGAAGTTGGTTACATATGAAAGACCATTAGGAGAATAAACCAGTAGGAAAACCACGTTTCTTTTGGTCATGAAAGCAGGTGAGAATAATGTATTTTGATTTAAATATTGAAGAATGGGAGTTTAAAAATGATTATGAAGACATCTATTTTCTGCTTCATTGTTTATACAATGCAAAAACTGAGTTATATGACAGAACTCTTACTGATATGAGAAGCAGGTATGATCCGACTGAAGCATTTATAGATGGCAGGAATAATGGCTGGAATAGAAGTAGATCAAATTGGTATTCCAAGAAATTATACGATAAATGTGTGAAATGCATTGAGTTAAAAACAAGAGGTCATTTTGTGCACAGACATTGGAAAGAATGCGTTTGGAAGTACGAAGGTCTTTCTGCACAAGGATGGATAAATTTATATCAGCAGTTAATTAAAGAAAATAAATACGACAGTTGGATATTGGAATATATAGAAAAGTAGGATGGTGTCAACATGGAAGAAATAACAGAATTAGAGAAGAAATATTATAAGCTTTTAATAGGCGAGACATTTCATTGTTATGATATTACATTAAATGAATTATTGATTATTATGAACGCAGAGCTTAATATCAATACATTATCTTTACAGAAGTCGGGAAGACATAATTTTTATTGTAGAGTCGATGATAAAACCAAACAGTATTATTTACGAAAATTTGGTTTGTTGGATGAAGATCAAGTAGAAACAGGAGAATAACAATTTGAAAAACACACTATTAGATGTAGCTCAAAACTTTGATAAGATGAGTGATTCAGAAAAAGCAGAAGTTAACAATAATGTCAGAAAACAATTTGGCAATATTATTCATGGTAAACCTCCGAAAACGGAACGAGAAAAAGAGATTGACAAGCTTGCAAGAGAAGAATTAGGAGAGTACAGACGAAAGAAGAAAGCTTTTTATGACAATCCTATCCATTGGAATAACAACAAGCGTAGAAGACATGGACTTCCTGTATTAAGAGGTAGTGTTAATAAATACCGTTCAAAAGAATATCCAGGATTTTATCCGTCTGTACGTTTCTTTTGCATGATGGAAGATTTATTTGATGAGATATTGATTACAACTATGGAGGATAATCTAAATTCTTTTGTAGAAGTAAAAGATTTGGCAGTTGGTAATGCAAATGTGTTTAGAGTGAACGAATAGGAGAATAACAGAAAGAAGCATTTCTTTTGGAAAGGAGAACAATAAATGGAGACATTTTCAATAGTAGATAAGATAAATGTGGATAAGTTGGATACGAAAATTGCAGAGTTCGTATATAGAGAAGGGCATGAACCATACATATTTGCAAACAAAGAGACGATTGATACATTGGTTAAACCGATTGAACAGGAATTAAAATTCGTATCAGCAGTAACTAATGTTACGACTTCGTTTAAAAGTTGTTTTATTGGTAAATATCAGAATAATAAAATGTTTCAAGACGACACATTAAAATTCGGTGAGATTGAGCTGAGATAAGAGAGAATATATAGGTGACAATAAATTATAAGGAGATATGTTTTATGAGTAAGAAACAGCAATTTAAGGGTTTGAAATTTAATTATTCCATAAATGGGAAAGGATTGAAAAGTAAATATAAGACAATTGAGGATTTCTTAGATACAGAATTTCCAAAGAACAATAATCCGTTGTCGCCTACTTTTGATACAGAAATTACAAGAATTAAATGGAATGGTAATACTATTTCTATTACCAACAAAATTCACACAGTAAGAGATTTGGTTGACTTATTAAGCAAGAAAGATGCAGAAAGTGTTTTTATTTCAAATAAAGATATTAGATCGCATGGGTTTAAACCAAAACATGACAATCTCATCAGAAAATCTACGTATTCCATAGAAGAGGTACACGATAAAGTTAAAGATGTTTTATTTGAGAAAGATAAAAGACTTGCAAAAGTTGATTTCGATGGAGATTTGATTAAAGGTAATAGTCAAAGATACCAGACATTTTTTACGAAGGGTTGCAAATGTGCAATCTGTGGTATCGAAGGAAAATATTTTGCAAAAGAAAGACATTTACAAGATAAAACTTATCATCTTAATTTATATGCAGTTGATGATAATGGTGATGAAATTTTAATGACAAAAGATCATATTTTGCCACGCTCAAAAGGTGGTATTGATGATATTAGTAACTATCAAACAATGTGTAAACTTTGTAATGAAGTAAAAGGTAACAAATTAGAAGATTAAATCTTAGGGTGAATTTGTAGGAATTTGTAATGATAATCGTGGATGGGGGATTATCATTCAGGTAGGCAAGTCAGAGTAATAAGGTCAACAAGCTTTAATGTGATGAGGCACATAAAAGAAATTACAGTTGCGATATCTGATACCATAGGCAACACCTCCTTCAGAAATAATACAAATGCCCATGTAAAATATTATTTCATATATAAAGGACTTTGACTTGTATCTCCGTGGGCAAATCTTATTATATCTAAAAATCTATAAAAAGTCTATGTGAAATTTCACAACAAAAATCACAGTTGAGAATAATTAAAGAAAGGAAAAATAGAAAAGTTCCTATAGGATAAAGTGCGCACTACTTACTAAGGTAAGAGGAACTTGGAGAACAAAGAAAGAGCATTAGCACATATTGAAAAGATTGAATGGATCAGACCGATTGAAGGAGCTGATAATATTGAACTTATTGGAATTTTAGGATGGGTTTGTATCGCTAAGAAGGGCGAATTTAATGTAGGAGATATGGCTGTTTATATTGAAATTGACAGCAAGTGTCCTGAAACAGATGAGAGATTTGCCTTTTTAGCAAATAAGAAATTTAAAGTTAAGACTATGAAACTTGGCAAGTTCAAAGTAATTAGTCAGGGATTAGCTTTACCATTATCACTTTTCCAAGAATTACAGGATAAAAAGATTGGTGATGATGTTACAGAAGCTTTAAAGATTACATATGCATCAGAAGAAGATGCTGCAAGAAAGATCAATAAGATTGATCCAAACGCTAAATATAAATCAATGACAAAGCGTAGACCAAAGTTATTTGCTAATCCAATTGTAAGAAGAATTATGAGATACAGTATTGGTCGAAAAATCATGTTTATGCTGTTTGGTCGCAAGAAAGATAATCCAAAGAAGTTTCCAGATTGGATTGTAAAGACGGATGAGACGAGAATTGAGAATGCACCATTTTATCTTCAGAGCATAGAGAAGTGGATTAAGACTGAGAAATGCGATGGTACAAGTTGCACATTTGCAGTTGACAGATTGAAGAAGGGCAAGAATAAATTTGACTTTATTGTATGCAGTAGAAATGTAAGACAGGCTGATAGAGAACAGGCTTGTTACCACGAGTCAAATATTTATTGGGAATTAGCTGATAAATATGATATTGAAAAGATTCTTACACAGTTTGCAACAGAGAATCATTATAACAGAGTTGTGTTACAGGGTGAAGGAGTTGGCTCAGTTCAGGGCAATCCATATAAATTTACGGAGAATAAGTTATTTGTATTCAATCTGATTATTGATGGTACAAGACTTGGAACTGTAGAAATGGCTGATTTCTGTAAGAGTCATGGATTAACAAGCGTACCAATTATTGATACTGCTTATGAGTTACCTAAGACTATGGAAGAAATGAAACTTGAAGCTGATGGATATAGTGAGTTAAATCCAAAGGTTAAAAGAGAAGGTTTTGTATATCGCAGTATTGATGGTCAGCAGAGTTTTAAGAATGTAAGCCGAGAGTATTTATTAAAACACAACGGATAGGAGTTATTTATGAATAAACCTACATTGTATATTATGTGTGGTTTGAGTGGTAGTGGTAAATCAACCATTGCCACTCAGATTGCCAATGAGAATCCAAATACAGTAATTGTATCATCAGATGCAATTCGTGAAGAATTAACTGGTAATGAAAATGATCAATCAAAAAACGAAGATGTTTTTAAGATTTTTCATAAGCGGATAAGAGAATATCTAATTAAAGAAATTAATGTAATTGCAGATGCAACAAATCTTACTATGAAGTCTCGTAGAGCAATTTTAATGAATACACTAGGATTGAAAGTCAATAAGATTTGTTGTGTAATCGTTAAGAGATTTGAACAATGCAATATAGATAATAGCAACAGATTGAGAGTTGTACCAGAAGGTGTTATAAAAAAGCAGCTAAGAAGCTTTCAAATTCCATTCAGGCAGGAAGGCTGGAATAAAATAATTTTCTATAATTTCGTAAACGGTAAACAAAAGTGTATATCTGAAATGATATACGAGATGAGAGGTTTTGAGCAGAAAAATCCACATCATACAATGAATTTGTATAACCATTCAATGTTTACATATAGTCGTTTTGTTAAATATGAATATTCAAAAGAAATCAATTTAGCTGCATTACTTCATGATTACGGAAAATTGTATACTCAAACCTTTGACGAAAATGGCGTTGCTCACTATTTTGAACATCCATCGGTTAGTTCGTATTATATTTTAGAAAATTTAATAGGTAACTATAAAGATGATACACTTCTCAATATGTGCTTTTTGGCAAATTACCATATGATGCCCTTCTGGTGGGATACTGATAAAGCAAAGCAGCGTTGGAAAGAAAGATTTGGAGAATATAAATACAAGATGCTTTTAGATTTTAACGAATGTGATAGAGCGAGGTAGTTATATGAGTAGCATTTCAGTTGGTGAATTAAAATCCATTCTCGAAAACTATCCAGACGATTATGAAGTTGTTATGAATATTAAGCACAAATATCCAATCTCTAAGGAATCAGGTCTTAGAGGTTGGTGTGCTTATATCAATGGCGTAAAAGCTGATGATGCTTTTAGAGAAGTTAAATTGATGAATTAGGAGAATAAATATGTGTAACCGTTGTGATTATAACTCGCCTGACAATAGGATATATGTTGATCCATTGATGAATGAATATTATTTGGATATTGAGACTTCTGAATGGGATGAATATGATGACGGGTTTGTTCATCAAAGAGAATATATTGCGTATTGTCCTTATTGTGGCAGAAAATTAGGAGAATAAATATACAAGAATACAAGAGGTGATTTGATGAGATGTAGAGATTGTCCTTATGGAATTAATGATTTTACATTAAGAACTGAAATGTACAAATCAGTATATGGTGAATATCCAGATGAGGATAGAGCCAATGAATCAGAACAGTTTGTTTGGTGTGATAAAGTTGGTGGTAAAGTTTATTCTTTTGGTCATTGTGGCGATTGGTATGAACAGGATGAAGAAAAGTATAAGAATTATTCTAAGAAAAAGAGGATGAATAAACGTGAAAGATATTTGAAACATCAGAATCATCTCAAATATTTATATGAAACTATTGGTGGTTATTATCCAACACCTATTAGATATGTGGATGAAATATGTGTTAAAGGTATTGGTTATGTTAAAAATCCAAAACCATATTATCAGAGATCATATCGTGGCAAGAGAAGTAAATATTTAAAACAGCAGTCTAATAGGAAGATTCGTAGATATAAAGGTGAGTTACATAATGGATATCAGCACATCCATAAAGTTTTTGATTGGTGGAATAAATTTTGTTAGGAGAATAAAGAGATGAAGATAGAGTTAATCAAATTAAAATTTAATGATACTTTGTGCATATAAGTATAAGCCATTTAAGTATTGTTGTGATGAAATTCAGAATGATAAAGCTATTGTATTTACAGGTGAAGATTTGGTATGCAATGATACTTTTGGATTAGTAGTAAGAGATTCAGATGATAATATAATTCCTCAATTTTGTAATTCATACACCGAAACATTTAATTCTTGGGGTGATGAGTATGAACAAACAGACAATTATTCAATCCAGTTTTGTCCTCACTGTGGCGAAAAGATTGAGATTTCAGTTGTAGATGAGATTGATGTATCGGATAAGTACAATGAATTATCTAAGCAGCGTGAAGAATTATGGAGGAAGTGTCAGAGAACAAATAATAAAAAGAGAGAATCTGAGTTAAGAGAACAAGTTAGAAAGCTTGATAATCAGATTAACAGTTTCTATTGGTTGGATGAGTGGAAAGGAGATTGTTTATGAGAGACGAAGAAACAAGATTATTATTTCAGGCATTGAGTCAGATTTTAGCCAATCAGGATGATATTAAGAAACACTTGGGACTTAATAAACTTGATTCAGAATATGGTTGGAGTGATGAAGATACGATGAAATTGTCAAGAAAGTGTTCAGAAACAGCGGATGATTTTGAACATAATGATAATAACTCTAGTAACTATTGGTAAGTAAATTCAGGATTCATTGGATTACAAAGAGAGAATATTAAAGCAAGGAGGTAAGAAAAATTGAAGAGACAGATTCGCAGAGGTGTTTTCGAGACAAATTCAAGTAGTCAGCATTCACTTTGCATTATGAAGAAAGATGAGCATTATACACCAGATGAGATTGCAAAAGATTTTTATTTATGGGATGACAAAGAAACTGGTGAAAAAGATTGCGAATGGCATATTTGGGATCATAATATGGAGTTTGGCAGAAGTCCATTTAGAGCATTAAGTAATTTTCATGACAAATGGTTGTATGCTTGTGCTTCATTGGTGCATGAGTATAATGATGAGAATTATAAGAGGCTTGAAACACTTGCATTAAAATATGTTCCTGGTCTTAAAAAGATTGTCATTCCTATGATTCCAGATTCAATCGCTAATAAAAATCATCCAGAGAATAAAGATAGTGATTATGCACAGGAATATGGTAAGACAGAGGATGAGCTTAACGAATGGTTTGAACAGAAAGAAAAGGATTGGGGAATTGACACAATCGAATATTGGGAAACCGACAATGGATATTTTCATTTTGAGAAACCATGTACAGGATATGTTGATGTAGATATACTTAGTGGTTTCCTTAAAAAAGAGAATATATCATTAGAGGAATATCTAACAAATAAGAAGTATGTTGTTATTCAAGATGGTGACGAATATGGATATTTTGGAGATATGAAACGTAGTGGTTTGATTAATTTGGATGCTATTGATCATGAGTATCCAAGAGCATATGGAACGGAGGATTAATTTATGAAGAGACAGATTAGAAGAAAAGTGTTTGAAACTAATTCAAGTTCTATGCACTCTTTAACAGTTGAAAAACTTGGAGTAACGGAATATTTGCATGTTGATGAAGTAGAGAACAAAGTAATTGTAAATTATGGAGAGTTTGGATGGGGATATGATGAATATACCGATCCAGAAACAAAATTGTCATATCTTATTACGATGTTGGCACAGTATTCTTGTGATGATATTTATGATACCGATGAATTCAAAGAGATTAATGATATAGTTGCTAAGAGATGTGAATGTGATGGGATTCTGATTGATGAAAGTTATAGCGGATATGTAGATCATCAGTCAGTAGATAATATTAATTCTTTAATGGATGAATATGGTTGTACTATCGAAGAGTTTATATTTGATAAGGGTATTAAATTGATTATTGATAACGACAATCATTAAGGAGGGGTTTAATGAAGAGACAAATTAGACGTGGAGTTTATGAAACTAACTCATCAAGCACACATTCACTTACAATGTGTAGCGAGGAAGAATTTGAACAGTGGAAGAATGGCGAACTTCTTTTTGATAAATGGGGTTCTGAGCCATTTGTAAAAGCAAATAGTTTATCAGATGATGATAAGAAATATGCAGCACAAGACTATGAAAATAACAAAGATGAATTTTCTAAAGATTGGTCAGACTTGTCAGAATCTGCGAAAGAAAAGTATTATACCAAATATGCAAAAGAGAACAATATTGTAGACGAGGATGCCAAAACCTATGAGGAGTGGCAGCACGATGATCTTGAAACATTTGTAAATAGATATACAAGTAAAAGTGGAGATAAGATTGTTGCGTTTGGCAAGTATGGATACGATGGTTAATTTAATTTAGGAGGATTTTAAGAATGGAATTATTAGGAAGATACATAAATGGAAACTTTAGAACCACAATTTTGAGCGATGGAACAAAGATCAGAGAGACAGAAGATGATGAGTTTGTACCAGCTTTTGCAGAGAATATGGATATAAAAATTTGTAATTTTTGCGATATGGGATGTCCATTCTGCCATGAAGGTAGCACAACAGATGGAAAATTTGGAGATATTTTGAATGAGAAATTCATTAACACACTTCATCCGTATCAGGAAGTTGCTCTTGGTGGTGGAGATGCCACAAGTCATCCTGACTTAATTCCATTCTTACAGAAACTCAAAGATAGAAAAATTATTGTAAACATGACGGTAAATCAGATTCATTTTGAGAAAAAACAAGAACTCATTAGAAAGCTTGTTGATGAAAAACTTATCTATGGTCTTGGTGTATCACTTGTAAATCCTACAAAAAAATTTATCGAACTTATTAAGAAATATCCAAATGCGGTCATTCATGTAATCAATGGAGTATTAAAGCCATCGGACGTAGAAGCTTTAGAGAACAATAATCTGAAGATGTTGATTCTTGGTTATAAACATTTAAGACGTGGTGATGATTTTTATTCAGAAGATCATGAAAACATTGTTGTAAAGCAGAATTGGCTATATGAAAATCTTGCAGATATTATTGAGAAATTTAAGGTAGTTAGCTTTGATAATCTTGCAATCGACCAGTTGAATGTTAGAAGATTGATGTCTGATGATGAATGGAATGAGTTCTATATGGGCGATGATGGAACAATGACTTACTACATCGACATGGTTGAGCGTAAATTTGCAAGAAGCTCAACAGCGGCATTTGATAAAAGATATGACTTATTGGACTCAGTAGATGACATGTTCCAGAAGATTTTATCTGAGTAACTTCGCAGGAAAGCAACATATCCTTGGATTTAGAAAAGAGGTAATTAAGTGTTAGCACCTGCAATTTTATATAAAGAACAGATTAAAAAAGAATTTCAGAAATATTACTATACAACAGATATGATGTACGAGACCGGCGGCATAGAAAATTGGATACCACAAATTGCAGAGTGTCCTGAAAGTTGGCAATTTCAATATGCCATAGTAGACAACAATAAAAAGCTAATTGGATATTTAGGATACTCAGTAGATTGGTATGTGTCTAAGGTATACAACTTTGGATTGTTCTCATTTGACAGAGGTAATGTTCTAGTTGGTAAGGACGTATTCGATAAATTAGAAGAACTGGTTAAAACATTCCATAGAGTTGAATGGAGAGCTGTTGGCGGTAATCCTGCTTGTAGGGGATATGACCGTTTTATCAAAAAACATAATGGAAATAAACATATATTAAAAGATTCAATTAAAGATAAGAGTGGTAAATACCACGATGATATTATTTACGAGATTGTAAGTGAAGAATAATACATTGGAGGTGAAATATAAATGAAACCAGTAGTATATTTTGATTTTAAGGAATGTGAAAACGATAATAACAGTGTCGTGATTACGAAAGATAGGTTAAAAGAGATTTTAGATGAAGTATACCAAGCAGGATACTCAGATGGAAATTCAAATAAGACTACTATCACAACAACTCCGTGGAATTGGAGAGACAATGTTGTGTATTGTAGTGGTAATAATGATCAGATGATTCCTAGAGAAATAACGATAGGAGCACCATTGAGAACTAATGAAACAATCATTACATGTAAAAATAAAGAATCGCAGTAAACCAATCTTTCATTCGGAAATTTTTAATCATATCTAAGCCATTCGGCTATGGGAATCCCAGTAACAAGAAGAAATAGTATTTTTATTATTTGTAGCCATAATCTCTTATTTTCATAGAGATTGCGCAATCTAAATTACCTATAGGTTTACTATTTTTACCTTTCTGTATTATAAAATCATTGATTTTCCTAGTGTTTGCAACCACTATAAGAAAATACTAATTCATCAGAGTTTAAACACACAAAAGACGATTTGGCTCGTCTTATGAGTATGTCTCTCAATGAAAAAGTTGGTGTCACACAAGCACGAACTATGGAATGGTATGTCCATTATAATAAAAAGTGTTATGTGTCATTTTCAGGTGGCAAGGATAGTACGGTTCTTGCATACATAGCTGCACAAGTTTGTTACTTATTTAAGTGCAAGCTTGTTCTTTGGTTTTCTGATACAGGATTGGAATTTCCTGAATTAAGAGAACATGTCAAAACTTATGGAGATTGGTTGATGAAGCAATTTCCTGGTTCAGAAGGTTTTCCACCATTAGTAGTTGAAACAATTATAGATCCACCAAAAGACAGAAAAGGAAAGAGAATAATATTTAAGGATGTGATTCTTAATCAAGGATATCCAATTCTTAGTAAAAATATCAGTAGACAGATTGGTGATGTTCAGAGATTAGGACAAGACTGTTGGGCTGCAAGATGTTTCGATGGCAGAGAAACAGGAATGTATGACATGAGAAAGTGGAAATTTGTCATAGATGCACCATTTAAAGTATCAAATAAATGTTGTGACATTATGAAGAAACGACCAGCTCATCGTTTTACAAAAGAGTCTGGACTTATGCCATTAGTTGCAACAATGACTTGTGAAAGTAAGCAGAGAAAAACAGAGTGGTTACATAATGGATGTAATGCATTTGATAAGAAAAATCCAAGTAGTCAGCCAATGAGTTTTTGGACTGAGCAAGATGTACTTAAATTTATCGTGAGATACGAACTTCCTTATCCATCTGTATATGGTGAGATAAAGCAGAATGAAAAAGGAGAATATTATACTACAGGATATAGTCGTACAGGCTGTATGTTCTGTGCATATGGTTGTCATTTAGAGAAAGAACCAAACAGATTTCAGATGTTAAAGCAAACTCATCCTAAGATTTGGGAGTATTGTATGAAACCTGTATCCGAAGGTGGGCTTGGAATGAAAACAGTCTTAGAATTTATTGGTGTTAAATGTGAATAGAAAGAGGTGTATTATGAAAAGATATGAACTTTATATTACTGGTAGAAGAACTATTGATTTAGATGATAATGAAGATATTGGTGAGTATGTAAACAATATCATTGATGGTAATGGTGAAGAAGATGGATATCAGGATTTAGATGAACTTTTGGATGATATGGAATACGATACATTAAACTATAGGAAAATTGTTTGTTAAATATTAAAATTTGGCAAGAAATTTTTCTTTCTTGTGAAGATTGGAGGTGCGAATATGTATCAAAAATTAAAAGATAATGAAAATTTTTCAGATAAATACGCAACGTGGATTATAGCATATTGTTTAGATACAGATTCATTTTTTGCAACAAATCAAAGACATTTCTTTTGGGAATATAATGACGAATTCCAATGCGAAAATGATGCGGTTAATTATTTCAGAAACCATTTGGACGAATTTAGAGATGCTAGGAAAGAAATATTGAGTCATTGTGGTGGATGGAGCATTGATAAGGATTTGTTTTTAGAAAATACGAAAGAAAGGTTTTCAAATGCAGATAGGAGAATAACGACATGATTGAATTTTATCTTAATGAATCAAGCTGGTGTTGTAGTAATCTCATTAGTGAACTTGAAAAGTATGATGAGAAAAATGACTGTATTTGTGAAATATGTGAAGCAAAAGTAGCCGAGAAGATAGGAGGTGTGAAATGAAAAAGTATTATAGACAAGCAATCGCATTTCTTTTGGTATGGTTCTGTAGTGGTGTAACGATGTATTCATATCAAGCAGAAAATAAAATACTTGGAATCACTTTTACACTTTTAAGCTTTTTATATTGGTTCATTATAGACAAAGATGATTAGGAGAATAAGTACATGGGACAATTACCAAAAACAAGTTGTAATATTCCAATGCCAGAAATTGCAACTTATCGTAATCCAAAAGTCATTGCAAGAATCAAATTGTGTGGTGGTGCTGTGACAATTAATATTGATGAAACAATGGCATGGGAAAAACCAACTGATGAGCAGATTAAAAATTTACACGATTTATTCTGCATTGATGTTGAAATATTAGACAGTGGTGAATAACATTATGAAAGCATATTTAGTAGAACGACCTGCAAGAGATTGGTGTCAAGATTATGCAATGGTAATTATTGCAGAAGATGAACGACATGCCGAAAGAAAAGCAAGAGTAAGTTCAGATGATTTCAAGAAGTGTCAAGAGATTACTATTACAGAAATTGATATGAACGAAGAACAGTGTGTTTTGACGGCAAATACAGGTGCATAGGAGAATAACTATATGGATAATTTAACACGTAGAGAAGAAGTAAATCTTTATGAAGCAATTCAAAAATCGTTTCCTAAAATTCTAATCAAGGATCTTACAGAACACGAAAGAATTTGTCCTGTTTGTAATGGTCTTGGAATGAGAATTGAAGATAATGTTTATGGAATCAAAGGTGATAACTCTGAAGTTGGTAGAAAATATCATTTTCCATACAAGCATCAAGCACTTTCATTTTGTCAGAGTTGTTTTAATGGAGTACAGAGATTATGTCCTTATTGTGGACAGCCTTATAAGAATCAGGGATATATGCATTGTGATTGTGAAGGACAGAAGAAAGCTGACGAAGAAGAGAGAATAAAGAAGTGGAATGAGAAAGTAGCAAATGCAGTAGCTGTTGATGAAAAAGATGTAGATACAATGCTGTACTGTGAAGAGTTTGACGAGTATTACGATACAGTTGACGATTTCTTTGATGATTATGCAGTGAACTATATAGATAAGGAAGTATATATAAAACCTGCGAGATTATGGGTATGTAGCGTAGAGAAGATTTATATTGATGCCGATAATGTAGCCGATAATGCTTGTGAAGAGTTACATGAAGATGCTTATGAGCAATGTGATATTGGTAGTCTACAAAATCTGTTGGATATTTGGTGTAAAAATCAGATAGGAACGACAACATATTACCCTTGTTATAAGCAGTATGTAAAAATTAATTGGAGTAAATATGAAGATTATAGCAGGTAATTATTTTGGTAAAAATATTCAGTTTGTATGTAGAAGCTGCAATTGTGTATATGAGGTTGAATCAAAGGATGATTGGAATATTCGAATGATATTTCCTAACTATTGTAGTTCTAAATATAAAGTTCCTGAATATGAAGTAGTTTGTCCTAATTGTGGTCATAGAGAATATCTTGGTTGTGATCAAGATGACTTGATAGGAACTGAATCTGAAAATTTACACTGTCCTTGGATTCCATTATTAAAGAAGAGAGAAGATTGGAATAAACGATATAGAGTTGAACCAATAAGAGAATAAGTAATTGTAAACAATAATTTTTATATTATAGGAGGAAATAAATATGATGAACAATTTTTTAAATGGTATGTTTGGCAAGGTAGGAAGTGGAATGTGTAGACTTTCTATGAATGGTGGTATTGCAGTTAAGACAAATGGTGGTTACAAGACATATAACATCAAGACTGGCAAGCTCACAAACTGTAGTAACTTTGTATTTGATATTGGTGAGGAATTCTTCTTTATTATTCCAACTAATAAGGTAGAGAAGGGTGACATTATTCTTGTAAATGGCAAGCCTAGATGTGTTATTGAAGCTGATAAGACAAAGATTACGGTCATTAATTATGAGGACTCAACAATCGAAACTGTACTTCCTGAAAGACATGTATTTATGGGTAATACATATTTTTATGGCAAGATTGTTTCAATGTTTGGTAGTGACATTATCAAGGGTAAGAAAGGTACAAACAATATCTTAAAGTATATGATGCTTTCTCAGATGATGAAAGGTGATAATGGTTCTACTGGCATGATGAATGGCAATGGTGGAATGAGTTCTATGTTACTTCTTATGATGATGGGTGGAAATATGGGTGACATGTTTGACGGAATGCTCGACTTTGATATGAGTGGCAATGATGACGATGATACAGAAGTAGACGAAGAGGAGGAAGCGTAATATGGGATGTGGTTCATGGACAAGAGATAGTTATGTAAGTTATTCAACAACAAAGGGTATGAATGTTTCAACGGATGGTATGATTAGCGGTTCTTATTCTAATCAGGACATGTTTAAGGCAAAAAATATTGATTCTGCACTTGATCCTAAGAATGTTATTAGAGAGTGCTGTGATACAGAGGAGCATCCAAACACAATTCCTGTCATTCTTGCTTTAGACGTTACTGGGAGCATGGGAGAGGCTGCTGTTGAGGTAGCAAAGAAGTTGAATGTAATTATGACTAAGTTATATGAAAAGGTTACAGATGTTGAGTTCCTTATCATGGGTATTGGTGATTTAGCTTGTGATAGCTGTCCAATTCAGGCTTCACAGTTTGAGTCTGATATTCGTATTGCTGAACAGCTTGACAAGATTTATTTCGAGTTTGGCGGTGGTGGAAACAGTTATGAATCCTACACAGCAGCATGGTATTTCGGCTCTCGTCACACAAAGCTTGATTGCTTAAACCGTGGAAGAAAAGGAATTATTATTACAATGGGCGATGAGCAGTTAAATCCATATCTTCCATTAAAAGGTTATAGAAGTGGCTTAATTGAAGCAACAGGTGATAATCTTCAGGCAGATGTGGAGACAAAAGATTTATATAATGAAGCTTCTCAGAAGTTTAACATCTATCATTTAGATGTTACTCATCGTCATAGATGGGATGAGGATGAGATTGAAAAGTCTTATAAGAAGTATCTTGATGATACTCATTTTAGAAGAGTAAATATGGACAGTATTACAAATGAGATTGTAGATATTATTGTTAATGAAGCAGAGAATAATGTAACAGATACAGTTGCTACACCTTCTAACTCGGAAGGAATTACTTGGTAGGATAGGAGATTTAAAAGATGAAAGACATTAAGATTGTATGTGGATCGAATTGGGGAGACGAAGGAAAAGGTTTAATGACAGATTATTTCTCACAGAAACCTAATAGTATTGTTGTTTGTTCAAATGGTGGTGCTCAGAGAGGACATACCGTAACAACGCCTAAAGGAATCAGACATGTCTTTCATCATTTTGGATCTGGAACATTCAATCACGCAAGTACATATTTATCTAAAGATTTTATTGTTAATCCAATTATTTTTAAGCAGGAATATGATGAATTGATGAAATTAGGATATATTCCAAATGTTTATATCAATCAAAACTGTATGTTGACTACACCTTTTGATATGATGGCAAATCAGATTATAGAAGAAAATCGTGGAAAAAATAAACATGGTAGTTGTGGCTTGGGAATTTTTGAAACTATCAAAAGATATAAAGCTGGCATAACTGATGTAGATAATCATATCAGGGAATATTACTTAGAACAATTTGGAAGAGAGAATATTATATTAACAGATGAATGGTCAAGAATATTCTTTGACAATGGTATATTTGAACACTTTTTAGATGATTGGGATTTTATGAATAATCACTCATTGACTATATCAGATAATTATTTCTTAAATCAGTTTGACAATATTGTGTTTGAAGCTGCACAAGGTTTATTACTTGATCAGAATAATACCGAATATTTTCCACATCTAACACCGTCTAATACAGGTATAGAAAATCCCAAGAGAATAATTGAAAACGTTGAATGGAATGATGAGATAAATATTGAAACTTGTTATGTATCTCGTACTTATTTAACAAGACATGGTGCTGGCAAATTCCCATCTGAATGTAATAAGAGATTTATTAATGAGTATATGTTTGATAAAACAAATGTACCAAATCCATTCCAGGATACATTGAGATATGGAACACTTGATTTGAGAGAATTGTATAGTAGATGTTCCGATGATGTAGGGAATTTTGGAGACGAAAAATCAATCGCCATTACACATTGTAATGAATATGATTGGGATAATGATAAATTGATTGAATTATTCAAGGATTGGAATATTTATTATTCAGATGGCGAAACACATAATGATGTGAACTGAAATCAAGAAAGATTCGTTTCTTGCGGAAATATGGAGGCAAAAATGACAAAGAAAAAAGAATTATGCAGAGTGAAACTTATGAAAATGTTTGAAGATAGTTATTATGATCTTGAGCAGAAAAATATTATCTTAAATTCAATTAGGGTAGCAACATTAGATGATGAACAGCATCTTGAAAAAATGATTCCATTTGATATTCAAGTAGCAGGTGAAAATGGATTTCGTGTTAAACCATGCTTTTCAAAAGGAAAGTTTCTTATTATGTACGAGTATGTGATGGAAGCATATAAGGTTACAATTCCAGCTAGTGCATTTCCTTATCATATGAATGAAAATGGAGATTATGAAATCTGTATTCCGAGTGCAGAGAATAAATAAGAATGGTGTCAATGGAGGTAAAACAATGGAGAAATTTTATATTGTAACAAATGAGAAATTCCTAAAAGAGATTAATGATTATAGAAAACATGAAGAAGAAAGAAGAATAGTAGCAAATAATTTTTTTGAGAACAAAGGTATTGTAGGGGAAGAATATTATATTAGTGGAGATGGATTTGTAAATCGCCCATTTAAAGAGCATGAAAAGAATAATATCAGATTATATATATCTGATTGCAATGAAAATGATCAGAAATTTGGAAAAGAGTTACTGAAGCCAACGAAACTATTCAGTGATTCTGATGTGTTAATGAGAAAGTTTAGAGCTAACAGCAAGACTTTAAAAGAGTTTCAGAATTTATGCATCGAAAAGAATATTGTCATTAACAATCATTCGATTCGTGAAGGAGATTATTTTAAGGAACTACATTTAGGTGGGTATTCAGTTTCAAGGTTTGAGTATGAGAATAAGTTATATTTAAAAATTTCTACAACAAAATATGAAACTATTACACCAGATGATGATACAAGTTTTACAGAAATTAAAGGCAGCGAATTTTATAAAGTGCTTGAAGAATTTGAATCGAAGAATAAGTAAATATCGGTTTCTTACGAAGTTTAGAAAGAGAGGAAAATATGAAATTAAAAATACATTCATTAAGAATAGAACATATTCGTACATACAACGATAGAGATGATGATTTTGAAGACAATTCTAAATATATCTTAAATTGTATTTCGGAGAATAATTTAAAATATGAAGTATCGCTTTGGACTGAATACGGTGATTGTCCTAGTGGTTGGTGCAGTGCATCATGGGGACATTGTGAGGTCAAACGTGTCGATTCATTTATCGGCTCAACACATAAACCAATCAAAGATTTATCGTTTGAAATCGAGACAAAAGAAGGAGACTTTGAAGATACTATTTACAATACAGAGAATGATATTTTCTATGTAGATGACGATGGTGATGACTGTTGGTATCCAAATGGCGATGTTGGAATTACGGAAGAATTATTTACAGAAACAAATCGTGCAATGGATAAAAGACCTGTTTGGATTTTCAAAGGTGATAGTGGATTAGGTAAGAGCTATATTGCAGGAATTATTGCTAATTCAGATCGAGCGAAAACAGTATATGAGACAGACGCTCATGAAGAGTTAGATACTATTGAAGCTGACATTATTGTTGTTGGTAATAAATATGAATATTCATTTGAAGAAATTGAGTCAAAAATCAAAGGAGAGCATGAAATTATTTATGTTGACTTTTCAAAAAGCCTATAAAATAAGGCTTTCTGGAAGTAAAAAGTATCAAGAAATTTCGATTTCTTGCGAGGAGGTGAGACTGGTTGGCAAAACGCCAAGAAACATTAGATATTGAAGCTGCATTACAAAAAGATACCAGAATCAAGAGAATATATGGCTGCGAAGAAATCACAATTGGTTTCTATAACAATGGTCATGGAAATGAAATAGTTGACTTTATGACAATGGACTCAAAAGGAATTATTAAATGTTATGAAATAAAAGTCACTATTCAGGATTTTAAATCTGATGCAAAGAAATCTTGGTATGGTCATTACAATTATTTGGTAGTTGGCAAAGAGTTGTGGAATGAACACAAAGACTACATACTTGAAAATACACCAAAGCATATTGGAATTTTAGGATCGTCTCTTGGAAGTTATCGAAAATGTAAAAAGCAAGATATATCACAAGAACAATCAGAAATGTTGAAAGAGAGTATGATTCGTTCTATGTATTATAAAATGATTAAATACTACAACGCTTCCGACTTAGATGAAATCAAAAGACTCAATAGTGGTATTCGCAAGTTGAAAAAAGATGCTGATAATTACAGAGATAGGGCAGTAAAAGCGGAAAATCTGATTTACAGTTACGAAAATTATAAAGCATATAATGACGGAATTGACGATTTTGATTTCAAAAAGGCTGTTGAAACAGAAAAGAAAAAGTATTTGGAGAATATAAAAGCGGAGGTGAAATCTTGGAGAAAGTAATTAAATATAGATGCTCTAAATGTGGAGAATTATTTGATATCCCTGAAAATGCTTTGGCTTGTGAATCAAGACACAAAAGAATTGAGAAAGCTAATGAGATGCTTGATGAAGGATATACATTAAAGCAAATCAATGACGAGTGTAAAATTTGGGGCTCTGTGCCAGAACATTTAGAGAATGTCAATAAGGATAATTGTTTCAAAATCAGCTATTGGCAGTGTTGTGATAAACCTGCATATCGAATTACTAGTATCTTTTTTGACGGAAGGGTAAACGTAAGAGGTTGTGGTTCGTGGAGTGGATATTATGGTAATCAACTTAGACTAGATAGTAGAGATTTAAATAATCCAAGACCAAAAGAAGAGTTATTTGTAGATAGTAGATATACAAGTAGATGGTGATTATAAAGGAGAATATACATATGAGTAATTTGAAGGAAAAATTAACAAAAGGTGGAGTAACAGCAGTTATTGTCATTACAATTTTAGCTGTATGCTATGGACTTAGTTGGATTGTTACATGTGGAATAATCAAGCTTATTACAATGTGCTTTGGTTTGACATTTAAATGGTCTATTGCAACTGGTATTTGGTTGATTATCTGTATTTTAAGGTCAGTTTTCAATGTAACAGTGAAGAAATAAAAGCCGAGTAAACTGACATTTCTTGGTGCGGATTAGAGAAAGGAGGAGAAATAAAATGTATTCTGATACAGTAATTGTTTTATTAAGCATATTTGTAATATTGAGTATACCATTTATAGGATTCTATATATGCCACAAAGCGGATATCGAAAATATATCTATTATCAATTCTATAAAGAATTTTGTTATTGATTTATTTAAAAATAGAAATATTTTAGGTAAATTTCTTTCAAGCGTTATATTTTTATTATCTATTCCAGGCATGTTATTTGTGATTCTTTTAGCAATAGTGGAAGTGTTCGTAAAGTTATTTATAAAAATATGGAAGTTAGGAAATAGATAAAACTTTATATAAATAAGAGAATATATAGTTGGAGGTGAGATTATTAAAGCTTATATAAGAAGTACGATATTTGTTGTAGTGATAATTGCAGCAATATTCTTCGGAGTGTATAAATTTTCATCTTATGTAGGATACACAGAAGAATATTCTTATAATTTGCAAGAAATAAAAGATGGCGCTTATGCAATTTATCACTCAGTATCGTCTAATGTGCCATCTCATAATTATGATGTGATCACTGTTTGTTATAATGACCAGATTCATATGTTTCAAGGAACGGTAAATATTCAACAGACAAATAATAAACCTTATATTGAAATAACTACTAAACCACATATAAATTATGGTGATGAAATTACAGTGTTTATTCCAAAAGGTACAGTTGAATTTGCAGATAATGTAGGATTGAGATAAGAGAATATATAGTTGAGGAAGGTGAGAATGTGATTCAAGTAATTGAAACAAATTTTGGTATTGATAAAGACGATATTATAATAGATCATCAGTCACGAATTGTTGAAGTTGAAGATTGGGATACATATTGCAAAGCATTTGAAGAATATAATGGCGAAGCTGTTTATTTTAAGTCAAAGACTATGCGTGGTTACAGTATCTTATCGAATCGCACAATGACAGATTTGATATATGATGACATTCATTTATCTTGTATGGTTTTACATCCATCAGGTTTTATTACGAAGAAACTTGCATATAGAATTGTTTTATAATCTACGATTCATTTGGCTAATTTCCAATAAAAATTAAAATCGAATAGAGAATAAACATATAAAGGAGAAGCTTATTTATGTCAGAAGAAGTAATTAAAATTTTAGACGCTCTTGCAGAAAAGTTTGGTTTTGCAATTGACTGGACTTCTGCAAATGTACTTCCATATTTACAGCAGTTATGTGGTAAGTATGTTACATATGAAATCGCAACAAGTGTTGTGTGGATATTAATTGGTATCTGTCTGTTATTTGTTGGAAAATATGCGATTGGAAAAACAAAATATTGTTGGGGAAAGTATAAGGAAGATTGGCATTCAGATTATGACTTTGGTGCTATTTGGCTTGGAATCTTAGCAGGATGCGTAATTGTTGGAGGAATTATTGTTATTTTATGTCAGACATTTGATATTGTTACATGCATTACATTTCCTGAAAAGATTATCATTGAAGAACTACAGTCAGTTTATTCGAGTTTGAAATAAATCACTGTTTCATTGGTTATTAAGAGAGGTAAATAATTATGAATATTACATTAGAACAATTTTCAAAATTGATGAAGAATGAGTTTACGTCTCATGCAAGTAAATGGATTACGTTCAAGTATTATTTAGATGGGAAATTAATAGATCCGAATGAAGTTATCCCATATGGCTATATTCATTATTATGGAGAATGTATTGTGAATTATTTCAGTTTAAATGATTATATGAAAAGCATGAGTATTTATTTAAGAAGTAACTCATAATATGCATACTAATTTTAGATAGTTTAGACAATATCTAATCAGTCTTGAACGATTCAGTTCAAAAATTCCAAAAACAAAATGTCTCGAAAATTATATAAAAATCGAGACAAAACAAGAGAATAAATAAGTGAGGTGATATTCATAGAGATATTAGCAGAAACAGATTATCAAGATCTTTATAGAATATCTGATGGAGTGTTACTTGTAATTAACAAATTTAAGAGAATTGAATATCCGTCTGAACCTTATTTTCATATATATACAAGTGATGCAAAGTATAAATCATATAATAAAGGTTGTCAAAAGTGGTTAAAGATTTTGAAAGAAGATTACAAGAATAAATACAATGATATTGTTGTTCCAAAAGGAACAATATTATATATGGATTATCCAGTAGAATCAACAAGTAATAAAGCTGATTGGACTTATGAAATAAAGACAACTGCTTCTTGTTTAGGTGGAGATTTCACGACCACAGAAAATATGTTAAATACAATACTGAATATTATGAAGAACAAAGTAAGTTCTTAGTCTTGAACAGATCGTTCAAAAATTCCAAAAATCAAAACTGAATAGAGAAATATAAATATGGGTGGAAGAACAGCATACCCTTGGGTTTTTATACTCAAAAATCACTGTTGAAGATAGATTTTACATAAATTTATTTTCTGTGTTCCGTCCTTTTTGGGCGTTTAGATAGATTGTTTTATTAACAATATTTATATATTTTTTTAATTTTAAGGAGGACAAGTAATTTGGCAAAGACAAAGGAAAGAAAAGCATTAAAAAAAGGTAAGGCAGCATTCAATCTTATTGGTCGTGTAAAAGTAACAGACAAGACATTCAATCTTGACAATAGTTATGATTCTGGTTGGACAGATAACAGTATGTATGTAGGTGTTGATTGTGGAAATGGCAACACAGTATATGCAGAGATGAGAAGTGGTTTCTTCCCTGATAAGGATAATGTAATTCGTGCTTACAGTAAGGATGAGAAGGACGATGCAGGAAAGAGTAAGTCAGTAGAGATTGCGTGGGAGGATCGTCTTGATGAGTCTCTGTATGATAGCATTTCAGATTCTTCATTCTTAACAGTTGGTGTTGAGAAAGATGTAAAGGATAAGACTGTATATAAGAAGTTCCTCACAGCTTATGATGCAGTAGAGTATCTGAATGAGCATCTTGAAGATGGAATGATTGTAAATGTAAAGGGTACTATCGGTTACAACGAGTATGAAGGTAATGTTTCTACAAAGAAGGAGATAACATCTATTGTGCTTTCAAAAATTGACGATGAGGCAGATTTCAAGGCTACATTCTCACAGACAATTCTTGTTGATTCAAAGAGTATCGGAAAGAAAAATGATGATAAGGGTACTATGGAACTGGCAGCATATGTTGTTGACTATGTTGGAAAGCCTAAGATTGACGGAGAGAAGATTGAAGTTAAGAAGAATGTTACATACCCTAAGACATTTGAAGTCGCTATCAATGAGAATCCAGAGATTACAGCTAAGATGCTTCAGAGATTTTTCAAGCCTAAGAAGGGTAAAATTACTGAGATTACAGTTACAGGTAATTTAGTAGAGGGCGGATCTACTGTAAATATTACAGAAGATGATATTCCTGATGATATTAAAGAACTTATTGAGATGGGACTGTATTCAGAAGAGGAAGCAGAGAAAAAGATTGCAGTAGGTAATGGTAATCGTGAGAGAAGAATGATTATTGTAAAGCCTGACATTATATATGTGGGAACTGGTGACGATAGAAAGCCTACTGTAGCATTTGAAGATGGTAAATATGATGAGGACGACCTTTATTTCTACGAGCAGGCATTACTTGATGCTGGTGCAGAACCAAGTTCAGATAATGATACAGATTCAGAGAGTGAGGAAACTTCATCAGAAGATGATGACCTTCTTGCAATGCTTGAAGGCATGAACTAAAAAATACGCTTGCCCTGTTTAATACAGGGTGAGCATTTTATCAAAAGAATATATATATTTTAGGAGGACAAAAAATTGGCATTTAGAAAAGCAAGAGAAGCAAAGATTGGTGGAAAGTTTTTAGCATATGGTTATGAGGGTTCTGGTAAGTCATGGTTTGCTCTTACATTCCCAAAGGTTGCATGTATCGACTCAGAGACAGGTATTGCTCACTATGAGGGCAAGGATATTACATTAGCAAATGGTAAGACTTACAACAATCTTATTTTAGTAGACGACACATCAGATCTTGATGATTTAGAGGATGATATTGACGAAGCAGTAGATTCGGATGAGATTCAGACACTTGACATCGACTCGGAGACTAAGTTTTATGCAACAATGCAGGTTGGAGCTACAGAAGTTGAAGAGAAGAAAGCTCGTAGAAAGGGTGGAGATGTTGACGATACAGTAGTTTCTCAGAGACAGTGGGGACGTATTAAGATTATTAACATGAAGCTTCAGCAGGCTAAGATTGATCTTTCTGCAAAGGGTAAGCATGTTGTGTCAGTTGCACAGGCAACAGAAGTATATGAAGGAACGGGCGATAACCGTAAGTTAGTTGGCATTAAGCCTGATATGCATAAGTCAGTTAAATTTGATTATGATACAATCCTTGAGTTTTATAAGGAAGAGAATGGTGAAGATGTTCGTTATTTTGCAAAGGTTAAGAAGGATAGAACAAATGTAACTAAGGTTGGACAGATTATTGAGAACCCATCTTATGATATTTGGAAGGATTATTTTGAGTCAATGCATGATCTTGAGACAAATGAGACATCATACAAGAATGACTTAAAGACTTCTACAGATTCTATGGTTGACAAAGCTGAGAAAGCAGAAGAGTTGGCTGCTGAATTTAAAGATGTATTAAAGTCACTCAAGGATAATAAAGATGCTTTGCTTAAAGTAAACAAGCAGATGAAGGATAAGGATGTTTCATTAAAGAATCTTGAAATGCAGTCACCAGATACTCTTACAGAGTTAATTGATTTTGCCAAGTTACAGTTAGCCTAATTAAAATTATGCTCCGACAGGTTAATTGCCTGTTGGAGTTTTTAAGAAAGGATGATTTGGTAAATGAGAAATATAAAAAAGAAAGATAACGAGCAGTGGATTGAACTATGTGAGTATGTAAAGAAAGAGATTCTTGAATACGATGATAATATGAAATTTCCAGAGTATCTCGCATTAAAGCTACAAGGTATTAAACGTGGCGAACATATAGCGAATAATAATCATGAAGCAAAAGCTAATTATGATGATTACACAATTTTATGTACTTTTAAGTTGTGTAAGAGAAAAATTGTTACATATTTACATGAGAATGAAAAGAAAATCAAAGATGAAAAACATAAAATCAATCTTATTATGAAAATGATTGAACCTGAAATCAACGATGTGTATTTGAGATTACAGAATGTTAAAAAGACCGAGGAGAGAGTTGAATCTAAAGACTTCAATAATCAGAGTAATGAGAATGCTGGATATGTGAAAAAGACTAAAGAGACAAGTGACAGAATGAAGAAACTGTTTTGAGGAGGTACTAATTGGCTGAGAAAAAAGAGAATAAAAAATTAACTCCTTATCAGGAAGAAGTATTAAAATGTGCAAAACAGATTCGAGAATACAAGATAATAGCAGAAGCTAATATAGTTGCTATTTTATATAAACAACCAGAATTGATTTTTGATTATACATTGCAGCTTGAAGATTTTAGTGAAAATACATGGCGAGTCTATTGGCAGATTGCAAATGACATTATTGTAGTAGAAAAGAAATCAGTATTGGATGATATGACTGTTGGTTTATATCTTGAAAAGCATCAAAAACTCAAAAAGGAATATGAGGATTATGGTGGATATGAAACGATTGATAAAGCCAAAGAGTATGTAAACATCAATAATATGGATGGATATGTCAAGGAACTATACAAATGGAAGACAGTTTTAGAAATGTTGAAAAATGGCTTCCCTGTAAATAATCGTATTAATGAATTTTGTGATATGTCTTTGGATGAAATATATGAAGAATATGAAGCAATGTTAAATCATATTTTCATCAATGCAGACGATGATATACAGTCATATTCATTGGCTGATGGCATTTATGATTTGATTAATGAGTTAGATGCAGGTATCGCAGTTGGTCTTCCTTATAATAATATGGATATTCTCAACAAGGAAACTGGTGGTCAGTTGCCTGGTAATATAACACTGATTGGTGGGTTATCTAATATGGGTAAAACCACATTAACAAGATCAATGTTAATCCCAAGTACGATTAAATATGGGGAAAGACTTGTTATAGCTGTAAACGAAGAAGGAATTCGTAAGTGGCAGAGAGAATTACTTGTATGGGTTGCAAATAATATCTACAAGCAAGACTTACAGAAGTTTGTTGTAAGAGATGGCAAATATTCAGATGAGACAAAAGATTTGTTAAAGAAATGTGCAGATTGGATTGTTGAAAAATCTGAGAATAACATGCTTACCCTTATTCCATTCAAAAGATATAAGACTCAGAAATTCATAAAAGTTCTAAAGAAATATGCAAATCTCGGTGTTAAGTATTTCATTCTTGATACATATAAAGCCGATTCAGGCAGTCGTTCCGATAAGATGTGGTTAGATATGCAACAGAATATGGTTGATATTTATGACACAATTAAGTGTAAAGAAGAGGGTGGCTTGGAAGTTCATGTAACTATTACATTCCAGTTGGCAAAATCTTCAGCACGTCAGAGATTTTATAGTCAAGATAATATTGGTATGGCGAAAAGTATTGTCGATCCTGCAAGTACATGTTTAATGCTGAGAGATGTATTTGAAGATGAGTATACAGGTGAGAAAAATGCTTTAAAGGTATATAGATTTGATGGAAAAAATAATAAATCAAAAATACCTGTCAAATTGGACGAAGGCAAACATTATCAGCTTATATTCATTTGTAAAAACCGTGAGGGTGCTGCAAGTAGTATACAGATTGTATGTGAGCATGATATGAGTAGAAACATACTTAAAGAAGTTGGTTTTACTTCTGTCCCAGTTGATTTTTAAATTTGTGATGGAGGCGGTGAGCGTGTATTAATGCAGATGAACTAAAAGAATACATTATAGAGAATAATTGTATAGAACAGATTTTATTATCGTTGGAATGCCATGGACTACACGAATATCTTCATGAATGGAGAGCCGCCTTGCCACAAGGCAATAATAAAACTGCTATATGTGTAAAGAAAGATACATTATCAGTGGCGATTAGAAGTTCGGAAGAAAATAAGCGTGGAGATATTTTTACATTGGTTATGACAATAAAGGGCATATCTTTTGGGAAAGCTAATAAATATCTCCACAATATTTTAGGTTTGAAATATTCATATAGTAAGAGTGATAACAAAGATAATAAGAAAGATCCATTAGCAATCTTCAAAAAGGTGAAACGCCAAAGATACACAATTGATAAAGATGTTCCAGTGTATGATGATTCATGCATGAAAGAATATACTGATTTACCATATATTGATTGGGTTCGTGAAGGCGTTATGCCTTTTGCATGTAAAAGATTTAACATTGGATATTCATATGATAGAAAACGAATTGTTATTCCTGAGCGAAAATGGGATGGAGATGACAATGAATATATAGGTATCAGTGGGAGAACTACTGTACCAAACTATGAGATGTTTGATATCCCGAAGTTTTTTAAGTTATCCAAAACATATCCAAAAGGAATAAATGTATATGGGTTAAATGAGAATTATCAAACAATTCAAGAGGCTGGTTATGCAGTCGTCTTAGAAGCACAGAAATCGGTGCTTAAAAGGTATTCACGAAAAGATGGTACGGCTGTTGCAATAGGAAATTGTGAGCTTACAGAAGAACAAGTTAGGATACTAATTAGTTTAAATGTAGAAATTGTAGTGGCTTTAGATGAAGGAATTGATATAAACCATATTAGACAGGAATGTGATAAATTTTACCCTATTAGAAAAGTAAGTTACATATATGATCGTTGGGATTTGATTAAGAAAGGTAGTAAAGACAGTCCTGCTGATATGCCAAATAAAGTATACAATTTCCTTCTCAAGCATCGTGTTTTATATGATGAGTCAGAAAGGAGAAAGTTAAGAGATTGGCAAGAAAGACAAGCAAAGAATTAACAGAAATTTGTAACAAGTTTGGTGTTGATACATTATGGTCATGGTCAAGGTATCATTGTTACAAACAAGATAGATGGGAATATTTTTTGAAATACATCCTACACAAAAAAGAAGATAGAACAAATAGTATTTATTGTGTATCTGGTGGTAATGTACATGATATTATTGAGCAGCTATATACTGGTAAAATTAAATATGAGGATATGCCAGATTTATATGAAGATAGCTTATTTACAATGAATTGTGCAGAACTCAAATACAATCGAAGTGATTCTGATAAAAATGATGCAATAGCAAATAAATATGAAAATTGCATTAGACATTTCTTTAAAAATCATAATCTGATTACCTTTCCACATAAAGTTGAGCATTTTATTACGATTAAAATTTCTGATGATATTTATATGCAAGGATATATTGACATGCTTTATATCGAGTCATACAAAGATGAAAATGACAATGAGAAAAAACGTATACATATTGTAGATTGGAAGACATCTACACGTTATCAAGGCACAAAAATTGACGCTGAATGTGGTCAGTTGGTTATTTATGCTGAAGGTATTAGACAAGCATTAAATATTCCATTGGAAGATATTGTATGTGAATGGAATTTCTTAAAATATGTCACAGTTACCATTGAACAGAAAAATGGTAAGAAAAAAGATAGATATATAGAAAGAAATTCTATAGGCGAAAGTCTTATCAACACGGCAAAGATGTGGTTGAAAAATTTCGGATATGAAGATGATATTGATAAATATGTTGATGAGATGATGTTAAACAACAATATTGATTGCTTACCAGATGAGGTTAGAGAAAAATTTGAAATCCATGATTGTTATGTACAAGTACCTCTAACAGAAGAAAAGATTAACGATTTAAAAAAAGACATTATCAATACAGTCGAAGAAATTAACTCTAAAGAGAGAGAATATAAGAATAGTGAAGATGAAAATATCTTTTGGCAAGAAGTGACAGATGCCGATGAATTTAGATTGGCAACCCTTTCAGGATATTCTAGGTCATTACATAAACCATATGACCAGTATTTAAAAGAGAAGGAATTGTTCAAAGAAGAAACTAAATCTGATTCTGATGCAGACGAAGATGATTTATTGGCATTTGTGAATAGTTTATAGATATAGGTAGGTGAGAAGTTGAGCAATTTAACAGTATTACATTTACATAGTATGGATTCTAACCCATATAGCGGTCTTGAAGTTGACTCAATCACCCCTTTTCAAGCTTATATTGATAAAGCAAAATCAGAAGGAATGAAAGCCATTGCTTTTACAGAGCATGGCGCAGTCCTTCATAATGTTGCAAAAAGACAGGCATGTGAAAAGGCTGGGTTGAAATATATTAATGCAGAAGAATTCTATGTAACAGAAAAAATTGATATGGATAATCTGCAAAGAGACAATTATCATTGTTGCTTATACGCAAAGAATTATGATGGGGTATTAGAACTTAACAAACTTTCTTCTGATTCATTTAATCGTAATGATGGTCATTTTTATTATAATCCACGAATTACTTTAGAGGAACTTGAGAATACATCAGATAATATTTTAGTATTAACAGCTTGTGTTGCAGGTATGTTATGCAAAGGAACGAAAGAAGTACAGGAAAGATTTCTGAAATTCCTTATTAAAAATAAGCATAGATGTTGGTTGGAAATACAGCCACATAATTTTGACGTTCAGATTTATTACAATCAGTATTTGTATAGAATTGCTCAGAAATATGGAATGAAGCTTATTGCTACAAGCGATGTACATGCTATTGATAAGGATCATATGATGGGTAGAGCAGTGATGCAGAAATCAAAAAATGTTAATTTCCATGACGAGGATGCGTGTGATTTATCATGGAAATCTTATGATGATATGGTTACTGCCTTTGAATTACAGAATGCATTACCCAAATCAATTTATCTTGATGCAATCGAAGAAACAAATAGATTCGCAGATAATATTGAATCATATGAATTGGACTATAGTAATAAATATCCAAGATTATATCCTGATGCTGAGAAAGAATTTAAGGCACGAATAGTTCAAGGCGTAAAAGAACGTGGGATAAGCAAACTCCCAAATTATAAAACAGAGTATATTCCAAGGATACAGGAAGAGTTAGAAACATATAAACATAATGACGCTATTGATTTTATGTTACTCGATTCAGATTACAAGAATTGGTTGCTGAAAAATAATATGCACTATGGATGTTCAAGAGGTTCTGTATCTGGTAGTGAGATTGCATATTTGATTAAATGTACTGATGTTGATTCAGTTAAATATAAGCTTAACTTCTCACGATTTATGAATCCTGAAAGAATGTCATTGGCTGATGTAGATACTGATATTTACGCAGAAGATAGATATAAAGTGCGTGAGTATCTGTTTAATAAGGAAGGTTTGTATTGTTGCAACATTATTACTTTTAATACAATTCAGTTAAAAGCAGCGATAAAAGATGTCGGCAGAGCATATGGGATGACTCCTGATCAAACTCAGGAATTATCAAATATGGTAGAAACTGATGATAAAGGCAAGGATTATATGCCAGAAGAAATCAGAGAACAATATCCAGAAATGTTTAAATATATTGATATGGTAATTGGAACAATTACATCACTTGGAAGACATGCAGCAGGAATTGTTTGTAGTCCTACAGATATAAGATATGATTTTGGAACATTGTCTATTACATCAGATCCACGTCCTGTAAGTCAAATAGACATGCACGAAATTGATTCTTTAAATTATGTAAAGTTAGACTTGTTAGGATTAAATGCTGTTGGACTAATTGATGGTGCTTGTAAACTTGCAGGTATAGATTATTTAACACCTGATAAGGTTAATTTCTCAGATGAAAATGTTATTAACTCAATAGCAGAAGATACAACCTTAATATTCCAGTTTGAAAGTGGTTTTGCAAGTGATTCATTAAAAAGAACACTTAGTAAGGAAACTTTGGAGAATATTAAAGCACAGAATGATAATATCTCATATCTTGATGTCATGGCTATGGTCAGTGGTGCTATTAGACCAGCAGGTGAATCTTATAGAGAACAGTTATTCAATGGTATTTACAAAGATAATGGCAACGAAGCACTTAATAATTTCTTGAAACCTACGCTTGGTTATTTAGTATATCAGGAACAGATTATTGATTTCTTACATGACTTCTGTGGATTTACTATGGGGCAAGCAGATATTGTCCGTAGACATTTTGCTAAGAAAACAGGTACTGAAGCAGATATACCTATTATTGAAAATGGTGGATATATGGTAGACATTCATGGTAATAAAGATGATAGATATATTCCAGGATTTATTGCAATTGCACAAAAGAAGTATGGAATGACCGAAGCTGAAGCAAGAGAGGCTATAAAATCATTCTTAGTAGTAATTGAAGATGCATCTAATTATTTATTTTCACGAAATCATTCCGTTCCATACAGTATGATAGGTCTATTTATTGGATGGTTAAGGTATTACCATAAGATTGAGCTATTAACATCAGCATTGAATGTTTATGTAGACAATAATGAAAAAATGTCAAACATCAAAGAATATATCAAATCGCAGGGAATAGAAATCAAAGGAATAAAATTTGGCAAATCTAAAGCACAGTATTTCATGGATAAAGACGAAAATGCCATTTATCAAGGAATCTCTTCTATAAAATATTGTAATGATCAGATTGCAGATGAATTATATGAATTATCTAAAAATCATTATGATAATTTTGTCGATTTACTTTCTGATATTATTTCAAAAACATCTGTGGATGATAGACAATTACATATTCTTACGACACTAAATTTCTTTTCTGAGTTTGGCAAGAATAAATATTTGTTGTCAATTATTGATATGTATAATTTGTTAGGAAAATGTAAGACATTGAAAAAAGATAAAATTGCATCACTGAACATTAGAGAAGAAGATGTAAGAAAATGTGCAGAGAAAGAGACACTTAAACAGTATAGCAATGTTGATAAAGACAAACTTGTTAAACTTATGATAAGCGGTTTAGAGAATAAGCCATTATCAATAAAAGAACAGATTGTATATGAACAAGAGTATCTTGGAAACATAATGTATAAAAATCCGAAAGCACCAAAAGATATGTATTATGTGCTTGAATGTAAATTCTATAAGGATAAAACAAAACCATATCTTATGCTTTATAACATGAGAGATGGCGAGTATCTAAAAACAAAAATCACTTCTGGAAAGTCATTCATTGAATCCCCATTTATAGCAGGTAATGTCATCAATGTAAAAGAATTTGGTGAGAAAAATAAAATGAAGAAAGTTGGTGGCGATTGGATTAAAACAGATGAAAAAGAGAGAATAGTAAAGAAGTGGGACGTATATTAGAAGGAGATGCAAAGTTGGACAAAATAATTGAGTTTAAATGTGTACCAGAAAGACTTGTATATAATTCTACTGACTTCAAAATATATGGTGTTTCTGTCAATTCATTTGAATATCCTGATGTACAGATTGGAAAATATGGTACAGCAACTATTAAAGGTAATATTTCAGAACTTAATCTTGGAGTTGATTACATTATAAAAGCAAAGGAGGTATCCGATTCTCATGGAGTCGGATACGATGTAATCAATATTAAAAGAGAGAAACCTACTACATTAGCTGCGACACGAAATTTCTTATATGAAATTCTTACACCAAATCAGACAGATGTGTTATTAGAAGCATATCCAGACATCGTAGATAGAATAATGAATAACAGATTAGATGACATTGATTTATCAAGAACAAAAGGTATTAAAGATTATACATTCAATGTTATTAAGAATAAAGTTATAGAGAATTTCAAATTAGCTGAAATTGTAGAAGAATTCAGAGGATTATTTAATCTTTCAACAGTAAAAAAACTGTATGACAAATATACTTCTGTTGACAAAATCAAGGAAGTTATTAGAGAAGAACCATATCAGTGTCTTTGTAGGTTAGGAGGGATTGGTTTTAAAACTGCTGATTCCCTATTGTTGACATTAGATAAGGATGGCAAAGAATGTCAGAAGAAAGGGAAAAAGCCAGTTTTGTTCTTTGGATTTGATCTTATAACATCATATCAGAGAGCGAAGGCTTGTGTAGATTATCTACTTGATGAGAATGAAAATAATGGTAATACATATATGCATGTTGGTGATTTGAAGAAACAGTTTGATGTATTAGTGCCAGAAGCAAAAAGCAACTTGCCACTTATTCTTAAAGGTGATAATGATGTGATATTTGACAGAGAGTTATTAAGCGTATGTAAAAAAGAAACATATGAAACAGAAAAATATATAGCAGAGAGAATAAAAGAAGGATTGCAGATACATACAAAATGGGAGTGTGATTGTTCAAAGTTCCAGGAACTTGATGGTTTTAAACTAACTGAGAATCAGTGTAAAACATCACAATATATGTGTAAAAATAACATTGTTCTTCTTGTTGGATATGGTGGTAGTGGTAAATCTTCAAGTACACAGGCATTTGTAAATATGTTAAATGCTTATAACAAAAGACATTTACTTTTAGCACCAACTGGTAGAGCTGCAAAGGTACTGTCAGGTTTTACAAATGAAAATGCTATGACAATCCATAGAGGTCTTATGTATATGCCACCTGCTGATTGGGGATTTAATGAAGAGAATAAATTACCATATGATGTAGTAATTGTGGATGAGTTTTCAATGGTAGACATTTTCTTATTTAGGAAATTGCTTGAAGCTATAGATTTTGAAAAAACAAAATTACTTCTTATTGGTGATGATGCACAGATTCCTTCTGTTGGTGCTGGTAATGTACTTTATGATTTGTTGAAATGTGAGGATATTCCTACTATCACACTTGATAAGGTATTCCGTTATGGCAAAGGTGGTTTATCTACGGTTGCCACAGATACACGAACTGGTACTGAATATTTAGATAAGACAAAAACAGGCATGCAAGTGTTTGGTGAAGATCAGTCATATATATTTATGCCGATTCTTCAAGATAAACTTGTTGGATATACTGTAAAACTTTATCAGACATTGTTATCCAAAGGGTATTCTGTTGATGATATTGCAGTCTTATCTTGCTATAACGTAGGTGATTATGGAACAGTAGCGTTAAATAAGAAGATACAAAAGGCAGTTAATTCTAATCCAAAGGCGAAAATTACATTTGGAGATACAGAATTCAGATTGAATGACATTGTAATGAACTATGCTAATGATTACAAAGCAATTATCTATAATGAGGAATATATTGATGATAAAAATACAACATTTATTGCTAATGGTGAATCTGGTAGAGTTGTAAAAATTCTAAAAGATGCAATGGTTGTTGATTATGATGGAACGCTTATTTATATCCCAAAAAGTTCTATGAAAAATATTCGATTGGCTTATGCTATCAGCACACACAAATCTCAGGGTGGGCAGTTTAAGGTGGTTGTTTTAATTACGCCTAAAGCACATACCTTCATGTTGAATTCCAATTTATTATATGTAGGAGAAAGTAGAGCAAAAGAAAAATGTTATCACCTTGGAGAGATTCGCACAGTAAATAATGCACTTAAAAAGAAGGAAAATTTTGATAGAAAAACAATGCTTCAGATATTTATGAAAGCAGAATAGGAGAATATATGAATAGTAAGTCAAGTATTTTTGATTCGATTTTAAACACAATTGAGTCAAAAGATATTAGAAAATTTGCAGAAAGATGTATTGAAACAATCCCAGATTATTTTTGGAATGTGGGTGCGTCAAGTACGGGGAAATACCATCCTCAATATGCTCTTGGTGATTTAGGATTGGCAAGACATACATGTGCTTTGGTAAGATTCTTAAATCATATCTTTGCGGTTGATTGCTTTGGTAAGAATTTTACTCAAAGAGAGAAAGATTTAATGAGGGTTGCAGGAATGATGCATGATTCACGAAAAAGCGGAAATAATGATGACTTCATAAAAAATAAATATACAAAGTTTGATCACCCTCTTTTAGCAGCCAATGTTATTCGTGAGTTAAAAGGCAATGAACTTCCTGATGAAGAAATCGAAATGATTGCAACTACAATTGAGAGCCATATGGGTGCATGGAATACTGATAAAAGAAGTTTAACGGTATTGCCATTGCCTAAAAACAAATATCAGACAATTTTACATTTAGCAGACTACCTTGCAAGTCGTAAAGATATTGAAGTTCTGTTTAATGGATTTGAAGTACCAAAAAAGGAAGTTGTTAAGTTAGAGGATTATGTTCTGAACTTTGGAAAGCATAGTGGCGAGAAGCTCGTTGATGTTGCTCAGTCAGATCCAAGTTACATATCATGGGCAAAAGAAAATATGAGTAGAGAACCAATTAAGAGTTTATTAACTCAACTGTAGAGAATAATACAGTAGAGGATTTCTGGAATGCCCATAAATAGGGCGTTTCAGAGACTCAAAAAGCCAAGGAAAGACGGATTTATTGTCCGTCATTTATATGAAAGAGAGGTATAAATATGGTTTATGGAGTATTTGGTGGTTGTTATAGTGACTGGTATGTAGTTGGTTATTTTAACAATCGTCAAGATGCAGAAAAATATTGCTGTTTATGTAGAAATGGTGATTATTATGTAAAGCCATTAAAAGATTTAACTGATGAAAAAGATTTATCAAATATATCATTAAAATACTGTCATGAAGTTTTATTTGATTGTAAAGATGATGAAAACAGATGGGTTATGAGAGAAGAACCTGAAAGGTATAATTGCTATATTGATAATGATTTAAGATGTAATAGCGTAAGACAAGGAACACTATGTAGAAATAATTGGGTATGTTTTAGTATAAATATTGACCATGATGATAGAAAATTAGTAGAAAAAATTGCTCAAGATTATTTAGCTGAACTTCGTTCTTATGGTGATGGAAAAATTTACGAAAAGAATATTGAATTGATGAATGATAAATTCGCAGCACCATTCAAGGAAAAAGAGAGAATAAGAAAAGAAGAAGAAATTAAACAAAAAGAACTTGCAGAATTAGAAAGATTAAAAGCTAAATACGAAACAAAATAAACGACAGTTTCTTTGGAAGATTGGAGGTTATATATGATGGACGATAGAGCAATTACAGAATATAAGCTAATTATAAAAAATTGTGACCAGAAAAAATGTGCAGAATATGATCCGTTTGGATTATGTTATGTAGACGATTGTATGAGTTGTCCAAATTCAAGAATAAAAATTATTCGTGAAGATGGAGTAGTAATGCGTGATGATTTTAAATATAACAAGAATGTAAACGCAAAAGATAAATTATGGTCTTATCAAAGAATGTTTGAAAGAGATGGTGTAGAACTATTTGAAAAAATGTACAATGTTAATTTTTCAAAATGGCAGAAGAAATATCTTTCAAAAATATTCAATAAGTTAAAGAGTAAAAAGAACAATTAAGCGGTAGATTCTTGTGAAAATTAAGGAGGTAAAAATGAACAGAATAACTATTAATGGTAAAACAATCACATGTTCAGGAACTAATGTTGTCATCAACAATGGAATGGTTATTGTAGATGGTAAAACAATTCAAGAGTGTAATAGTGGTGATATTAAAGTCACTATCGAAGGAGATGTAAACAAAATTGATTGTGGTGGATCAGTAGAAGTTCACGGCAATTCAGGAAGTATTGATTGCGGTGGTAGTTGTGAAGTCAGTGGGGATGTCAAAGGAGATATAGACGCAGGTGGTTCTGTAACTTGTGGTAACGTATCAGGTGATATAGATGCTGGTGGAAATGTGAGATGTAGAAGGTAAGGAGAATAACATAATATGAAAATTTTAGCTTTAACAATTTTATTTATTTTGATGTTTTTCAGGATTAAAGGTACGCCAAGTGCATTAAGTAAAACATTGTGGCGAAAGAGAATGATTAAACAGCTCGCAAAAAGTAAAGAGAATAATAATGGAAAACCATTAAGCGATGCAATGCAAGGTGGTGCAATATTGATTGTATTTTTCATGGAACTATTCTTAATCATCTTTTACATAGTGTTAGGAAACAAAATTGGAACAACTGAGTTTATTGTAATGTCTGCATTACAGGTATTTACTTGCTTATGGTCATTAGGCGTAAATTTATCAGAAGTAAAAACAGCTTTTAGTTACAATATTGAGGATTTTAAGTTCCACAGATTCCAATTGCTTTTTAATGTGGTGTTGGATTATATCTATTATCCGTGGGCGATTTACATGTTGTTAAAGTAACAAAAGGAGAACAAAAATGGACACAATTGTTATAAATTTATTTGGAGAACCATCAGCAGGCAAGAGTACCTGTGCAATGGATATTACAGCACAATTAAAAAGACACGGTATCAATGCTGAATATGTTTCAGAGTTTGCCAAGGATAAGGTATATGAAAATAACGGTGAAGTATTTAAACACCAGGAATATTTATTTGGCAAACAATCATTCAAGATGGGGAGAGTTAAGAATAAAGTGCAGGTTATGGTTGTTGATTCACCATTAATCTTATGTGCCGTATATAACACTGATGAAGTGTTGGGAGAAGATTTTAATAAGACTGTACTGAATGTATTTAATTCATATAATAATAGGAATTATCTACTCACAAGACACCATTCTTATGAGAACGAAGGAAGATTCCAGAATGAAGACGAAGCAAAAAAAGTAAGAAAAGAAATTATTGATAAGTTAAATCAGTACAGTATCAAATATGAAGAGATTGCTTCTACAGAAACAAATTGTGAATACATAGTAGAAGAAGTTATGGAGGAAATTAGAAATGAACAGTAAAGGACATTTATTTATTAGTTTAGGAAAATCAGCAATTAGAGTAATTGGTGGAATAGTAACATTAGTGAATGGTTCGATTATTCCATTAGCAGTAGGAATTATTGTTGCTGAAGTTGGTGGTGTGTTAGAAGAGTTAGTTGATGAGAGATAACAAGAATCCATTGTTCCTTTTTAAAAGAGGTGAAAATATGAATTATTATAAATTAAAAAAAGATACAAAAGATAAAGAGTTCTTTTATGATCACAGCGGATATTTTAATTTTTGGGATGAAGTTTTGATTTTGCGAGATAAGCGATATACCACAAAAGATAGTGTTGGTTTAGTTTTAGTTAATCGTACAGATCGGGAATTTCATGGTTGTATATCAGAAGAAGAAAGGATTATATATCCATTATATTTAAACAAGTCAATTAGAGAACATAAGCCAGAAGAAATGTTTAAAGATTTCCCAGAGTTAGAAGACTTTGTTTTGAACAAAATCACAGTAAACTAAGCTTTCTTGTAAAAATTAAGGAGGTTATAAAGAATATGGGTTGCCCAAGACCAGGAAAAGAATGCAATGAATTTATGTGTAGTTTGTCAATAAATGGGATTTGTTATAATGAAGATATAAATAAAAAGTCTCCTAATGACATTAATGACATGGAATGGAATGTATATTTTCATGACTATAATAAGAATAAGATTGTTACATATAACATTTTTAAACATCGTAAATTTAATGAAGAGATTCAAAAATTAATCAAAGGTAATTACTCCAAAGGAGAATTTATAGAAAGACTGAAAAGAGAACTAATGTATTTTTTTTGGTCAAAATGTGAATATGAAATATTTATATCGCCTTGGGTTAGTAGAAATAAAGAAGAAGCTGAAGTTAAGATTGATATATATGATCAGGTAATGTTGAATTTTGATAGATTCGTTGATTACTGTTGGTCATTTAAGGAGGAATGATATTATGGGAACAATTACAATTTTACCAGAAACAACAAAGAACCCTATTACATTAATGGGGGCAAGGGCAGGATGCTGTTGGAACGCTAATATATCAGATGATGAAAAAAATTACAAGCGTGGTCTTGATTGTATCAAATCAGGTCATGGTAGAGTAATGGAATATCCAAATGTTGAAATGGTTATAGATGGATATTCAGCAAAAACAATTCGTGAATATTATACTCATATTGTTGGAGCAAGCAGATTACAAGCAAGTACAAGATATATTGATTATTCTAAAGGGGAAGGTTTTGGTTATGTAACACCACAATCAATTAGTAATGATGAAGATATTGTTGCAACATGGCATAGCGTTATGAGATATATTAATACTAATATTCAGCATCTCATAAATAACGGAGTACCAATCGAAGATGCAACAATGTTACTCCCATTAGCTTATTGTACAAAAATGGTAGATAAACGCAGTTTAAGAAGTCTTATTGAAATGAGTAGAGTAAGAATGTGCAGTCGTGCTTATTGGGAATACAGAGAATTATTCAAAGACATTTGCAATGCATTAAGAGAATATTCAGATGAATGGAAGTGGATTGTAGATAATCTTTTTCATGCAAAATGTGATGAGGTTGGATATTGTACAGAAAGTAAGTCTTGTGGTAGAAAACCTAAGAGACAATAAATGTTCATTTTATAGGGATAAGAAAGGAGAACAATGAATAGAAATCAGATAGTTGATAGAGTCAATAAACTCAATAAAGCGTCCGAAGCTTATTACAATACTGGACAGCCTATCATGAGTGACATAGAGTTTGATAATAAGCTTGAAGAATTAAGACAGTGGGAAGAAGAGACTGGCATTGTGTTATCTAACAGTCCAACACATAACGTTGGTGCAACAGTATTAGACAATATAAAAGAAGTTACTCATAAAACACAAATGCTTTCACTTGAAAAGTGCCACAGTACAGAAGAGATTGTTAAATTTGCAAATAATCATAATCTTGTGGCTTCTGTAAAGCTCGATGGTTTAACTGTACGTCTTACTTATAAAGATGGTGATTTAATTTTGGCAGAATCAAGGGGAAATGGTGTAGTTGGATCTGATGTGACAGAACACGTTAAACAGTTTACTAATGTTCCATTACATATTAATAAGGAAGGAACTTATATAATTGATGGTGAAGCATTAATTAAATTAGATGATTTTGCAGAGATTAACAAAAACGGAGAATATAAGAATAGCCGTAATTTAGCAGCAGGCACATTATCAAGTCTCGATACATCAGTTGTAAAAGATAGAAAATTATCTTGGTATGCTTGGGAAGTCGTTGAAGGAGATAGTGATAATTCATTCTACAAAAGATTATTAAATGCTCAGAATTTAGGATTCGATATAGTTCCGTGCTATAATATTACAATAAATGAATTTAATCAGTTACAGATACATATTGATAATTTTATTAATATTGCAAAAAAAGGAAATCTTCCTCAAGATGGAGTAGTATTTAAGTTTGATGATGTAACTTATGGTAAATCGCTTGGAAATACAAGTCATCATTTTAGAAATGGTATTGCTTATAAGATATTCAATGATTCAGTAGAAACAGAGCTATTAGATATTGAATGGACAATGGGGAAGACGGGAAGTCTATGTCCAACTGCTGTATTCAACCCTGTGAAAATAGAAGGAAGTACAGTAAATCGTGCATCACTTCATAATATTTCAATAATGAAAGAAATTTTAGATAAACCTTGGGTTGGTCAGCATATTGGTGTGTTTAAGGCAAATCTTATAATTCCACAGGTTCGATGGGCTGAACAAGGTGAACCTTTTAAGGACGGCAATGAAGAAATGTATAATGAATTAAACATTCCTGATAAATGTCCTATATGTGGTCAACCTACAAAGATTGTTAAAGAGAATAATTCAGAAGTTCTTTATTGTGCTAACGAGGACTGTAAAGGACGATTACTTGGAAAACTTACTCATGCAACATCAAAGTCGGCACTTAACATTGACGGATTATCAGAGGCAACAATCGAAAAATTCATCAATCTTGGTTGGTTGAATTCTATTAAGGATATTTATCACTTATCAGCCCACGAAAATGAAATGAAAGCTTTAGAAGGTTTTGGTAAAAGGTCTATTGAAAAACTTCTTAACTCTATTGAAGAGTCTCGTAATACAAGTCTTGAGCGTTTCCTTTACGCTTTATCTATTCCATTACTCGGCAAAACAGCAAGTAAAATGATTGCAGAAGCAGTTGATTGTGATTTTGATACATTTATTGATGAAATGACAATCAAAGGGGCAGAATACTTTAGATATTTACCTGGTGTTGGAGATACATTAATAAGCTCACTTAATGCTTATTGGAAAAATCATTATTCAGATATAATTCAGTTAGCGAATGAATTCAAATTTGAAAAACCTAACTTAATCTTAGATGAAGTTCCCAATACATTACAAGGAAAAACATTTGTTGTAACTGGTTCAGTTAATCATTATAAAAATCGTGATGAATTAAAAGCCGATATAGTTGCTCATGGTGGTACAGTTGCTGGCTCTGTAAGTTCTAAAACATCTTATCTTATTAACAATGATATAAATTCTACATCAAGTAAGAATCAAAAAGCAAAATCTTTAAACATTCCTATTATTTCAGAAGAAGAATTCCTTTCTATGATTTAGTAACACATTTTAATAGGAAGGAAGTGATTACAAATAGCATATTTAAAGGCGGGACAGTTAAAAAAATTTCTTTCTAATGTATCAGATAATTCTTATATTGCTGTAGGCACAAGAGAGAATAATGAAATAGATGAGATTAAACAAGAATCTGGCATTATAGATATAAACTTAAAGACAATAGGTTTTGATTCAGGCTCATCTAATGACTCATACGTAAAAATATATACAAAAAAATATGAAGAAAGTGGGTGTTTAAGATTCGTAAGGTAATTGATAGAATTGCAGCGAGTGTAATCCTTACATGTTCATGTGTCGTCCCCATTATGGGGATGAACAATAATGATTTAACTGTTTTAGAAACAGCACAGGAAAAGCAATCTATATATTCAAGTATATATAGATACAATAAAAACAAAATAAGCAACAAAAATACATTATCTGAAAGTTCAGAAGAAACAATTGAAGATATAGTAGAAACATACATTTTCGAATATGAAGATTTTGAAGTTCCAAGTTGCAAGCCATTTAAAAGCTATATGGATGCTCGATTAATTACTGATTATACTTCAGAACAATACTCATTAAAATCTGAATATATTTTAAACGAAAATGGTATATACACAATTAATGGTAGATACGCTTGTGCATTAGGTTCTTTTTATACAAATTGTATTGGAACTAAATTTGATATTGTAATGGAATCTGGTGAAATTATACCTTGTATTTTAGCTGATACAAAATCAGATGAGCATACTGATAAGTTGGGGCAGTATACAATAAGTAATGATTCGGTAGTTGAATTTGTTGTAGATGAAACAACTTTAATTCCTCAAATTTCGAATGAATGGGGGAACACAGGCGATGTATCAACTTTAGGTGGAATATTTGAAGGAGAAATTTCGTTAATTCGTATTTATAAATAATGAAAGGATTATATATTATGAATGAAATAGAAATTGACATTAAACTTGATACTATTAAAAAAGTAAAAAGTTTTATAGAAGCAGTTACAAAATATAACGATGATATAACAGTAAAAAGTTATAGATATGAAATTGATGCAAAATCTATTATGGCTATATTTAGTTTAAATTTATTAGATAATATAAGAGTTTGCTTATATAGTAAAGATAAAGCAATTCAGGAAAAATTCATTAATGACATGAAGATTTTTCAGGAAGGAGTTTAATGAGTATTTGTCTAATTGGTAAATCTTGTAGCGGTAAAGATACTGTTACAAAAGAACTTATCTCAATGGGATATGAAAAAATAATTACATATACAACAAGACCAAAAAGAAATGGGGAAATTGATGGAATTCATTACCATTTTATATCAGAAAAACTTTTTAAGAAAATGATTGAAGATGGTGTTTTTGCAGAATGGAGGGAATATAAAACTAAGTCTGGAACTTGGTTTTATGGAAGTCTTCTCGCTGATTATCGTGGCAGGAAGAAAGTTATAATTTTAACACCTGATGGATATAAAAAAATTCAAAATATAATAAGCAATAATAAAATTTCTTTTAAAACATTTTATTTAAGAGTGTCAAATAGAACCTTAAAAAAACGTATGTTCAATCGGGATTCCGATAAAACTGAATCAAAACGTAGATATAAGGCTGATAAAAAAGATTTTCGTGGTATAAAGTGGCATGTTGATTATGTTATTGATAATGAACATAGAGAGGCTTTTGAAACAGCATTAATATGTAAGGAGATAGATGAAAACGAAGAAAGATATAAAATCGTCAGAGAATATTAAAATGTATTGTAGTAATCGTAATTGTTCTCATCTTGAATGTGTAAGACATGACAAAAATATTCCATTTAATATTCTTATACTAAGAGAGAATTACAAATTGGACAAGAATAATGAATGTTCAAATATATTATTAGATTGGAGTGATGATGTATAAAACTTTATTGTGATTTTGACGGAGTTATTGTAGATACAATTGCTGCGATATGTGACTTATATAATGAAGATTTTAAGTATTACAGTGATTATAAATATATTTTATCAGAACAGATTAAGACTTGGGATTTTGAAGAACTTAACTGTGCAAGTAGAGAATATATAAATACATATTTCAATCAGCAACGATTCTTTGATAAATTAAAATTTATGCCACATGCTTATGAAACTTTAAGAAAATTCGCCTTAAAAGGTGAAGTTGTTATTGTTTCTTCTGGTTACAGTCCAAATCTTAGAGCAAAAGAAGAGTGGTGTAAAGAACATCTTCCGTTTTGTCAATTTATAGGGGTTAATCTTAAAGAATATAAAGATAAATCTCATATAGATATGAATGGTGGCTTATTTATTGATGATTCTGCACATAATCTTGAGACTTCTAACGCAGAGACAAAGATTTGCTTTGGTGAAATTTATCCTTGGAATATGGAATGGAATGGTAAACATTGTTGGGATTGGAATATAATTTATCAGCTTTATAAAGCAGAATTGGAGGATTAATTATGTTGAGAGAAACTACAGAAATTAATATGGATAGTATTACTGTTGGTGATTGTATTGAGTTGTTTGAGTGCAAAAATACAAGAGTAATTATTAATGATGGTAATATTATTGGATTTGAAAAGGAATAAATATCAAATGAAAGGTTGATTTCTTATGGAATCGAGAAAGGAGATAAAAGTGGATAAAAAAGTATTTGAAATCGCAGACAAACTTGGAAAAGAAGAGATTTTATGCCAGTTATCAGAAGAATGTGCAGAACTTATACAGTCATGTTTAAAATACCGTAGAACAACAAAAGGTTTAACTCCAAAATCAGAAGAAGAAGTTAGAGAAAATCTTTTTGAAGAATTATCTGATGTTCTAATGAATATTGAGCAGATTAAATACTTATTTAACAAAGAATTAAGTGATACTGCCGTTGAAAATGTCATTGAAAAATGGCATTCGTATAAAGCTGATAGATGGTATAGAAGGACATTTATTTCACAGGAGGAAAATTAATGACGATAATTAAGAGAGATGGTCGAAAAGTTGATTTTGACCGTAACAAAATTATAAAAGCGGTTCTTGCTGCTTTTGATGAGGTAGATGATGAAATTACACCAGAAGCAAGAAGAAAGGCTACAGTAATTACAAATCACATTGAATCATTAAATAAGAAGTCTATGAATGTTGAAGATATTCAGGACATTATTGAAACGATGCTTATGGATGGCAAGCGAAAAGATGTTGCTAAAGCATTTGTGATTTATAGAAATGATAGAACGAGGGTACGTGAACAGAATACTAATCTTATGAAGTCTATTAAAGAAAAACTCACAGCATCAAATGTTCAAAATCAGAATGCTAATATTGATGAAAAATCATTCGGAGGTAGAGTTGGAGAAGCAAGTGATGTTGTTCTAAAACAGTATGCGTTAGACAATTGCATGTCTGAGATGTCAAGAAATAATCATTTAAATAATGAAATTTATATTCATGACTTAAATTCTTATGCAACGGGAATGCATAATTGCCTCTCAATCCCGTTCGATAAGTTACTTGCTAACGGATTTAATACAAGACAGACAGATGTAAGACCTGCTCAATCGGTAAATACCGCATTTCAACTTGTAGCCGTTATTTTTCAGTTGCAGTCTTTACAACAGTTTGGAGGAGTTTCGGCAACTCATCTTGATTGGACAATGATACCGTATATAAGAAAATCTTTTCTAAAGCATTATATTGTTGCTTATTTAAAACAGACAGAAGAATTCGCAAGCTTAAATTTATTAGAGCTTTTATTCCAGACATACGAAGAAAATGGAATCATTAGAAATAAGTTTGATGATTGGGTTGATGAACATAAACAGATGTTTTTTGACAATACTGGATTAAACGAAGAAGATTTTTATATAGGTAACAACAAATTAAATAAAACCCTATATCAAAGTGCATTATATGACACTATAAACGAAACATATCAAGCAGTAGAAGGTCTATATCATAATCTTAATACTCTTCAAAGCCGTTCAGGTAATCAGCTCCCATTTACTTCAATCAATTATGGAACATGCACAGAGCCAGAAGGTCGTATGGTAACTAAAGCTCTTCTCGATGTTTCTATTAAAGGTATTGGTAAGTTACATAAAACATCAATTTTCCCATGTGGTATTTTCCAGTGTATGAAAGGTGTAAATAGAAAACCAGGAGATCCAAACTATGATTTGTTCAGATTAGCATTGCGTTCAACTGCTCAGAGATTATATCCAAACTATGCTAATGTGGATTGGTCTGGTAATGAGGGATATGATAAAAATGATCCGAAGACATATTTTAGCACAATGGGCTGCCGCACAGCTAATACATGGGATATTAACGGATTTGGTCAGTTAAAAGATGGAAGAGGTAATATTTGTCCTGTAACAATTATTATGCCTACATTAGCAATGGAAGCATTAGAAACTTTTGATAAAGGAAACGATTATATCAAAACAACAGAAGGAGAAAAAGATTTAGAAGATTATTTCCTTAGATGCTTAGATAAAAAAATTCATGAAGCAAAAGATATGTTACTTGAGAGATTTGAGTGGATTTGTTCACAGTCACCAGATTCAGCAAAATTTATGTACGAGAATGGCGTAATGGAAGGATATGTACCAGAAGAGGGTATTGTATCTGCATTAAAACATGGAACTTTGGGTGTTGGACAGATAGGATTAGCTGAAACACTTCAGATTCTTATTGGATGTGATCATACAACAGATAAAGGTATGGAACTTGCTAAGAGAATTGAAAAGTTATTCTACGATAGATGCACTGAATTCAAAGAAGAATACAAGCTTAATTTTGGAACATATTTTAGTCCTGCCGAGAATTTATGTTACACCTCAATGCAAAAGTTCAAGGATAAATATGGTGTAATTCCTAATGTTTCTGATAAAGATTTCTTTACTAACAGTGTCCATGTTCCTGTGTGGGTTGAAATTACACCAATGCAAAAAATTGATATTGAATCTCAGCTTACAGGATATAGTCGTGCAGGATGTATTACTTATACAGAACTTAATGGTAGTGTAAAAAATAATATTGATGCACTTGAAACAATTGTAAATTATGCAATGGACAAAGACGTACCTTATTTTGCGATAAATGTTCCAAATGATATGTGTACCAATTGTGGATATACAGATGATATTGCTGACGAATGTCCTATGTGTGGTTGTAAAGAAATTAGACGACTTCGTAGAGTAACTGGTTATCTTACAGGTGATTACAAGAGTGCATTCAATAAGGGTAAACAGCAAGAGGTAGAGATGAGAGTTTCGCACAAAACTTTTAAATAGAGGTGTATATGAACTATTTACAAATAACACATGAGGATGTTTGTAATGGTGACGGTTTGAGAGTCGTTTTATGGCTCTCAGGCTGTTCTCACCATTGTTATAATTGTCAAAATCCTCAAACATGGAATCCTGATAGTGGTATTCCATTTGACGAATCGGCAAAACAAGAGATATTCAACGAACTGTCTAAAGACTATATATCGGGCATTACTTTCAGTGGTGGTGATCCACTACATGAAAATAATCTTGATGAAGTCCTCAAATTAGTCCAACAAATCCGTATTTCCTTCCCTGAGAAAACTATTTGGTTGTATACAGGTTTTTGTTGGAACGACATTATGTGTTCTTTTGCAGGATTACAAGCTGATTGTGTTGTTTTAGAAAAAAAAGACATTGAAGCGTGGGAAAAGAGAAGAAAGATAATTTCTAATGTAGATGTACTCGTTGATGGAAAATATATAGATGAACAGAAAGATCTTACACTCAAATGGAGGGGTTCAAAAAATCAAAACTGTATTGATGTAAAACAATCTCTAGCTCAAAACAAAATGATTTTATATTGTGATTAATTCAAGGAGAGAATTATGACTAAAGAAGATATTCAAAAAGGCAACATTGTCTATTATACTCGTATCTTACCAGGAGTAGGTATTTATGATTTATGTGAACTTAAAATCAGGACAGTAGAAGAAACATATTTTTGTGGTTCTGATAAACATGATAAACACGCTTATTTATTTGGATATAATAGTTTAAATAAAACAATCTTTACAGATAGAAAAGAAGCTTTATTAGTTATACATAATGCAGAAAACAATGCACCAAAAGTAAGTGATGAAAAAGAATACGAAGAATATTAAAAGAAGGTGATAAATATAGCTTACTTATATGATAAGTTCAAAGGAATTTACAGGTTAAAAGTTCCTATTGATTCTCATACAAACGACTATTGCAGGAAACTTAACGGAACATATGAAGATGTAGATATGTATATTGATTGTCAATTCGGAAATAAAGTCTTTCATTTTGGCAATAGTACATTACAAGCATATATACCTTCATTGATAAGAGGTCACAATATTGTTAAAACAATTCAACAGTCGAACCCATCAATCATATTTGATATAAGTGAAACGGATTCAGAAGTGTTATTCAAGTTCAAATATATCAATTCAGACAAAGTAATTCCATTATTAAAACCTAAGACAAATGGTGCAGGTATAAGTCCCTTTTCGCCTAAAAATCTCCCAAAATCTAATTTTAAAATACCAGATGATAAATTGACACAGTACAAACAAATCGTGTCTAAAATTCCTTCTGAGAAGCTTTTAACCATAGGCAGAATGACTAATTCATTCTTGCAAACTTTAGTCACTAAAAAGAACACTTGGGAGAATATTAAAGCAGATATGAGACTCAAATGTGTCAAAGGTAAGGAATATATCTACATAATTGACAAATGGGACGAGTATCTTAAATATTTAAACGACAAAATAACAGAAATGTAAATAAGGAGACAAGTAATTTATGAATACGAATTTCAAAGTCAACAAAGCAGTAACAAAATTGATGCTTATTAATTATGGTTTTCGATATAAAGATTCAGGTGATTACAAACTATATATTCCAGTTTATAAATATAATGATATAACTACAACTTATGCTTATTTTTATATCAATTTGGAAGATATGACATTTACATATGATATTAGAAATAATGGTACTACTTATTATCCATTTTATGACAAGAGCATTAGCAGTAAGGTTAATACTATTATAAAAGAAAACATTGAAAACGAAATAAACAAAATGATTAAGAAAGGTATATTAAAGGTACAAAAATAATGAAAGAAATATTAAAAAGAGCAGATTATACAACAAGAGTTGTAAACGTAAAGCCAATTATAAACATTAAAAAGTTAAATGAACATGCTGTTCTACCTTCTTATGGTAGTGAATATGCGGCAGGTGCAGACTTATATGCTATTGTACATAATGATACAAATATGATTGAAATTCTTCCGAGTGAAACAGCTTTTATTGGTACAGGACTCTCTATGGAAATTCCAGAAGGATATGTCGGTCTTATTTATGCAAGAAGCGGAATGGCTTGTAAACGTGGACTTGCTCCTGCAAATAAAGTAGGGGTAATTGATTCCGATTACCGTGGTGAAATCATGGTTGCCTTATATAATCAGAGCAATGAAACAAAAGTAATAACAAGTGGTGACAGAATTGCACAGATGATTATACAGCCAGTTACACAGTTTGAATTTAAGGAAGTGGATGAATTGTCTGATACTACAAGAGGTGAAGGTGGATTTGGCTCTACTGGAAAGGCATAATTATGGAAAATAAAGAAAAATTATTATATACCGTTAAAGAAGCGGCTCAGTTACTTGGAGTGAATGTACATATTGTATATGATCTCATTAATAAGGGGTTGTTGCCTGGATTAAAGCTTGGCAGTTTAAAAATAAGAAAAGAATCTCTTGAAGAATTTACTCAAAAATATGAAGGTATGGATATGTCTGACCTTAACAATATAAAAGAATTAAAAGTTGTGTAATTAAAGCAGGAATGGTATAATTAATACTGTTCCTGCTTTAATTTTATGTAGACTTTTATAACACAACAAAAGTCTACGAAAAGTCTACAGGAAAATAAAATATTAGTGTTCATTGATAAGCATAATATAACATAAAATAACACACACCATTTCGTGTTAAGCCTTGTATTATCAGCATTTCAGAACATAATATAACATAATAAATCAAGAAAAATAATAAGAAATCGGCATGGGTAATAACCCAATGGTTGGTGCTACAGTAGCAGTTGCAGTTGCGATTCAGGAAGCAGCTGACAACGGCAAGTTCTAATTATGAAAGTTTAAAAACATGCATAAAAGCCGCAGTTCCGAGGAATTGCGGCTTTTTGATACATGTATAGGTTGATACGCAATGTCAAAAAAATAAAAGGTTCGAAGACCACATGGTTTGTCAGAGTGGCAACGTACATGAAAGGGGGCAATGCATATATTATGTTGTTTAAATTAGGAATATATTTTATTGCAATAGGAATTGTAAAATTTATCATATATTTTATTAAAAAGATGGGAATAAAAAATGCCGAAAGGTAATCGGTCAGTACAGACAAGGCAAGTGAAAAGTACAAGTAAGTCAGACTGCTGCAATTTCTGAATTGATGAGAGAATTCATAGAAAAACATAAATAATTTTAAGTCCGTTACTTTTTGAGTAGCGGATTTTTTAATAAAGACTATTGATATATTGTGAATTGTATGCAGGTAAAATGGATTATGGTATACCTGTAGATTATATAGTTGATATAAAGATTGTTAAATTACAGTAAAAGTTATAATAAAGGAAAAATAAAAGATTAAGTTGGTTTCTATAAATTTAAAGGGAGATATTAATAATGACGGGGTTAAAAACACAAGAATCGAAAGAGTTTGTTGCATTTTTTAAAATTGTTCAGGCGGAGGCATTGAAAGAAAATAAAATCTTTTTTTTAGATGCCGGAGATGGGAGAGATATAAATCTTCCTGGAATATCAGGGGAAGATTTAATGGGATGGCTAATTCCTATCGATATGGCTGACGATTTCAAAAAATATTGGCTGTTAGATGATGTAAATGATGATTGGAGCGATTATTTTATGTTTGCAATTTGGGAAAACGATGAAGATGAAATAAAAATAAGATTTGAATGA